AGGAGTCCACCAATTATTCAAATTTCCAATATAATCATATTGACTTCCCCAGTCATCTAGCGCATGTGACATTTCATGACTAACTGTAAATCCTATATTTGCAAGATTATATTCTATTCCTCTCTCATCTAGATCAAGAAAAGGTTTTTGTAAATAACCTAAATTTAGGTATATAGTATTTTCTGTTGGGGTATAAGAAGCATTTACAATATAGGCTTGGTCACCTGTCATTTTAACTGGATATTCTGACCAGTCAACCATAGGTATTTCTATAACATCTTGTCCTACTAAATCAATAAATTTCTCAAATCGCCAAATATTAATTTTGCTTATATTTTCAAATAAGTTATTATTATAATTTAAATCGGGGTCAATCCTTAAAGTTTCTGGATAGCCAATAATAAATTTCATGTGTTCAATAGTTTTTATCGCATAATCCTTGGTTTTTTTTTCTAACCAAGTATTATTTGTCATTATTCTATGAAAAACTTTTCTTAAATCTTCACATAAAACATTAACATATTGGATTTTATTTGGGTTAGCATATTTTTCAACATATTTTTCGGTTAAGAATTTATTAAAAGGAACAGACATATATAATGATGCACTTACCGCATTATTTTCATTTATTACACTTTGACCTTTTTCAAATTCCCCAAAAAATTTGAAATTTAGTTTTTCCCATTTTCGCGTTGTTCGGGATACAAATTGCAGTATAATATATATCCAATATGTTTTCCATTTTGGAGAATTCCAATTTTTCAGATATAAATCAGTTCCACATTTAAGATAATTTAAACTCGATGTTACAAAATATTCTGGAACTTTTTTAAATCCTAATTCTCTTGCCAACTCAGACCAATTAAACCCATATTTTTGTAACGCATCTGTTTTTGATACTTTATTATATGATTCTTCTTTTTTAGTTACGTCTGAACAACCAAATACATTAAACATATCAACTTCAACATCGTAAATATCATCTGTATTATAACCATGGCCCTCACCTAAACATTGATTAAATAATTTTTTACAGAATTTTTTAAATTCTTTTCTATATTTATTTTTGTATTCAATATTTTTTCCATCATCAAAATAAACATCTAAATCTAGTATCATAAAATTGTGAGGATTTATAGAAGAAATAAACTTTTTGGAATTTTTATCATCAGGATCAACTGTAAAAATAAATGGACACAAGTAATTGTAAAAATTGTATTTATTAAAATAACCCAATATTTTCCATGGATTATTTGACGCTAACAACGTTTCAATTTCATGAACACCGCGTTTAACTATTGTTTTACCCTTTGCAACAGGATTCATATTTACAACTGAATCATAAAAATTCTTCATATTTTTGGCCAATTTATCATCATGATTTTTTATATAATCATTAATTATCAAATCTAATTGGTAATACACTTTATCTTGGGTTAATCTAAAATCATCTACTTGAACAATATATTGTTGCTCTTTTTTAATATCGACTTCTTTTAACCATTTGTAATTTATATAACTATAGTAATCGTTTTGTGGTAGTATACTAGAAGGTGAAGATCTAGATAATAAAATTTTAACAAATTTATCATTGAACTTATTATACGATTTATTTGTTTTGAATTCTTTTTGATATAATTCTTCAAATGGTTTTAAATTGGTTGGACAATCTTTTCTTAATATTAATTCATTTCCTTGCAATTTATATATATTTTTTTTTGTTTTATTAGTTGTTTTATTTTTTTTGATTGTTTTGGTCATAATATTATATATATATATATATATAATTATATTATTTGATAATAAAAATATAATTAAGCAACAAATTAGTTAGAACTATTCAATAATGTTGCTATGTAGTCTTTGATCTTGTAAGCAAATACATGGATATATAAATAAACCCTTCAATTTCCCATTTTTAATGGATTCCGCGTAATGACGATCAATTTCGCATTTAATATTACATAGTGAACCATAAATTTTTTCTATATTTTTATTATTCAATAATAGAGCATGTGTACCCCAACAATTTGCACTAGGATTCATAAAATATATGTTGTTTATTATCCTAGTTCCATGATTATTGGTAAGATTTCCTAAAAATATAATATCAAAATCATAATTGGCAATGACATCTAAATCAAATATTATTTTATTTATTTTGTCATGGATTCCTGTGTCAAACAAAGCATCATCTTCAAAAATAACTGAATAATCATTTGGGGCAACCATTTTTATGTTCTTACATTCATGCATGATTTTTTCAATAATTCTAAAATGTGAAAAATAACATCCCAGTTGTCCAGATAAATAAAAACGAAATCCGTCGTCTATATGTAATTTTTCATCGAATCTATTAATATATTCTACTTGATTTTTCAAATCAAAATACTTTGTATAAATTCCTTTGAACATTTCAATTGGTTCACCTAATCTAGATAATATATTTTCCTGTATATGTTTTATTCTCTCTTTATGTTCTATACAATGTATTAAATAATATTTGATTTTCATTACTATTTTCTAACCAAGACTTATGTTTAATTATATTTTTATGTTAAATCATATAAATATAATTAAGGATAAAAATATAAAACAAAAATGAATACAAATACAAATACAACCAACAGATTAATTTTTTATAGCGAAGAACCAAATGAAAGAGAAAACAGAAATGCATGTTGGTTAACCTTAATAGTTGTTGTTGTGGTTATTGTATTTATTCTTGTATTTACTGTGGTTTAGACTTCTACAATGTAAAATTTGTAAAAGTACAAGGAACTGAACCAATTGCTTTAGATTATTTAATTAAAAATGATTCTTTAAATGAAGAAGATATTATTGTTGGAGTTAAAAATGTACCTATAATATGGTATTTTGATGAAACTAATAAAAAACATAGGCATTATGTTGATATTTTTATACCATCTAAAAATCTTTGCATTGAAAGTAAATCTACTTGGACTTTTCTTAAAAAAAAGGATAACATTTTTTTAAAACAAAATGCTGCAAAAGAATTGGGTTATAATTATGAAATATGGGTTTATGATAACAAGAACAAATTAGTAGAAAAATGTATTTAAAACTTGTAATAATTATATGTAATTTTATAAATATAATTATTATTTTAAACCATGAAATTAATATTCTGAATAAGGAATATTATTCGACCCTCTCGTAATTAAATAGTTATAAGTATTTGTGTTCATGCAAGCACACCCCATACTACTTGAATAAGTATTAGGGCAACAATCAGGACTAAATGGCATATTATCGAATAATGATAATTGTCCTTCTGGTAGAGGAAGTGATTGATTAGGACGATTAATAATCTCTTGTGCAGCCTTAGGAATAGGTTTACCAGGAACAATAACTAAACTAGGTAAACCCCATTTGCTAGTATTTACAGGAATATTTTGTGTCAATGAATAATTGGATGATTGCCCATAATTAGTGTTTGCGCCAGTAAACCCTTCCTTTTTCTTACTTCCACCACTACTAGTGGTGGTAGTAGTAGTATCAGTATTTATCATTTCTGGAGTACCAGAAGGCATTTCTACGTCGGTAGGAGTTGCCATAGTAGTCGATGCAGGTGTAGTTCCTGATGGGGATGCAGTTATAACTGGCGATGGAGTAGATGAATTAGATGTTGTTGATGTTGAAGATGAATCATAAGTACTAGGCATAGGTTGAGTTAAATTATCACTAGTATTTTCATAACCCTCTTTATTATTCATTCTACAACATCCGCAAACAGTATGCCCTACTAAAATTAAATAAACAATACCAATTAGAATTAATACTTCCAAATTCAATTTAAATCCAAAAATAGAAATATCCATTATTATACATATTTCATAGATAATAATTTTCCTCTATATTTTTCTAAAAATAAGTCAATACAAGAATTATAATCATAAAATTGAATTCCATTTATACTAAACACTTTTTTATCTGTAAGTAAATGATATAACTTATTATCCATTTCATTTAATTTTTTAATTTTCTTAGACTTATTATTTATATCTAAATCTAAAGTAGAAGTAAAAGATACATTTTTGTCGCATATATTTAAATTAACACCACCATCAATATATTTATTTTTGCCTAAATTATAAATAGATTGTTCTATTAAATTTTGTCCATCCAATTCTACGATGCCATACACTTTCTCTCCATTTTCAAGAATATCTCCTATAGAAACGTGCTTAATTTTTTTACAATCACCATTTTTCAATTTTACTTGTGTATTTTTATTGAACCCACCATCTAAATATTTATGAATATCCGAATTTGTAGTTTCAGTACTATTACAATTTATATTTCCATTGTATTTTTGTTTGACACTTTCGATTTTGACATATTTAATTTTTTTCAAATCCTCATCATATATTTCATCCCAATCAGTGAAAATAATACCAGCCAGTGAAATCACTTTTTTCTCTGTGTTTATACAGTAGAGATAAGGTTCGGTATAATCCTCTATTTTTTTACTAAGCGGATGCTCATCAACTCGGATCCATTTATCGTTGTAATTTACTATATGTGAATCAGAAACAATGACACCATTTAAGTCATACATAACCGAGTTATTCGTTTCAACTATAAATTTGGCAGTAATGAGACCGTTTTCGAGAGTTTTCTCTCCAACCTGTAAATCTACAATTGATTTAGTACTACCATCATGCATTCCAAATTGAGTATTTTTATCAAAACATTTTACGGTTGGAATTGTTAAACCAGTATTAACACCCAAAACATCCGTCATGAACGTGAGTAGTATTGCTAATGGTATTGAAATTGCTACGAAAATAGCTGTGCTTGTTATTGCGGTTCCCCATGTAAATGGAAAAATCCAAAATATCGCAATCATTACTGCAAGAGCAATCAATATATTAACGATGAAATTAACTATAACTCCAAGCAGTGATTGTAGGGAGAGAAATGCACCGAAAGTAGTAAACAGTCCTGCCGTCATTGTTCCTTGAACTTTTGCAATAAAATCTTTGAAACTAATTATTATTTGTTGCAACGGAACTATAATATTTAATAACCTACCCATAATTTCTTCACTAACATTAGCAAAATATGTTCTGACTTTGTTTGTCATAGCTCGAATATCATTAATTGCTTCTTCTGTAGTGTTTACAATGCCTGTAAGTGCGCTTGTAGCAAATGTTATTGGTTCTAATGCAAAACCCGAAATATTTTGTAATATAGTTTGAGCACAATAGTTGAAGTTTTGAGAGGTGTAGTCCTCATAACTCATGTCAGGAGGCTTGTTTATGAAACCTGCTATTGGTATGATATATGGTTTGCATCTTTGGTTTGGCCAATCTTGTTGTATTTGTTGAACATTTGCAAGTGCAATACATGCGCCTATAGTAAGTCCTACTATAATTGTAATTATGATAAACACAATTAATGACAACCCATATTGGTCAAAATAAGTGAGATTATCGTATATTTTCTTCAAATGATCTAGTCCTGTAGTAGCTGTATTTTTATTATCATCTTTTGTTGTATTTTTATTATTATCCATATAATTTATATATAGTATATATGGATAATATTCATTTATAATAAATTTATACAAATTCAGACAAACTACAAAGAAAGTACAAATTATAAATTATTTCAAGTTATTGTCCCATAAAAGTCTACATAATATATGATCTTCCCAATCCCAAAAAATTTCTTCACCTATTTTAATTTTATGATCTGAAGTAATTAAACAACAAAACCAGTCCGTATCGACAGTTGATATTTCAGCATAGGGATAAGTTTCTACTTTAACAAACTGTTTATTCTCTTTATTATACACTAAATGTGAACCTGTTACATAAATGTCGTTGTTATATTTTTTGTCTATTTCATCATCAAGCCCCTCTCTGCTTTTAATTACATACAAAGGTACTTTATCTTTTTTATTGTCTATTTTCATTGTACTCTCCACTATACTTCCATTTTCTAAAACATCTCCTAAATTTAAATCTTTCATTGCAACAATATCATCATTTTTGAGCTTAACTTTCGTATCAGGATGAAAACATTTGCCAAGTGCACGAACCATTTGACCAGGTGGACCGTTCCAACTACTATTCATCGTCATAATACTTCCATCAATAATATACATAAGAGTAGTCATAGTACCTATTGTTTTTCCCATTAAATCTTTTAGTCCAATAATTATTTTTTGAAACTCGATAATCAAATTTAAAAATACACCAAAAACGGATTGTATGATAGAAGAAAATAAAGTTCTTATTTTATTAAACATTGATCTAACAGAATTGATCTCGGTCGTAAAACTTGATACGACACTTGTTAATGAACTTGTTATAAATGTGACAGGTTCAAGTAAATAACCCATAAAATTAGATTGAATATTTTGAATACAATAAGCAAAGTCCGACTCAAGGTTATTAGATAATGGCATATAAAGAGGATTACATCTATATTGTGGCCAATTTGCTTTTATATTTTGCACTGAATTCAAGTAAAATGTTCCTGCTATATAAGCAGCAAATGCTAAATTTATATATATAAAATACATCCAGTTTTTTCCTGACGGCATTATTTTTTTAACTTATATTATTATTATATAATTATTCAAAGAATTGTTTGAATAATTGTATAATTGTATTTATTTTTTTGAATACCTACTTCTGTATTTTCTTTTTTTAACTGATTTTGACTTTGACCGCTTCCTGACATTAGTTCCTTTTTTTTTGTTCATTCTTCGTCTTTTTTTTGTTTTTCCACCACTATAACACCCCCATTGGTATTGGTTTGTATTTGGATTAATGTAAACCCCGCCAGTTTGAGTAGTTGTACTAGAACTAGGAGTGGCAGTGGCAGTAGAAGTAGGCATTACTGTAGCATATTTATCATAAACAGCATTTGCTGCGCCTTGAGTGCCATTAATAGCGTTTAGTTTTATAATACTATTTGGATCCTGATTAAGTGCATTTTGAGAAGTATATTGCAGATTATATTGAGGTACTGTTATAGGAGTACTTGATGAAGTTGTTGTCGCAGCAACAGCACCACCACGTATACCATTTTTGGTATATTTACGATATTTTAATTTACCTCCTATTTTATTCAACGCAACCAATTTTTGTGTAGTCAAATTACCTTGTTCGATTGCTGATGCTCTTGGAGTTCCAGCCAACATTCCTTTTGTAGTAGGATAGATCATACCTGGAATTGCTGCGCTAGATGCACTGGTGTTTGAATTTGTTGTATTGGTTGTATTGGTTGTATTGGTTGTATTGGTTGTATTTGTTGTAGACATATATATAATAAAATATTTTATTAGTTTAATTTAAAAATAAATACTCTTAATTATATTATAATATGGATATAATGGATGAAAAACAAAGGCTTCATTTGCAAAAAATGATTGCCGCAAACAATGTAGAAGATCAAACAGGATCAATACGTGAACTAAAACATAGCGATGTTTTGAGGAATGAGGTCAATAATATGATATTATTGAAAGCTAAATATCGTAATGACCCAGAAAAAATTCATTTAGAATGTATGAATGAATGTAATTTTTTATTTACTTACTATACTGATATTTATAACAAAATTAGAAAGGACGAAATGGATATTTCTATCTTGAACAAATTTTTGGATGTTTTGAAAAAAATAGAAATAGGTGAATTAGATCAACATGAAGGGTCTTTTCAAGTGGGTACACTTTTAAAGAAAATATACGTCGATAGTGCACTCAAAAAAGCAGAAAAATTGGACGCGCAAAATAAATCAGATAAAAAAGAAGAACCAATTAAACCAAGTATTCAAATTAGTTGGAAACAATTCAAACGTATGAATAACTAAGTTCAAGTCGAATAAATATGCTGTTAATAAAAATCATTGTATTTTCTCTCGTAATGTTTTGCATAAGTCCCGCACATTTTTTCATTATTTCTGCAAACTGTTGCTAAATAAAAATTGATCAATGCAACTTCTTCATTTTTTTTATCTTTATCCATGTGGCTAGAGTTATTACTTTGTATAGTGTTTCCATTTGTAGTGTTTGTATTTTTAATAAACTGGCACTTTTTAGGATTGTATTTTGGAAATTTTGAGCACCTACTGAATTCATTTTTTTCATTTTCTATATAATGTTTGCAGTTTAGACAAGATTTTATTTTATTACTGTAATATGGACCATCATCAAAAGACGCAATTGCTCTTTCAATTATATGAACGTATGAAAAACATTTTGTGAAAAGGGGAAAAAGAAAAAATAAATAATAATATTTTGTGTGCATATATTATTATTATTCATAACAATTGTTTAAATATTTTTAGAATATAATTTGAAAAGAGTTAAAAAATATTTATTATGTAATATAAATGTCTAAAAAATATTCGACAAGTACTACACTAGTTATTGTTGAGTCGCCTGCAAAATGTAAAAAAATAGAAGGTTATTTGGGTCCTGGTTATAAATGCATAGCTAGTTTTGGTCATTTGAGAGAACTTCCTTCTCTCTCCAACATAAATATACAAGATAATTTCAAACCAACATTTCAGATTATCAACAATTCTTTAAAGAAGAAACAAATAGATATACTACGTAAGGAAATTAAAAATGCAGATGATGTGATATTAGCAACGGATGATGATCGTGAAGGCGAGGGAATAGCATTTCATTTACTAGATTTGTTCCATCTTCCGCAAAATACAAAACGCATTGTATTCAATGAAGTGACAGAAAAAGCATTGCAAAATGCTGTAAAAAATCCGCGAACTATTGACATGAATATGGTGCAAGCACAACAGTCACGACAAATATTGGATTTACTAGTCGGGTTTAAAATTACACCCATTCTTTGGAAATTTATATCGCAAAATTCCGAGAAATCTCTCTCTGCTGGTAGATGCCAAACACCTGCATTACGATTAGTTTACGACAATCAAAAAGAAATCGACGGCGCAGAAAACAAGAACGTATACAATACTATCGGATACTTTACAAATATGAACTTACCTTTTGAATTAAATCATCAATTTGAGAGCCCAGATGAAATGGTGGAATTTTTGGATAAAACGGCAGATTTTAATCATATTTATAATTGCTCAGAACCAACAAAAGTATACAAACAACCTCCTGATCCTTTTACAACGAGTAGATTACAGCAAACGGCTAGTAACGAATGCCATTTCTCTCCAAAGGAAACAATGAAATTATGTCAATCCTTGTATGAAAGCGGATACATAACTTATATGAGAACAGATAGTAAAAAATATAGTCCTGATTTTATAGAGACAACAAAAAACTATATACTTAGAAATTATGAAGCGGCCTATATTAATGAAAAAATCGACGCTCTTTGTGGGAGAGCCATTATGGGTAAAAAGAATGTGAAAAATGATGACAAAAAGAAAACAAAGAGCAACCAAAAAAATGATCTTTCTCAGGAAGCACACGAAGCAATAAGACCGACTAATATTTCTCTCAAAGACTTGCCAGAAAAAGTAAATCCAAGAGAAAAGAGGATGTACAAACTTATTTGGGAGAATACTTTGGAAAGTTGTATGGCGTCTGCGAGTTACAATGCGGTTAAAGGGCAAATCCAATGTGTTGGCGATTATATATTTAGTCACGTATCAGAGCTTATTCTTTTCCCTGGTTGGAAAATAGTGAAAAATAAATTTTCACGAGACAATAAAGAGTATCAATATTTACAAACCATTAAACAAAATTATAGCATTAAGTACAATAAAATAACTAGTAAGGTAACGATTAAAAATGTGAAAATGCATTTTACAGAAGCGCGTTTAATCCAACTTTTAGAAGAAAAAGGGATTGGTCGGCCTTCTACGTTTGCCATGTTAGTGGACAAAATTCAAGATAGAGGATATGTTAAAAAAGATGACGTGAAAGGTAAGAGTGTTTCAGTAAAAGATTTCGAATTGGAAAATGACGAAATATCTGAGTTAGAAACAATGCGTGAATTCGGTAATGAGAAAAACAAATTGATTTTACAGCCACTTGGAAAAATAGTGATGGAATTTTTGGATAAACACTTTATAGACTTGTTAAACTATGATTTCACGAGAGAAATGGAAGACGATTTGGATAAAATATCAAAAGGAGATATTATTTGGCATGATCTTTGTAAGAAATGCAATGATAAATTGGATGGTATGATAGAAGAAGTGAAAAAATGTGAAAAAGGAAAATTTGAAATTAGATTAGACGAAAAACATGTTTATACTTTGGCGAAATATGGACCTGTTATAAAATGTGTCGAGAAAGTAGACGGTAAAAAAACGACTAGTTACAAGTCTATTCGAAAGGATATTGAATTGGATATGAACAAATTAGAAAGTGGTGGTTATAAATTAGAAGATATAATAGAGAATAGTGAAACAAAGAAACAAGCAACGTCAGCAAGTCAAGTTGTATTGGGAATGTATGATGATAAAGAGGTAATAGTAAAAAAGGGTAAATTTGGCCTCTATGTAACATGTGGTGAAATATCAAAAACATTGAAAAAGATGGGTAATAGACCAATGAATAATATACAACTAGAAGAAGTTATTCCATTGTTAGAAGAGGGTAGTAATATGGTACGGGAAATTTCTGCGGATATGAGTATTCGAAAAAGTAAAAGAGGTGATTATGTCTTTTTTAAGACGTCAAAAATGAAAAAACCAAAGTTTATATCATTAAAAGGGTTCGAAGAAGATTATAAAACATGCGATGTCGATGTTTTAAAATCATGGATCCAATCAACCTTTGGGAAAGGTTGAGCCAAATCCACCTTTAGAAAAGGTGGAGCCAAATTAACCTTACAACTTCTCAAAAAAATACTACAAATTTTTGGCTCAACACCACTTTTCAAAAAAGTGCTACAAAACTTTGGCTCCACCTTTTCTAAAGGTGGAAAAGGTGGATTTTAAAGGTTGACTAAATTGACAGCACGGTTAATCATAGGTAATAGTGTTGTAAATTCCAATGTAAATGAATATTCAAAAACACCAAAATTTACCAACTCACCATTATGATATCGAAACCTGAATTTTAATCGCCTTATTCTCTCTACAGGTGGATCGAAAAATTTATATGCATCACTAGGACCATCATAATATTGTGAAAGCGGGGTCGACACAACAGGTATTTTTGCAAATGCTGAATTGACAATACCATTTGTTTCATTTGTTGTCAATGTAAATTTGCTAATATTGTAAGGTTGTGTTTCATCAATACAATTGTATCTAGCAATTTCCATGTAAATATGAGACGGACCAAAAATATTGACTTTATAAGGACATTCAATAAATTGAACAACAGCTCCTTTCAAGAATTCTGTAGTATCAAACTTATATGCAGGGATCAACCAGTAACCACTGTCACCAATTCCCGAACTACTAATAGTAATATCTCCATAATAAAAACGAATATAATTATTACAAATCTTATAAGTAGTAGAATATTTTGCGCAATCATGATCTACATTAGGAGGAGGTTTCGACGTAACATCGCATCTGGTAAGACCTAAATTAGCTGGTAATCCCCAGTTAGCAAAATCTGCAACCTGACTTGACTTACAAATTAAATACTGGTTTCCTTCAGCATTCAGTAAAAATATTTTGTTGTTTAAAAGTGTAAAAGAATCTGCTCGGTTTCCAAACCAAATTTTTTGTGATACATTATTGTATACAAAAACAAACCGTGTGTATCCTCCTTTAGAAATAAATGTTTCCAACTCTGATAATAGTTTATTATTTATCATATAAATTTCAATTACTTTAGTTACAGCTTCATTAAATTTATTCTGTAATTCAATCGCCAACTGAGATGGGTTATAAAATCCTTCTTCAATAACAATCGTAATTTCACCATTGTTTGTTTTATTATTTTCTATTAAAGCTTCATAAATATAATAGTCAATTGAAGTTTTATCAGATGGATAATTTAATGGATAATCGTATGGATCTGCAATTTTAAAAATCATTGTAACATTTGAGTTTAAAACTGAAAAACAATCATAATTGGACGGTAATGCCCAGTTCACTAATTTTATTGTTGCAATATTAATAATATCTTCCGGTAACTCAATTTCAAATTCTGCTGAATTTGGGTAAGCTAAAGCATCCCGGTCTTCAGAATGGATCGAGACATACTTTTTGTATTGCAAATAATTCTGTGAATTTTGTTGAAGTGGGTGATTTTGATTAGTATTTGAATAGGTAGTGTAAAATTTATTATTACTCATCTATTATTTATATCTTATAGTAATACTATATTATTTGTTTTAATATTTAATTTTAAAATAAAATATACTATTATTAGAATGTTAAGTATAAATGTCAACTACGGAAATAAAATACTAAATCAAACTAGTTTTGTTAAAAATTTTAACACTAATTCAATAAATAGTTATTACAATAAAAAAACAAACAGTACAAGTTCTTATGTTAAAACATTTATTCCAAATAAAATTAATGGTAGCTTCATAAAAACATTTAATAACTATCACTGAATTTATACCAGTGAAGATTTGAAACCGCACCCTACGGGGTGCTATGGCTCAAACTGTAACTGATAACTTGAACGGTGTAAACCAATATAAAAGTATAACAAATTATATATTATTATAATGGAAAATAATAACACAGTATATTTCAAAACGGATGATAACCGAATTATAAATGAAAACTGTATAAGATGGGTAAAAAAAATGAGCGATTGTTTAGAAGTTTGTATCAAAATATCAGGGTGTAATTTATATGATAATGGAGATACACACAAAATATGTAAATTAAATAATCCAGATAGTTATAATAAACTTAATAAACATTTTGAATAGAAACATCCAGTTGCAATTCTTTATCTGGTTATTATTGATTTTCTAATTTCTTTCAAATTTCTAAAATTGTTTTAATGATAATATATAATAACTATTCAATATATATTATATATTATGATGAAAAATTGGTATTCAAGTGTTTATAAAGCTTTTTTATTAGGAAGCATAGTATCATTTATCATTTACTTCATAACTTCTGGAAATACATCTTTAGGCGCAATGATAAGTGGTTTCAGTATTTTAATTTTAACTATTATGCTGATTTTATACATTATTTTATATAATGTTTTACAAGCAACACAAAATGCATCATTTTTTCAATCTTTATTAGCTATGATTTTTGCATGTGGGCCATTTTTACTAATGATGTTTGTAATTGGGTTTGTACTATATTTAGTAATAAAATTTAAAAGTAAAATACTTTCTGGTCATGTGTCAAGTGGATATGCTACATTTAGTAATATAATTATTGTGCTGTTATTACTTCAAATTTATTTAGTTTATAATGGTATTAATACCGAAAAATTTGAAACAACAAAAAGATTATCAAAAGTAACAAATAGTATTTTATACTTGTATGGTGTAATTACTGCAATATCTTCAATAACTTTATTCACAATTCTGAATAATTTTTCAGCAGATGGTTGATCGCCACGGGGGTGTATCTGTGAATAACTACCCATTTATTTTTATAAATTTATAAGTCAATCCATAACTTGTTTGAGTTTCCCAAACCCCCGATATTTTTAATATAAAATTATGAACAGATTTTCCCGAAATTTCTTGAAATATTTTAATAAATCCATTTTTAAATTGTTCATGAATTTTAAATTCTGGATGTTTATTATAAAGTGTGTTTTTAAATTTATTTAATATGCTTTCCTCTATTAACTTAATCTCTTCTATTAAATCTTTATGATTATTAACATTAAAAATACATTTGAACTTATTGTAATATTTATCACATACAACATCATTTAATTTTATAAGTAAATATATACCGTTTAAAGTAATATTATCTGTAGAATACAAAATTCTAATAAAATTTCCATCGTTCATTATGTTGTTTTTAATTGAATCACAAAAAAATACATGATTGTCATTATATTGGTTTAAATTTTTAACTAGAAACATATTTATATTAATATATTATTTATATTTGACTAATATATTATATCGATTTTTGTTTTTAAGTAATAATATCAACATGGTTGATTTTGTAAAATAAGTTTTATAAGCAAATAAAGAATATTATAGATATATAATTAATTACAATGAAATTTTATGAAAGTCATTTTGAAGAATATACATTAGAAAGTAAACGAGTAAATCTTCACCCGAAATTAGAAAAGTTGTATATAAAATTTCCAAAAGAACTAAGTAAACTTAAAAATATAATATTCTATGGTCCAAGTGGTACTGGTAAATATACACAAATGTTAAAATCAATCAAAAAATACAGTCCGTCTGAATTAAAGTATGAAAAAAAAATAAGTGTTTCTTACAACAAAACACAATATTTTTTCAAAATAAGTGATATTCATTGTGAAATTGATATGTCGTTATTAGGATGTAATTCAAAAATGTTATGGCACGAAATTTATTTACAAATAATTGATATGATATTTGCAAAACACGAGAAGTCGGGTATTATAGTGTGTAAAAACTTTCATGATATTCACAGTGAATTGCTTGATAATTTTTATAGTTATATGCAGAAAAATAATGCAAATAGTATTGACTTAAAATTTATTATATTAACAGAGGAGTTAAGTTTCATGCCTGATAATGTATTAAATTGCTGTCAAATTATAAATATAGATAGACCTTCTAAAAGTAATTATATAAAATGTATAAAAAAATTACCAAATAAATTAAAGTTAGAGAACATAACAAATATTAAAACCATAAAAAATTTAGATACTTTCAATGAAGAACTCATGATAAATTATAAAATTATATGCAATAAAATAATTCATAATCTGTTGAAGTTGGAAGAAATAAATTTTTTAAAATTCCGCGATATTCTATATGATATGTTTATTTATAATTTAGACATATCAGATTGTATATGGTATATTATAACAACTTTAATAACTGATAAAAAAATTCGTAAAGAACATATATCGATAATTTTAATAAAGACATTTTGTTTTTTTCAATACTACAACAATAACTATCGACCTATTTATCATATGGAAAATTATTTTTTTAACATAGCAAAAATTATTTACGAATTATAAATAATACTAAATCCATATCTATATCCACTGCATCTCATTTGAAGTATCTATAATTTACTCTACGTAAAAAGGTGTAGTAAGGATATTGTGGTTGTACAATCGGATAATTTCCTTGTGTCAAAACGCCAAATCCTGTAAACGAACTTGGAACGCCTCTTCTATAAAATATAGCACTAGTTCGACCTTTACCACTTGAATAAGAAGGCATTATATATGTATAGTTATAATAAAATTAATTTAAATATCGATTTAAAATTATAAATACTAAAATATTCAAATGGACTATTATAAAGCATTAGAGATTTTAGAAATTGATGTAGCTAAAACAAGTGTAAGTGATATAACAATTAAGAAATTAAAAAAAAAATATCATAAACTTGCATTAAAACATCATCCAGATAAAAATGAAAACACAATAGAATCGAATGAAAAATTTAGACAAATTCAAGAAGCATACTCGTATCTAAAAACCGAATTTCATTTAGAGGATGACTATGATAATAACGCGGATGAAGTAAATAGTAGTAGTGATAGTAACAGTGATAGTAGTAGTAATAGTAATAGTAATAATAATTTTTCATTTATTTTACAACTTTTTATGAAGACCGTTTTAGAAGGAAAATATAACAGCATAGTTTCTAAAATAATACAAGATATAGTATCTGGTTGCACTAAAGTAACAATTAAACTCTTTGAAGACTTGGACAAAGATACGTGTATGAACATATACATGTTTCTCTCTAATAATCGATTTACACTTCATTTAAACGATACAATTTTGGAAACAATGAGAGAAATAGTCCAGCAAAAATTTGATAATGTTTTGATTTATAAATTAAATCCTGGTTTATACGACCTTCTAAATAACAATATTTATAAATTGAATATACAAGATCATGTTTGTTATGTTCCTTTATGGAATGCAGAATCTTATTTTGATATTTCAGGATGTGAAGTCATTGTATTATGTGAACCAGAATTGTTTGATAATATTGTAATTGACGAGTATAATAATATTCATGTCACGTGTGAAATATCGATTGTGAATGAATTATATGATCTAATAACAAATAATGCTGATTATACTTTGCAAATTGCAAATAAGTATTTTAATATTCCTATCCAAAAATTATACATGAAAAAAGAGCAAAAATATACAATAAAAAATGAAGGATTAAGTAAAATTATTGATGATTTTAATAACTCAGAAAAAGCCAATATTATTGTTACTGTTAGATTGGTTTGAGGATTTTACTATCTTGAAACCAGTAAAAAATAAATAAAAAAAGATTGTTTTTATTTATTAAAATTTATTTAGTTAAGTTACATAAAATTACTTACTGTTTACATATGTTTATGCGTCAGATTTCTTCTTGACAACTCGCTTCTTTACAACCTTTGGCTCTTCAACTACTGGTGCAGGAGGAACTGGTACTGGAACTGGTGCAGGAGCAGGAGCTGGTGGAGCTGCAGGAGCTTCTTCCTCTTCATCAGCTTCTTCCTCTTCATCAGGCTCTTCATCATCACTGTCTTCGACACAAGTAGTTGCAATAGGCTCATCATCTTCATCCTTAACAGTTTGGTTCTTGATCTTTTCCTTATCTTGAGGCTTCAACTTGATAAAACATTGTCCTTGTAATTGTGCTCTTGGCTTTTGTACTACAGCTTGTACTAATTTCCAACTAGCACTGAACTTGCCATTTACAAACCAAATACCAGCAAATTGGATTAAACAAGCAATATTTGATCCTTTCTTTAAATAATCTAGTGGTGTAACTGCTGGATTTTCTAAACTAGGATATAATTTATTTGTATCCTCGTCATAGATTTCGGTCTTCCATGCTCCTTCCCATTGCGGTAATTTTAATTTTATTGTTGGTTGTTTATTATAATCATATTCACCAGTAGCCCTATTTTTAGGATATTTTAATAATGGTGTGAATAATTCTTCAATAATTTCAGCACTTTTATGTACCTTACCAAACCATTCCTTTGAATAAATCAATGCATCAGCCTTAATTTTGTCTTCAAACGCCTTCATATTTTTAAGAAATGCATCTGTGTCAGCACTCTTATACTCTTCACCTGGAAATTGAAGGGATAATTCAAATCTTCCATTACCAACCTCTTCGCCCTCTTTCTTGAAATCACTTGCACCCCATGTAAGCATAAGAGGTGTAGATAATGTCAATGTTGTTTTTGTTGTTTTGTTTAAAATATTTACTGACTTACCACCCTGAGCACTTGCTTTAGGGGCAGTATACATAATATTTTCAGCATTAAATTGAGTTCCGTCTACGATTCTTTCAGCCATTGTTTTGTTTGTATGATTTATAATATGAGTTTATCTTTAAATCAATTTTTTTTTTAATTATAAATGGTCAGAAAAATAATTCAAAAATATTCGTTTTGTACCATACACCGTAAGAAAGTTAATTTATATTTATTTAAAACAATTCAAAAAGATAATCTATAGTTATATATATATATATTATTTTTTAAAATGACTTCAATAGATAAGTTTATGGAAAATTTGGTTATGAAAAGTGAAAAACAAATGCGCTTCAATAAAAAACTAAAAAAGATTGATAATGAACAATTAGCTATTTTAACAATTAATAATTATAATGAGTTGACTGAGAACAATTACAATATACAACAACTAAAAACAATTGCTAAGTTTTATAAGTTAAAATTAAGTGGTAATAAAAAAGAATTGATGAACCGCATTTTTGTATTTCTTTATTTATCACATTATATTGTAAAAATTCAAAAAATATTTAGAGGTCGTTTGCAAAGAAAGTTCAGTTTGTTCTTTGGTCCTGCACTACACAGGAGAGAAATATGCACGAATAACACTGACTTCGTAACAATGGAGGATCTGAAAGATTTGCATTATGGTCAGTTTTATAGCTTTAAAGATGTTGATGGTAGAATATATGGATTTGACATATCATCTATTTATAATTTAATTTATAAAAGTAATGATAGTATAAATAATAATAAAATAGGCGGTATTAATCCATACAATAGAAATAAAATTCCAAGTTTCGTAATGATTGATTTAAAGATGATTGTTAGAACAAGCAAATTATTAAAAATAAAAATTAATTTAGAGTTCGAGACAAATATTGGTGTTGTAACGAATAAAAAAACAATCGAATTAAAAGCTTTGTCGTTGTTTCAAAATATAGATGAGTTAGGAAATTATAGTTCACCCGAATGGTTTTTATCATTAAACAGAAATCAGCTAATAAAATTTTTGAGAGAATTAAGTGATATATGGAATTACAGGGCACAATTATCACAAGAAATTAAGCAAAAAATATGTCCACCAGTAGGAGATCCATTTAGAGGGTTAAATATGTCATATATTACGAATGAACATGACTTGTTGAATGTCAAAAAATTTATTTTAGACATTTTAGAAAAATTTGTGAATGATGGAATTGATAGAGATAGTAAAACATTGGGAGCATACTATGTTTTAGCAGCTTTAACTTTAGTAAATGATACTGCAGCGTCGTCACTACCATGGTTGTTCCAATCTGTTGCGTATTTTTAATTTTTAAGAACCAGATATTATTTTACTTATATTATGCTCACAATATATATTATTTGTCTTAAATCACTTAAAAACTACTTGTTTATCTATAGTATAATAAGATGGTTAGACAAACTAAATCTAAGACTGCTGAGACTGAACAAGTCACACCTGTTACTACTGCTCCAACCGAAGAGGTTGTTTCTACTGAAAGTGCTCCTAAGGTAAAGAAGACCAAGGCACCAAAGGTTGCTAAGGACGTTGAGGCTGCTCCTGTTGTCGCAGAACAATCTGCTCCTGTTGAAGAGACTGTTGTTTCTGACGTTGAAGCTGCTCTAGCTGATCAATCACTTGAGTTTGCTGCCAAGCTACAGCAACTAAGCGTAGTTATTTCATCTTTAAAGACTGAATACCGTGCTCTAGAGAAGAAGTGGTCACGTGAACTTAAGGTTGCACAAAAGCAAAACTCAAAGCGCAAGAGAAAGGCTGGAAACCGTGCTCCATCTGGTTTTGTAAAGCCAACACGTATTTCAGATGAACTTGCCAAGTTTTTAGACAAGCCATCAGGAACTGAAATGGCCAGAACCGATGTAACACGCGATGTAAACAAGTACATCCGTGCTCACAACCTTCAAGATAAGGAGAATGGCCGCAAGATCCACCCTGATACTAAACTAGCTACTCTTTTAAAGCTAAAGAAGACTGATGAACTTACTTATTTCAATCTTCAAAAGTACATGAGCCACCATTTTGCTAAGGCAAACAAGGACCCAGTTGCAGCTGCAGTTGCAGCTGTCTAAAATGAAATAAAATAAAAAAAATAAATAAATAATGCATACCAAACCATAAAAAATAAAATAAAACTAACCTAAAAACATTCTATAATTTTATAAAAAAATATAAAATTATCATTATTTATCATCTTTTACAAGTGTAAAAGGAACTGCTTCTAGAACATCAATACCAGGTACTTCATTCGTAGGACAACCATTAATAATTTTTTGAAAATTATAACCATGAATAACTAAAAATGTACCATCACTAATCCAAGGACATTTGTTTCCACAAAAATCTTTTTTGAAGTCAAAAGTAACCGTTGTATTTTGAACATTTTCTGTATATGGTGTTTCTTCTGGAGCAATTAATGAACATAATTTATTAGTTGAGCTACAACAAGGTAAATTTTCACCAGGAGTATTTTGAGTAACGCCTAATTGCCATTCGTTTGATGTTACTAACCATGCAATAATTGGTCCAGGACTTCCGTTGTCATTAGCATGAATATGTATCGCACTTACACCCTTTAAATTATTAAATTTTACCTTTACACGAATACTATCATTATTATTATTTACAATATATGTTGCCTTTGCGTATTTTGACGACGCAGTAAATTTTTGACGAGTTTCATGGTGCTTTACTGTTTTACTTTTTTGTTCCGTTGTCGAAGCAGCGTGGTTTTTACAAGAACAGTCTTCTTTTTTTACCATGTATAATATTTATAAATATTATAAATATTCAAAATTCTAAATATAATATTATTATATTTATATTAATGAATTATAAAAATAATATAACATCCGAAATAAATAAAAACTATGAAAAAGCATTACTACTATGTAATAACAGTAATTTAGAAGAGACAAAAAAAATAAACTTAATGAAATATCTAATTAACAGATATAATCATAAAATTAAAGAAGTTAATGATCCACATAATAAGTTTCTAACAAATAATATTACTATAAACAAAAGCAACAATAAATCAGCATTGTTAATTGGTAGTAACTATTACGGTTCAAAGTATCAATTAAATGGCTGTATAAACGATGTAAATTCAATAAAAAATTTTTTAATAAGTAAAGACTTTACTAATATAATTTTATTAACTGATGATAATTCAAATGCACAAACCTCCACAAAATCGAATATAATTGATGGATTAATTAAAATTTTAATTAACTCACAATCGGGAGATACAATAGTATTAATGTACAGTGGTCATGGGTCGTATTGTTTAGATGAAAATAATGATGAACTACGAGGCTACGATCAAATGATTGTTTCATGTGATTTAAAGTCGATAAAAGATGATGAATTAAATTCAATTATTGCAAAATATTTAAAAAAAGATGTCACGCTGTTTTGTTTATTTGATAGTTGTTATAGCGGTTCTGTTCTCGATTTAAAATATCAATACTTAGACAGCTTAAATGAAAATAAACTAACAGTTAATGATAAAGAAAAGGAAACAAGAGGAACTGTAATTATGATAAGTGGGTGTGATGATGAACAAACTAGTTCGGATTCTTATATTGATAGTAAGTATAGTGGGGCAATGACGGCTGCATTTTTATATTGTTGTAATAATATACCACAAAAATATTTAACATGGAAAAAAATATTATTGGGAATGCGTAAATATTTAAAAAAAAATGGGTACACTCAAATACCACAGTTAAGTTCAGGAAAACTAATTGACATAAATTCTACTTTATGTTTCTAAACATTCTTCGTGCCATATTTTTTAAAAATATATAAAATACTTAATATTATTCTTCTAGAGATTTTTTCATTTTCTTTGCAAAGCTGCTCGCTTTGTTTATGATATTTTTCATAGTTATATACATTACTTATTAAGTCCAATTGATATAAATATTTATTTTTATAGTTTTCTAAAAAATTATCATCAAAGTGTAACGAATAATATTCATTTGTTTTTGTAGCAAAGTAACTCAACAAGTCTAATATTTCAAAAATATAATTATTGCGTATATTTTTTATTACTTTCTCGTTTGTAGTTAAAATGTTGTTATTTTTATAACTCGCAGCAATGTATTCTTGTATATTCGGTTCTTCTGGAAATGCTATATTGAAATACTTACTATGAGTACCAAAGTACAAATATTTTTGTAACTTATCTAGAGGTATTTTATTTAACATTTCTCTCAAAGGAGAAGCAGTGTTTTCATGGGAACAGTAATTAAAATGTGGAAAACCTTTAAATACCAAAGAAAGTTGTGTTTTATTATTGTAGTCATAAATAAATTTTGAAAACAACTCTTTATAATGCGACAAATTGAATTTTACATTAATATTTATATAACTATACAAGAGTTTTACTATATCTTGAGGCATATATTTTTCTATTTTTGATAAAATTTTTGTTTCGTTTTTACAAAGTTGTTTTGCATATTTTTTTATTAGTTTTTTTTTATGTTGTTTATTTTTTTTACGTTGAGAAACTGTAAGACGTTTATGAAACATTGTTACGATTATGTGGGTTCAGTATATTAATATTTATTACGAAATACGTTTAAATGTTTCATTTTTTTTTAGAAACTGTTTCAAAATCATCAACACTATCATCGTCTGAAGTGTATTCTATTAATGCGTCTATTAAATTTTGCTTATTTATATGTTTTTGGTACATTAATACTGTATCAATATTTATGTATTCATCAATTTCACATAACTGATACTTTGTGTTTAAAATATAACGTGAAATAAATGTAACATCTAATTTCTGTGTTTTTAAAATATCAATTAATCTCACACTATAAATATATTTTTTTAAAGTTTCGCGGCTATATTCTTTATTATAAAGGTCTAACATAAACTATATAAATTATACTTATTATATTTTATATAGTTTATTACTATTATTATTATTATTATTTTTCACTAATACCACTACTTAAAGTGATACACCATAATTCTGTGCAAAGTGATGGAATAGTAAGATAATTATATGGTAAATAACCGTAACCATTATCACCCCATGTATCACCCCAGCTGTTACGAAATAACCATTGTTTTTTTAAATCGTTGTATCCGCAAACTAAGATAGCATGTCCACCTATTAAATTACTACTTGCAGTAGGCATAGGTACTATTCCGGTTTTTTCTACAGCATCACCCTCAAATTCTGAAAATATTTTAATTCCTATAGCAAACGGATATCCTTCATTCAGATATTCTTTCATTGACTTTAAGTTTTGTGGTACGTTATAACACTTTACTACTTTATGTTCTAATGCACTGACGTAACATTCTTTTGGTGGTTCAATTGCAAACTTTTTAATTATATAAGGCCAAGAAGAGTCAGAACACAAACCATTTCTTTCTAAAGACCTTACTCCATCAATAAGATAAGCACCCGAATCATATGGAACATTATTTTGGCGTTTTCTTGCATTATAATATAAAAATAAACGTGATCCATAAAATTGTGTTAAATATTGATATGAACCACAAAATGTTTGTGCAACGCAGCTACCTAAGTCACCTTGGTCGTATACGGGCGGCATTCTAGGACGTAAGTCTACAACTTGTGGCAACGACTTAACGGTTTTTATTTTAATTGAACCAAAGTTTATTTTTTTTGGATCAATTCGTTTAATAATTAAATTAAAAATACGCTTAGGTTTCTTTGTTTCTTTTTTCATTTATATTATGTAAATATAAATATAAATATAAAAATCTACTTTTGAAAAATCTACTTTTGAAAAAAGTAGAGCAAAATCTAGTTTTCAAAAAATCTACTTTTAAAAAAAGTAGAGCAAAATCTAGTTTTCAAAAAATCTACTTTTGAAAAATCTACTTTTAAAAAAAGTAGAGCAAAATCTAGTTTCAAAAATCTAGTTTCAAAAATCTACTTTTAAAAAATCTACTTTTAAAAAAAATAGAGCAAAAGAGTTTGGCTCCACCTTTTCCAAAAAGTTGTTTTGGCTCAACCTTTCTCAAAGGTTGAAAAATTTATACCAGAGGTCTAGAAATAGTTAAAATAGCGTTATTAAAATTTAAAAAGTATTGTGTTGGGGTCACTCCTGGTTGTGGTGTTTTATTAGTGACACCCACATTGGTAAATGTAAATATTTTTTTTGCTACAATGTCTTCAATTATAACAGACTGTACTATTTCGTATGCTAACTTGACACGTGCAACGAGACTTTCACTATAATTTGTTGCATTTAAAGGTTGCTTTAGCGTTTGTTCAATAAGTCCTGACTTTATTACTGAATAATTATTGTTTGATTTATCATCTGTAAATTGTTGTAGTGCTGTATAAGGGCCTTGTAAAAATGTCAATTTTGTATCTGCTTGAAAATTAATATTATAAAACGCATCTCCAGTTTTTTTACTTTCACTATAGTTTGTTATATTTCTTTTAATGTTTACGTTAAGCGAGACGTCGTTACTAGTAGGACCTGTAACGTTGTTTGATGTTAAAAATGTAGGTTCTGAGGCATAATTTATATAATAACTAGTATTATATTTGCTAAACTTTCCATAATCTACGGACATTTTATAAAATATACTAATATTATATTTTTTCCTAAAAAAATAATGTTTCAAAAAATTAAAATTCCAAAACTAATTCACCTTCCAAACTAAAGTTTCTCTGAAATTTATACAAGTCTAGTGGTTTAAAATAAACTCTATTTAAAACTCTATCATTTTTTGTAATCATTTTTTCGACTACATCACTTTTATTGTTAATAATTGGACTAACACATTTTGCCGCATCAAAATCAAAAACATAGCTAAATTGCGTAACTTTATCTTTTGGAAAATAAGAAGGTAATCCGAAAATAATGTTTTCATTGTAAATCAACTGTTTTTTTAGTGTTTTTAAAATATCCATATCATATGGTTTAGACGTCTTTATTTTATTTAAATAGTCACGTATGTTGATAACATAGTTGTAATGCAAAATACCCATATCCATAGTAGGTCGAACTGTCCAATTCAAAAGTGGAAAACTTAACGCATCTGAATTTTTGATATTTTCTTCATACAACTTCAATATTTTAGTAAAAAAATTGTTCCCAAATCTAATTGTGTCTGGTAATAGTAAAAAATATTTAAATTTACTTTTTAACAAATCAATATTTTCGTAAATATATATAGCGCTTGTTAAATGGAGGCCTGTATATGTTACTTTTACGATTTTTATTTCATTTCGATAAACCACGTCGTCTTTGTCTTCTTGCCCAGATACAATTAATACATTTTCTCTAGGGAATATTTTTTCACTATCAAGTTTGTTAATCTGATTAATTAATCCATTAACATTTTTAAAATACCCTTTGCATGTATTAATTACTAAACATAATTCTGACATTTATTTTTATATAATACAATATAATAAAAAGATAAATAATAAAAAGATAAAATAGTTAGTTAACCCAGTTCACATATAGTCATCCTCAAATTATTCAATAAGTTATTTAACAACTGTTTTTTTGATTTACTTTTAGTTTTATTACTATTTTTCATGTAGTCTAAAAATAATTCACTATTATGAATATTTTCAATCATAGTATGTGTTTTGTATTTTTGCTCTATAAATTTACAAAATTTGTTTTGATTAATGATTGTTTTTTTAAATGCAATTAGAGCTAAGTTGTTTTTTTCGCACCATAATAAAAAATCAGAATAATCATTAAGTAAAACGGTTTTGATCACATAATAAGATAATACATTCGTTTTTTCTTTGTACAATGCTTTTCTAAGAGTTTCACTGTGTAAACTTTTTGAATACAAGTCTTCATATTTCAATCCCATAAAATCTAAAATTTTAACCAGTTGAAAAAAATTATAGTTTCTCTCAAAGTTAATAAAAAATTCCGCGTTTGAGAGAAATTCTTTTTCATTGTCCTTCTTTTTTAACATATAAAAACTACAAAATAAACAATTAATAATTTCAGCCCAAAACTCAGTGTATGCTTCATACAAGTTGACATAAGAATTCACTTTAAAAATAGTTAATAAATAATTATGACAGTCGTTATTATTCATATCTGAAAAATCCAAACCAAAATTATGAAAGGTTTCGTGTATGAAAACTTTGAACCATTCTTCGCGTCTAAAGATTACAATTTCGGAGTTTTTTGGACATGTGGTTGTAAATGCTGTATTTACATGTTTTTCATCCAAAATATGTATATTTGATTCAGGCAATTGTTTTTCTAAACTAGTAAAATAAAAATAAATAATAATAGAATTTGCACACTGTTTCGATGAATACAAATTTAAAATATACAGCCACATAACAATAGAATTAATGTATGTATTGTATTGTTTAATTTTGAGTTCAATATTAGCATCTTCAACAACAAAAATTACTTTACACTCTCGGTTAAAGAGAGAAAATGTATATGTCAACTCTGATAGACTTAACTCATCAATGTGATCCCTTATTACCTGTGGAAAACTATTATAATTAAAATTCTGCGGTTTTGTGACGTCTAATGAAGTATGTATCTTTTTAATATCATAGTTATAAATGCTATTTTTAATAGAATTCATGTATTTATATGCATTCAGTATATCATAGTATAATTTTTTTAAAATGTGATTAGTAGCATTATTATGTTTTATATGTTGAATATATTTATTTTTGGTAAAAAACGATAAAAACTTCTTGCTCTGATATGTCAACTTCATTGTTATATTTATATTTATATTATATTTATAGTATATTTATACTATTTTTATATTATACTACAATATAGTGTTATTTTTTACTTGGTTATATCACAAATCATTTCTTTTTATTTTATCGCGTATTAAAATTAAATCATCTTGAACGATTGGCGGAGATCCTTTGCTGTAATGTGTTAATTTTGCATCTTTTGTAGCCAATAATAATTTTTTTAAATCTTCGTTTTGTGTAAATTTTGCATATTTTGCATTGTATAGTTCTTGTTTTCTTCTTTTACCAAAAAAATCCGGATCGATTGTAACTTCAAAAGGTCTCATTAATTCCCCTTTATATTTACCATTTTTACTTCCAGCTGCTTTTGCCATTTCAGTATTTTTTGATAATTCTGTTCCTGAATCCAATGAAAAACTCAAGTAAAATTCTGGGTGTGTTTTTTTGAATTTACTTGCTTGGTAGTAATGCTCTACACTTGACCATTTATGATTATCAAGTACAAAAGGTTCTATCCAAAAGTCATCGAATTTTCGCCTCCATTGAGGCATAGATGCTAAATTTGTAAATTCTTTTAATTTATCACCAGGTATGGTTTCGCCTGCGCCTTTTCCAGGCAATGGTTTGTCATTTGATTTATTATAAAAGACAAATACAATATTATCATCATACATACCTCGCAACTTAGTTTCAGATAGTTCTTCATAATCATATTGTCCCTCTTTTATAACCGTTTTTTGTATTGTCGATTTAAATCTTTGAAAGTCGGGGATTAGTGAAAATGGGCCAGCATTCTTTTCAAGACATTTATCAGCTATTAATTTTTTAATATCATATGGTATTTCTTGGAACTTAAATATTGACTTTTTTTTATATCCGACTAATTTGTAATGAGATCCCGTATAGTCTAGAATTATATAAAACTCGGGGAAAAAAATACCTTTGTTTTCTAAATATTCATCATTTAATTGTCCGCATTGTAAAACGTTTTTTATGTCTTCTGTTTTGTATGCCTCGCTCGACATAATTATAAATTTAATATTCAATATCCGTTCTAAAGTTGAAATTGCCCAGGTTTCTGCCCAAAAATCACAACTCTTTATCTTCTTTTTGAACTTATCCAGCGTATCTATTCCTTTCATGAATTTGTATTCGTTCAATATTTGAGCAGTAACACGTTTATCTTCAATCATTTTATCATGTAGTTGTTTTACTTTTTTTGCTTCTTCCGAAACAAATTTTTTCTCGTTTCTATCTAAAGTATTGGTGAATTTTTCTCTCAGTTTAGTATATTCGATAGACATCTCTTTTATCTTATTTGTTTCTTCTACTAAAGATTGATTATACATATCATATTGTTCTTTGTAGTTCATAAAAATTTTATCAGTTGCTTCGTCCGATAATTTTTTTCTTATTTTATTTACAGATGTTTGCTGTGCAATGCTAGAAAAAGCATCTCTTATTGTTGCGAATAAACAATCACCACCACCTTCATTATCAGTGATTGAGTAATATTTATTTTCCATAAAACTTTGTATCCAGTTTTCTGAATCAGCTTCCTTGAATTTTTCTCGAATATCCTTTGCTTTTTTTTGACTTTCTTCTGATAAAAGCGGTGGTAAAGGTATACCTTTAGTCAAAATGAAAATATCTTCTCTCTCTTTTGGTATTTCATATGCTTCAAACTTTAATTCTTTTTCTTCTACACCATCTTCAACAATCTCATTTTCTTCACTTTCAATGATTTCTCCTTCTTCTTTATCTATTCCTTCCCGTCTTATTAAAGGAACATCGGGAACCATACGTAAACTTTCCAACATGTCTTTTGTGGCAAACTTATAAACCAAAGGTTCACTTAGTTTTTCAACATCCAAATTATTAAAATCATCCAAATAATTAATATAATTGCTTGCTTCAATTTCATACAATCCTATTTGGACTACCTTGTTGTTGTTTTTAACCAAATAAATAGGAAAATACATAATATTTTTGTCTTCAAACGTATTTTTCGCATTTCCTACAGCAATAATAACGTCTACATCTTTGATTTCAATTTGATATAAACTGGCTTCTTTTTTTATATCCCCAGGATCTACAGTTTTTAACTCAGGATAACTAACATCGTCATTTATTTTAGATAAAACCATTCTCTTATAAATAGTAAATAAAATTTAATATTTATATTTATTTTTACCACAATACAAATTTTTTCATGAATTTATCATTTTTTAATTCACTCATAAAATACCATAGTTGTTTTCTTTTATAAACAATGCAAGTATTATCAATATTTTCTTCAAAGTCCAATAAAAAATAGATGACTTCCAGTTTTTTCATCTTGTTTATTTTAACTTCTTTCAATAAACCATAATATTCACATATTAATAATAATTGTTTAATATTATAATTCAAATTATAATCAATTAACTTTACCATAGTTTCTGATTCTGAAATATTGTTATATAAGTTTGATCTCATATCAAATGGTGTATTTTCTATTTCTTTTAATATTTTTTCTAGTTCGTTATTATTGTCATCATCATCATCGTTATTGTTGACACTGTAATTATTTTCAAGATCGTAGTTAAAATCTTCATCAATATTTATTAATATGTTTTCATCAGACATTCTTATAATATAAATGTAATATAATTATATTTTTATATAAATTCATTTTTATATCCTTTATAATTTACATATCAATTAAATCCATAAATTTAAATATAGATTTATTTGTCATACTCAAATAATTCTTCGACTTACTATGTGCAAATTTATCAATTAGTTCATTGATATTGTTTCCATCTATTAAATCGTAATGAATACTTCCATCAAATAACTCTTTTTTATATAAGATAATTATATTTTCTGTGATTTCGTCTACTTCATTTTTTTTATTGTTTTCATTTATAAAATTATAAATTTTGAACATTAAAATTCTTACAATATTAACAATTTTGTCTTTGGTAATTATATTGTTATTCATCAAATTTATGAAAAATGCAGCCAAAGCTTTTCTTTTCTCATTATCTTTATTAATGTTGCAGAACTTATTGTAGTCTACACTTGGTTCAACGTATTCAATAGTTTCAAATAAGTCCATAAAGTTATTAAAATTCACTTCAAAAATTTCTTTCATCATATTGTATTTATTGATTAAGTCAGAGTACAAATCAGCATATATTTTTGAGTAAAATCGATTAGTTGACGCAATTTCAAATATAATTGTACCTAATTTTAACATTTCATCATTTCCAATTCCTTCACCGATCATAGTTTCAATTGTATCAACAATTTTATTTCTGATATCAATATAATTTTTATCTGTCAACTTATTTAAATGAGACCGTAGTAAATCGATTTGTGCTTCAAAACCCACTTTTTGTTCTATTTTTGTTGTTTGAAAAGTTCTTAAAGTTTCCCAATCACTATCGTTTACTATTTCCATATTCTTGTTGCCTCGTTTTCTTTTATTAAAGTCTCGTTCGCTATTTCCATAAACACCGAAGGATTTATTTTTGTCGTTTATCTTACTATTTTGGTCATCTGATTCGTCTCCTCCATTCTGCATATCACCAGTTTTCAAAGGGTTCACTCTTTTTTGAAAAATAGGCGTTTTCACATAATTTGGTGACCCTACTTCCAAAGCCAATTCAGAAATCATTTTCAACGTATCTTCAGGAAAATCGAACTTAAATCCATTAAATGCAACAGTATTAAAATTCTCCAATGTATATTTCATTCTTTTATTAGTCATATTAATGATACTATAATAACATTTTTTACATTTATATCAATTTTTTTAAATAATTATAATATTTTTAAATTTACTTAAATATAAAAAATAATATATAATACATAATGTCTGTTGAAAATGAGAGTGAACTTACGGATAAAATTAGTAACAAAGAAGAAGAAATATTAGATTCTTCGTATGAAATAAATAGTTGGGACGATTTAGATAGTGACCCAAATATATTGAGAGGAATTTATAGCTCTGGATTTGAGAGGCCTAGTCCAATTCAAAAAAGAGCGATTAAACCTATTATTTTGGGTAAAGATATTATTGCTCAGGCTCAATCCGGAACAGGAAAAACTGCTGCATTTGGTATTGGTGCACTATCTATTATAAATGTTCTCGATAATTTTACACAAGTTTTGATACTATCACCTACTAAAGAATTAGCCAAACAAACATCGAGTGTTATAAAACAATTAGGAAGTATGATGAACGGACTTAAAGTACAAACAATGTATGGTGGTTCACCTTATGAGGAGTTAAATAATTTTAGTGATAAAAATACACCTCACATTGTGTGTGGGTGTCCAGGTAGAGTATACGATTTAATGAGACGAGAAAAAATCGTATCAAAAAAAATAAAGTTGGTTATTTTGGATGAAGCAGATGAGATGCTTTCAAGTGGTTTTAAAGAACAAGTCTACAATATTTTTCAACACTTTAACAATGACATACAAGTTGCTTTATTCAGTGCAACTCTTCCAAATAATATTTTTCCAATCATAAATAAAATTATGCGTAATCCTGTAAAAATTTGTGTAAAAGCTGAACAACTAACCCTAGAAGGTATATCTCAATTTTATGTAGCAGTAGAAGATGACAGACAAAAATATGAAACACTAAAACATATTTATAAATATGTTTCTGTATCCCAATGTATTATTTATTGTAATAGTATTAAAAGAGTGGCTGACTTATATGATGCAATGAAGGAAGACGACTTTCCTGTATGCTGTATTCATAGTAATATGGATAAAGTAGAACGAGAAAACTCGTTCAAAGAGTTTAAAAATGGAAAATCGCGTGTTTTGATTTCTTCAAACGTAACTGCAAGAGGTATTGACATACAGCAAGTAAGCATTGTAATTAACTTTGACGTACCTAAAGATATACACACTTATTTACATAGAATAGGAAGAAGTGGAAGATGGGGTAGAAAAGGTGTAGGTATTAATTTTATAACACGAAGAGATATAGGTAAGATAAAGGAAATTGAAGGATACTATGCTTGTGAAATAAAAGAAATGCCTGTTGATTTGGACTTTTTACAAGCATTTTAAACTGCTGAATGTGGGAAAGATGTAATATATTGTGTAAAATTTTTTGTATAAGGCAAAATAAAATTATTTCGAATAGTTTCTGTATAATAATTAATAATATCCAAAAAAGAAATTAATATTATATAAATTCCAGCGGAGTAACATACTTTTCTATCTAATTCTGTAAATTCTATTTTATGTTTTCTATAACTATTAAATCTATAAATTAAAAAAAGAGCTAATAATACTTTTACTACAAAATTAAATTTAATTAAGATATATGGTTTATTTTGAAAAATTCCAATTAAAAATAATACTACAGTAAATTTAGTAATAAAACTAAAATACGTCAAAAATTTCAATTCAAAATTATAAAAATTTTTATTATCTACTAAAATGTCACTCATGAATATATTGTAATTATTATATAGTTTATTTAGATATTAAATTTTATAGATGCGTACAATAAATTTATTATATTTCTAATAAAAATATAATAAATTGAATGACTGTAAGTCAAGTTGAACAAACAAATGAACATTTTAAACTACCTATTCATTACAATAAAAATAAGGTCGCAATCAAAGAAAACATAGTTACAGATTTAGAATTAGTAAACACAATTGACGCATCAAATAATGCTATTTATAATTATTATTTTAATACACTTGACGATACAAAAAAAACATTGACAAAACAAATAGTAAGTCAAGCATCAAAATATTATACCAATGATATTGAATTTTTAAAGGATAACCAAAATTTATTAAAAACCTTTAAGTCGGTTTCTGATAAAACATGTGAAAAAAAATATGAAAAAATGATTGAATTATGGAATGAAATCAAAGGCGACACTGGTTTCAAAGAGAGATACTACTATATTGATTGGCCAATGTGGGAATTTTTAAATAAGTCCCAACATTTTCTCCAGATTATGAGCATTTACAATATGACGTCTCCTGTAATCTCTTTATTTGTCCCCATTATCATTCTTATTATTCCATTTTTAATTATTCGTTTGAAAGGATTAAAATTAACCATGAACGAATACATTGAAGTATTGAAAATTGTTATATCACAACATTCTGTCGGCAAGTTATTCACACAGTTCGATAGTGTTTCATTTCAAGAAAAAATTTATTTACTTGTGTCAGCAGGGTTTTACATGTTTTCTATTTATCAAAATATATTAGTATGTTACAGATTTCATGAAAATATGAAAAAAATACACAACTACTTTAATGAAATCAAAATATACTTAGATGAAACACTATCATCTATGAATAACTACAGTTCATACAGTAAAGATCTCAAAACTCATAATGACTTCAATGAAACATTACAAAATAATATTAAAACATTAAATGAATTGAAATCACGATTGGATATGGTAAGTGAATTTACATACAGTTTCCACAAAATTTCAGAAATTGGTCATATTTTAAAAACTTTCTATGAAATATATGATAATAAAGTTTATGAGAGTGCTATTATCTATTCGTTTGGGTTCAATGGATATATTGACTGTATAACAGGTTTACAAGAAAATATTGCACAAGGTAAGGTTAGTTACACCAAATTTACAACAAAGAAAAATAAAAATAATATAAGAAAAAATTATTACGCTTGTTTGAAAGATAAAACCCATGTTAAAAATGATATTAAATTAAACAAAAATTTGATTATATCTGGACCAAACGCATCAGGTAAAACAACGGTTATTAAATCTGTACTAATCAACATTATATTTTCTCAACAATTTGGTTGTGGATTTTATGAAACATCGACATTGAAACCTTATGATAATCTACATTGTTACTTGAATATACCAGATACATCAGGGCGCGATAGTCTTTTTCAAGCAGAAGCGCGAAGATGCAAAGAGATTATAGATATTATAGACAAAGATTTATCACATAAGGAAACCCATTTTTGTGCGTTTGATGAATTGTATTCCGGAACTAATCCAGAAGAAGCTACTATTAGTGCTATTGCATTTATGAAATACATTACAAAAAATAAAAATGTGAATTCAATACTAACTACACATTTTATGGAAGTATGTAAAAAATTAGACACCAGTAAAATGATTACAAATTATTACATGGAAACAAATAAGTCAAATAAAAAAAATACATTAGAATATTTGTATAAAATGAAAAAAGGAATATCAACCGTAAAAGGCGGATTGAATGTTCTCTATGCAATGAATTATCCAGATGAAATTATTAAAAGTACACTTAATAAAAAAATATTGTTGTAATTTATAAGAGTAGTTTAAATATGACGGTGTCGACAGAAATGCTATTGTTCTCCACGTATAATTTTGCATTATACTTGTTATTAATAAATTTAGTGTTTTCACTTGTATTTGCATTTATTCATCCAGAATTTAGTGTAGTTTTCGCAGTTGAAGTGTTAATATCATTTGTTGCTGCTGTAGTATACTATTTAATTATCAATATTAGCAAATCAGCACAGGATTTAAAGTCGATTGACTGGAAAAAAGTAACAACTTTAAGGTACATTGATTGGTCTATTACAACTCCTCTTTTGCTGTTTTCATTTAGTTTATTTTTGAGTAACGGCGAAAAAGTAAAAGATTTAGGAATTTTCATCGTGAAATTGATTTTTTTCGATTTAATCATGATTTTGGCGGGTTATTTAGGAACAATTCATGTTTTAACCAGGGTTTGGAGTCAAGTTATAGGATTTTCAGCTTACTTTATAATTTTTTATTTAATTTATCAAAAATTTTTCAGAGGAACAACAATAGCTAACCATTCGTCATTTAAAAAAATAATGTTTGTTGCCATAGTTATTTTATGGTTTATTTATGGTGTAGTCTACAATGCTTCAACATATAACCGAAATATTATAACAAATGTTTTAGATGGTATTGCGAAAGGTATTTTTGGTTTATCACTAGGTAGTTATTTAATTTTACGTGAAAATAATAAATAAGTTATCATATAATAATATAATGCTTTTAGTATTAGTATTATTATATATTTTAATAACAACTACTATAATAACATCTAGTTTTATCAAATATAAAAGAGGAACAAACAAAAATATTTTAAATGATGTGAGGGAACATATCAATCTAGAATTACCTTTAAGAGAGAAAAATATTATCAAAAAAATAAATGGGTTTTATGGTCTTATCGGTCCGAATATTCCAATAGATAGTAATATTAACTCTTTATTTGAATTATTTACAGGGAACGGTGTAATACAAGGTGTATTTTTTAATAAAGGTAATTTAACTTTTGTAAAACATTTAATTAAAACAGAAAAAATATTATACGAAGAAAAAAATGGAAAAATACCTACAAATTTTATTTTAACCATGTTTTTTTTACTTTTAAATAAAATAAAGTTATTTCCGAATGTCATGGGAATGGCGAATACGGCTATTTTAAACGTTAAAAATAAAAACTATGCTTTGTTTGAACGCGATCATCCGTATTCAATAGATATAAATTTGAAAAGCAGTACTATTAAAACAATAGAAAAAAGATATATAGAAAGAGTTGAACATTTTTCAGGACATTCAAAAACAACAAGCAACGGAAATATAGAAACAATTGATTATAAAGTTTGCAAAAAAAATGTAAACTATTACTTATTAAATAAAGACTTTTCTGTAATTGAAGACATTGAATTTAAATTTAACTATATTCCAATTATTCACGATTTTTATTCAGATCAAAACTATCTTACTATGATTGATTCGCCTTTAACGCATAAACTAGAAAATATTTTCAGAAAAAAACTTCCGATTAACTTGAATTGTAATAAAGATACTTTCATTTACGTGTATAATAAAAAAACCACTGTTTGTGAAAAATATATTTGTGAAAAGGGGTTTTATGTTTTTCATTACGCATATATAAAACACAAACAAGACACAATAGAAATATATGCATCGCAATATGATGAGTTCGATTTCACAAGTGTCAATATAAAAGGAAATTACCGTATGATTAATATAAATAAAAAAACAAAGAAGGTTTCTATTCAAAAAAATCCAGAAATAGAAAAATATAATTTAGACTTTCCAATACTTTTCAAAGATAAAGTGATTTCTAGGAATTATGACAACAGAAGGATTAATGGATTTGTCATAACAAAAGACTTAAAAATAGAAAAATCGTTGATGTATGAAAAGAAACATATATGTGGCGAACATTCTGTCATATATATAGAGAAAATACCTTATTTAATTTTTTTTAATATAGAATTTTCCGAAGAACCCAAAAACTATAATAATTTTTTATCATTAGTCAATTTGAATAACTATGATATTATTGACATTAAATTAGAGTACAAATTAAACTTAGGGTTTCATTCAGTTTTTATAGAAAATTCGTTAGGGAATTGATTTAATAATATAATCTTTTTGTAATAATGTCATTTTTATCTGATATTTTAAATCCAACTTCATTCATTTTCTTAGCAATAACTATGCTAATAATTGCCTTATTAATCATTTATTTTGAAGGTAAAATGAGAGAACAAAATCATAAAATTTCATCCATGTTAAGCCTAGTTTCTTCTTTAGCAGAAGAAGTGAATGTTATAAAATTTCATTTAAATCACATGAATATAATCAATAATGCAGGCAACAATATGGGAAATAATATTAATATGAATGATCTACAAAGTCAAATCCCTTCTTTTTCTCAAACTCAAAATGGTGGTGTAAATATTTCATTAAGTTCATCTAATTTAGAAAATAACTTGATACCTGTTTCTGACGATGAAGACGAAGAAGACGAAGAAGATGACGAAGACGACGACGACGACGAAGACGAAGACGATGACGATGACGAAGATGATGAAGATGAAGATGAAGACGACGAAGATGATGACGAAGATGATGACGAAGATAAAATTAAAATTTTAAATTTAGACATTGATGATAAAAGTTTATTTACATATTTAGATGATTCTGAAATAAATCAAAGTAACGTGAATGATGATGAAGCAACTGTTTATTATGATAATGTAAACGACGATGATACTGACGAGGATGACGATGACAATGACGATGATCTAGAAGATATGGACATAAATCAGTTAACAGAGGAAGAAAATTCGGTAGAAAATTTAAATACAGATGAATTAGCCGATTTAGATTTTGACACCAATTTGAAGTCCATTAATATTAGTACTTTAGAAGAAGATAAAAATATAGAGATTATAGATTACAAAAAACTATCTTTAAATAAATTAAAGACTATTGTTTTAGATAAAGGTCTCGCAACAGATGTGTCAAAAATGAAAAAGAATGACTTATTAAAATTACTTGCTGAAAATGAGAAATTTTTATTAAATTAAATAGTATAATAAATAATGTTATAATAATATAATAATATAACAATAATATAATCATGTCTTGGGCAGTATGTTATTCAGGTTCAAATAATACTCATTTTAATTTTCCTCCAATAATGGCCGATGGTCGCAATTATGCATCGTGGCAACCAGATGCAGTTATTAACAGACGTATTCAAATACAAGAAAATATTCATTCAAACTGGAGCTACCGTCGATACTTACAACAAAATGGTTTACAAATCATGAAATACAATTCGATGGAAGCTTGTTATGATTTAGGATTAGACCCACACGTTCAAACTAATACTACCCCGTCGAGTAATGTTCCTTATGTCTTCAAAAATGTTTATGATACAAACACACCTGGTTATGGATATAGTAATAGTGATTTAAAAAATCCATATTTATCAAGAGAACAGTTAAACTCTAGATTAGTAGCACCTGTTATAAATCCAGTTAATTTTCAAAGATAAATCTGCAAATGTGTAAACATATTATAAAACATATAATAATATATAAAGAATTATCAATTCTTTATTTATATATATAAACTATATGCGTGTTCTTTCTATAGATGTTGGTATTAAAAACCTGGCGTTTTGTCTTTTTGAAAAAAACACTGAGGTGTCTCATTTTAATATTGTGAAATGGGATATTGTAAATTTGTCTCAAGAAGATGAAATACTTAAGTGTGTTTTCATTGATAAAAAAGGTATATGTGATAAGCCAGCCAAATATTTAATCAACAAAAATGATAGTATTACTACTACATGTTTTTGTTTGAAACATTCTAAAAAACAAGATTACCAAATACCAACATCTGAATTAAAACCCAGTTTTATTAATAAACAAAAAATTCAAAAACTTATCGAGCTGGCCGATAAATATGAGATCCAATATGAAAAACCAATAAAAAAGAACGACTTATTATTTAAAATCACTGAATACATAACAAATAAGTGTTTTAAAGAAATAACTTCTACTAATGCGTCACAAGTAGACTTGATTACAATTGGTAAAAATATAAAATGCAAGTTGAATAAAATTTTTCCAATGGATGAAAACATTGATTATATTTTAATAGAAAATCAAATAAGTCCTATAGCAAATCGCATGAAAACAATACAAGGTATGATTGCCCAATATTTTATAATGAATAATAACGCAGAAAACATTGAATTTGTTTCATCCATTCATAAGCTTAAACTTGCTACGGGATCAGGAGAGAACAAAGAACCAGTTACATCTGATTATAAGTCCAGGAAAAATTTGGGTATAAATAAATGTTTAGAATTTTTAACCAACGATCATCGTTTCAATGATAAACTAGATTTTTTTAATACACATAAAAAAAAGGATGATTTATCCGATGCATTTTTACAGGGTTTATGGTTTATAAATAACAAAATATAAATGTTTTCAGTGTTTTATGATTTGGGTCTTTTTATGAGTTGGGTCTTGTTTTATTGTTTAGTTGTGTATTTATTATGTAAATACACAATACTGTTTAATAGGCGAATAGTATATTTTTCATATTTTTTGAAATGTAAATCGTATTCTTTGTATTTTTTAAAGTCTGTATTATATAGATTTTCACCTTCAACCATAATTTCACAAAATGCAAATTTAACCAATTTTGTTATTTCCCATGCACATGTATGGGAATGTAAATTATTAGGTCCTTCATAACGGTCAACCAAAGTTTTATATAAAGAGTTCTTCACTTTATAACTATTAAATAAAGTATTATTAAATATTTTTTGATAGTATCTAGATGGTGTTCCGCATTTTATAAACTTAATTAAAATTTTTTTGGGTACATTTTCTAATAACTCGTAAATAGGAAAATCTTCATATTTGGCTGAATTTAGACTATCTAGATTTCCAACATATTTTTTGAATAAATTAGTTATTTTTGTTAGATGATTTTGTTTTTTTTGTTTTTCATCAACAAATTCTAAACATAATTTCACTATATCTTCAGGGAGTTTATTCAAAATTCTTAGCGCACGTCTCTCTTGTTTGCGGGCTGTTTTTTCAACTTTCTTTTCTGTTTTAATATTTTCAATAAGTTCACGTTGTTGGGTTGTAAACCAATGTTCTTTCTTTTGATCATTAGTATTTGCATTCATTTTACTGACTTTGGACTTTGACTATTTCACTGTTTTTGAATTACTTTCCTATTTTTCAGAAATTTAGTCTCAATTTTATTTTGAAAACACAAATAAATATATTACAATTCGTACTACTTAAAATTAAATGTTCTTATTTAATGAATAATGAACGATATAATTGAAATTTCCGAGTTGAATTTTAATGATGATAATTTTAAACCAAGTAAAGGTGGTAGTTTTGGTGGTGGATTAGAACTATTAATGAATGATAAAATAAAAGACACAAACAATATGTCAAGTGACATAGATTTAGACGACTTGAATAATTTAGAAAACGAATTGAATGAATTAACACAAGACGGTCCGACCCAGAGTTTTAAATCAAAATCGGATGTGTTCGGCATGGGAAGCGGCGGTAGTAGCAATTTTGATGACAATAATGAAATGAATACAAATAGTGTCAGGTTCAATGATGAACCTAGTATAGGGTTAGGTGCTTCTGCTGCCGAAACATTAGATGATACAAAAACATGGGATGGTTATGGAAAGTTTAATAATGTGCCTTTGAACCCAGATAAGCATGTGCATTCTGGTCCACAACTATCTAAGGAAGAAATTTTGAGAGAAAAATTCAAATATTTGAGAAAGTTAGAAGCTTTAGAGAAAAAAGGTGTTGAGCTTTCAAAAAAATACAATATGGAATCATCTTTGACTGAAATGATGGGCGAATATGAAACGATTATGGAGGAAAAGAGCAAGCAAAATTCAGTAAAATTTCAGGGAAACATGTTAATGGCAGCTATTAACGGGATCGAATTTTTAAATAACCGTTTCGACCCTTTTGATGTCAAACTGGATGGCTGGAGTGAACAAGTCAATGAAAACATCAATGACTACGATGAGATATTTGCTGAGTTGTATGAAAAATACAAATCCAAAGCATCCATGGCTCCAGAATTAAAATTATTATTTCAATTAGGTGGCAGTGCAATGATGGTACATTTGACAAACACCATGTTCAAGAGTGCAATGCCTGGAATGGATGATATATTGCGTCAAAATCCTGATTTAATGCGTCAATTCCAAAATGCTGCAGTAAATTCCATGGCACAAACAAGTCCAAACTTTTCAGGATTTATGTCGGGAGTTATGAACCCTGAAATGTCAATGCCAATGGGAGGGGGAAATGGTCCTCCTCCACCTATGGCAACACAAGGACCAAATGCTATGCCTCCACCTATGGGTCGTCCAGGCAACAACAATTTTGCTCAAAGACCAGATTTGAATTTAGGGCGTAGTAATTTTGTCGATGACGGTATTAATATCCGAGAAAATTTTGCACGTGATAATGCAGCCAGAAGTAGTGCATTGGATTTCCAAGAGAAATCAAAGCGACCATCAGCTAGACCTGAAATGAAGGGACCAAGTGACTTGTCGGATATTCTTTCTGGATTAAAAACAAAGACCATCAATATTCAAGATCCTGTGCAACAAAATTCGCAAAATCAACAAGGCATGAGTGGAAACAATACTAATGGAAACAGTACAATTAGTATTGAAGATTTAAAAGAATTGCAGGGACAAAGCGATATTAATATGCCAAAGAAAAGTCGCAGACGTCAAAAGTCGGCGAGTAATACAGTAAGTTTGGATATTTAACTCCTATAACCCTTTATATTGTGACAAGACACACAGATTAACCAGCAGTTGGGATTTTGGTACAATAACCCTAAATTAGTCCGTCTCTTTCCAAAATCTCTATTATATCACCTCACCTAGTATGGTGTTGATGGACCACAAGAGTCACTAATGTGAACAACACACGAACCACATGTTTTGCGATAACCGTTTGACCGACGGTCGGAACCCTCGAGAGAAAGGTTGCGGGTTTTATTATCATTATTATTATTATCGAATGCAGATGGACTTATAGGCACAAAATATCTAAAATTTAGGTTTTTTATAAATTTTTTTAATCCTTTTGTTGAGTTAATTGGATCTAACGTTTTTGTAACTTTATCTATAATGTCACCAATACTTCTTCCCAATACTTCTTTAAAATTTGCGTTATAATACGATGATGATTCATTATTGTTTAACATTTTCGAATTTTTTGTTAGATAATCGATTTGTATTTTTCGTAAGGTAGTTACTAACTTTTTACACACAATTCTATTAATAACAAATCTAGCTGCTTTTGATACTGCCATTTGTTTTCCATCTTTATTAATATAACTAAAATCTATACTTTTAATAACATAACCAAATTCTTTACTTAAGTTAAAAACCACTGGAGCGTTATCAAATTTATCTACAGTCAATAAGCCTTCAATTTTATATTCAGGATATGTTGTTTTAGTACTCTTGTGTATTGTCATTCTAGCTTTAACAATTTTTTTTGGATTATCCAAATAGTTAATAAGATGAATAATAAAATCATCCCTTAGAATATCCTTAACTTGAGCTAGAGGTTGTTCATTAATAGCTCTAAAAATACCTACTGCAGTCTCTTCGTATTTTTTTGCCGCAGTTTCAAATTTTTCTATTACATCTGCACTAGGACCATTGATGATATCAGATCCATTTCTACAAGAAGAACAATCTTTTCCTTTGTCCATATTATGTATATTATAAATATTTTAATTTTGCGTAACTTCTTTTTCTTTTTTAACGCATTTTTCCACAATTAGTCCGTCTCTTTCCAAAATCTCTATTAACTCGCTATTTTTTTTGTTAAATTCTTCAATGGAAACCAAATATTTTTTGCTTTCTTCTTTCATTTCTTCAACAGAAAATACTTGTTTGTACTGTTTAAAATTGTCAAAATCTTTTTGTAAAAGTTTATTCACCTTTTCCAATACAGTATCCGTATAATATTCTATATAATCTAAATGTTCATTAGAATTAATTTTTTTATTTTCTTCCAATTCAAAACGATGCTTTATTTTTTCTACACCAAGTTTCAATAAAATACTACATAAATCTTCATTTAAATTTTCTTGACATCCTATATAAGTAATATCCAATTCGTTATTTATATCTATCAAATGTTCATATTGAGTAATGTGTGAATGACTATAAGCAAATCTACAATATTTATATAATTCTTCTTTACTTTTATCTAAATATTCTTCAAATTCTAAAAGTTCTATATCTTGTTTCTTTTTATCTTTCAAACATTTATTAATAAATTTCCATGCTGAAACAATTTTATCATATGGATTTCTTACAATAGTAAATTTTTTGTATGTTTTCCATTTTTCTTCTGTCATATCCATTGCAAAATTATATAATTTGGAAGAACTATTATAACGTAAAATACCCTGTTCATTAGTGGTCCAAGGGTCTCCATAGGATTTTCCCTTTCTCTTACATACATAGCAATCACATTTTTTTTCACATTCTTCCTCCTTTTTCTCATTTTCATAATCTTCCTCCAGTAGTTGCGGAATTTCTTCATCTTCTTCCTTTTCCTCATCTTCATCATCTTCTTCCAGTAATTGCGGTATTTCTTCAAATAAATAATTAAAATTTTTATGCTTTTCATGAGGCAATCGAATATTTTCAAAATCATAATATTTGCTTAGTATAGTAGTTGTAAAAGAACCACCACATTTCGGAAGATGAATAAAAATCGCTTTTAAATCATGATTAATAGAACACATTTTTATATATTAAAGTTAAAAAAAATTTTTTTAAATTTAAACGTTATTCTTTTCAATACCAACTACTTTGGCTATTTTCTTTATGATTTTGGTGTCTTTTTCGTAATCGTCATCGCCTTTTCCTCCCATAGCTTCATAGACTATCTTGTTATATTGGCTATTTTTCTTGGAGTCATATTCTTCACAATCAGGATATTTCTCTCTGAATGCTTTAAACATACAAATATTTTTGTGAGCAATCGTTCTTATTGCTTTTCGTAATCGTTTATTTGCTTCATCTTCTTTCTCCCAAATATTATCTTCTTTCACATACATAACCTCCCTCTTTTGGTCAGTACAATGAACTGGCCGTTTTTCAACCTCTAAGGCTTGCAAATTTTTAATGATTATATTGGAAATTCCTTCAATATAACCTACTTTACCTACATTTTCAAGGTCTGAAACCTGTAATTTCACGGTTTCTACAAAATCACTAATATTCATAGCATCTTTGCAGGTTTCATTTAAAAACACTTGTAAATTAAATGTTTTGTTATTTGAATTTGTATTGTTGATATTATTGTTAATAGTATTATTTGTTGTTCCATTTTCTAGAACTTTCATCATCATATTTTTCAAATCAGAATTTTCCTTGATAAGCATCATGATAAGTTCTTTATCTGAAGGTTCTTTCTCCAAATGTTCATTGTCGATTGGACAACATTTTTGTTTATGTTTCCATAAGCCAGAAGATGTTTTAAATTCTTTGTTGCATTTTTCGCATACGAATAGTTTAGTATTTTGATCCTTTTGCTCCTTTTGCTCCTTTTGCTCTTTTTTTATTTCCATTTTATTCCATTTCATTTCCTCCAAGTGTTTAGATGTCGACAAATGTCTATCCCAGTTAAATTTTTTAAAGCATTTATAGTCACAAATATTGCAATAGTATTCGCATGTGCTCGTTTTTGCTCCATTATCATTTCCTAAAAGTTCCATTTATTTCCATGGAGAAAAAAATTCCCAAAATTTCGCGATTTGATTTCAAAAATTATGCAAACAAATTCGAAATTATTTTTTTGGTAAGCAGACGCTAAAATGACATTTCAGTCACAAATGTTGCATTTTGGCAAAGTATATCGCCCCTTTTCAAAAATGGACAAAAAAAATGTCCAAAATCGAAAACCCAAAATACTTTTGGATCCACTTTTTCGTTAATTTATTTTAATTTATTGTAAAATAATTCTTCATAAATACTGAATACATCCGTAGCAATTAAGTCGTCATTTTTGTAAAATAAAGGAGTATTTTTTTCATCGTTTTCATCAAAGAAATAATAACTTCCATCGATATATAATATTTTTTTACGTTGATTTTTTACGTCTCTTAATAATTGTTTGCAATCGTCGCAGTCAAACCATATAAGAGTATACACTGTCTCATAATTTTCTAGTATTTTATTATTTTTTAGAATGATTTGTTCTTCTCGAATATGATTATCGAAGTCAGTATCAGAACCGTAATTAAAGTTGTATTTTTTTTTTCGGTTGTCGTTCCCGTAGTCATCATTATCATCAAAACATGCACTTGTTAAACTTAGTTTTGTTTTTGTTTTTGAAAATGAGATTGTTCGCGTGTTTGTTTTTACTGAAAAGCGATGCAACTTCGCAAATCCTTCAGTAAACGTTTTGCACGAAATAATAATAGCAATAAATAATAGTTTTGTAAACATTCTGTCTAATCCTTTAATATACTTCATTTGATTGCTAATTTGGTTTCAATTTTTTTTTAAATACTATCATACAGAATATATAGAGCATTGTAATATTTCACATAGGAAACCTTCCCATATGAAATATTTATTATCTTTTCTTTTTTTTGTTATCCTCTGTTGTCTTTGGTTTGAGTATTTTTATAATACGCATCATAAACGTCATTATAATTGTACTTGTTACTTGTAAAATTTTTGTAGTTTTTGTTAAAATAAACGGGGTATGTGTAACGCGGATTTTCCAAACTTTTTCTACTCATATCACTATCATAACTATAGGTACCAAATTGGACAAAATGTTCTTTGGTGTTAGTTGAAACATATCGAAGTATCATAATACAAATAAAAAATAGTACAATACATATAATTAATTTTTTTATATAATTCATGATATTGAATGTATTTATATATAAATGATTATATTTTTTTTCCAACGAGTGTTTCTTTTGCTAGTTTTTGATATCCTTCTCCTCCACATCCTTGAAACAGTGAATTTTTAGACGGAGGCGCATAATATTCTTCTAAACATTTTTCGTAATAAACTTCTAATATTTTGCCTAAATTACGTAATTCTTTTGAACTTCTGAATTGTGACGCAACTTCCGCCATATGCATTGGATGTGATTCAGTATTTTGTTTAATTGCTTTTTTTATTTGTGTTTCTGTAATTGGGTGATTTGGATATGTTTTTATATGACCACCTACGTAATAATGACCACCATAGGTTTTTGCAAATTTTAAATATTCATAAATTACGGATACGTCTATTGTATCCTCTTTGCGATTTTCTTTCACACATTCTTCATTAAATTCTTCAAACGATTGTTTATTAACTCTAACAAATGTTTCTAGATCGTTTAATGAAGGTTCCTTACCAATAAATTCTTCGTAATTCAATGCCATTTTGTAATAATTACCATTTAGTTTATTATTAAAAAAGTATTTCAATTTTATTTTTTTCCACTTTTTCCACCTTTAGAAAAGGTGGAGCCAAAACATCAATCCTTTCTTTTTTCCCACCTTTAGAAGTTTTGCGCAACTTTTTCTAAAAGTTGCTTTCAAAATCCATTTTCAATGTTAATACTTCTTTATATTTTTCATTGATCAATGTGTTTAATTCGTCCGCTTTTAATAGTTTATCTCTCTTCAATATCTCAGACGTTTCATAAATCAAATCTTTGCAAGTTGTTACTATCATATGAGAACAATCGTGTGCGTTTTTAATGAGTTCTATAACATCGTTATCAATCATCTCTTTGTATTTTTCACTATTACTTGGATAAATAATATTTGTTCCCATTCCATAATACACTACCATTTTTTCAGCTAATTTCAAGGCTTCCTCGAAATCATTCAGCGCGCCTGTAGTAACGGATACATTATAAAAAACCTCTTCGGCAACTCTTCCCGATAAAAGGATCATCAAATGTTCAAACAGTGCTTCTCTCACGTAGATGTTACTTGACGAGCTTTCGAAGACTGTATACCCTGGACTTTTAGGAGATGACAAGTTAATCACCACTTTTGACATTTTAGAATGATGTTTCGAGAGAAAACCTACAACGGCGTGACCCATTTCATGAATAGCAATGTGATCAATAATGTCTGATGTAAATTGATGCTCATTTGGCTGCCATCCAGCCATCATTTTATTCATAATAAAATCAAAATCGGTAAAAGTGAATTGTGTTGTATTCACACGTAACGCATTTAACATGGCCTCATTCAATAAATTTTCAATTTGCGCACCAGACAATCCATCCGTTATTTCCACTAAGTTGGGTACGTCAATTGTTGCATCATGTGGCTTCCCTTTTATATGAATATTAATAATCGCCTCTCTTGTTTTTTTATCAGGTAAACCAATGTAAATTTTCTTATCAACTCGTCCAGGGCGCATCAAAGCATTATCCAATAAATCTACTCTATTAGTAGCTGCAACTACAAATACGCCTGTCGTGTTTTTAAATCCATCTAGTTCCACTAAAAGTGCATTTAAGGTATTATCGCGCTCATTAGAAGAACTTTCTCCATCACTTGATCTTTTTCTTCCTACTGCATCAATTTCATCGATGAAAATAATGCAAGGAATATTTTCACGTGCTAAACGAAATAGCTCTTTAATTCTTGTTGGACCAACACCAACATATTTTTCTTGAAAGTCGGATCCTGAAACAGGTATAAAACTACATTTTGCTTCACCCGCAAGTGCTTTTGCAATGAGCGTTTTTCCAGTGCCTGGAGGCCCTTCTAAGATCAAACCTTTAGGAATTCTCACATTGTATTGTTTATATTTTTGATAATTTTTTAAAATATCTACACACTGACGTAGCTCGTCTTTCACATTTTCATAACCTCCAACATCACCAAAGTTCATATCAGGATTTTTTAGCACCTCAAAATTTTTTGTTTTGGTATAACTGCCACTAGGTAAACCCTGTCCTCTACCATTATTAGTACCTGAACTTTGACCATCGTCATCATCTCCATCTCCATTTGCACGACGGTTTAAATCCGCAAACTGTTCCTCCATCGGATTGAATGGAATGCCTAGACCAGCGAGAAAATTAGGATGAGTATTTGGATTAATAATAATTCTTAGACGAGGTTGTTCTACAGTTCTGTTAAAATTATCTGCATTTTCCCCTAAAATCGCCAAATTTTGAGTTGTTGAGTTTCTAGAATTCAAATCTTTCAATAATCTTTCAGCTTCATTAGGAATATGGTTTCTATTATTTAATTGTATTTTTTTTAGTAGTTGTTCTGTGTATCTTTGAGAGAAGTGATAGTTTTTTCTCTCCGAATTGAGGGTTAAAAAATCTCCTCTTTTTATATAACCTTTATGTGGTATAAATCCATTTAGTAGATTTATATTTGTTATAGAAAACAAAAAAAATAATAAATAATAGTTTACTATCATATATATTTAAAACAATTAAATATTTAAATCTATTAAACATATTTTAATAAATTTTATTAAACAACAATTATAAAGTATTATTTTTGTCTAATAAAATGTATAAAATATAATAAAAATATAATATTTTCATTATTAAGTGACACTTTATTCATGAGTTATTTTTTTTCTCTTTGAAAAGTTTCTTTTTTACTTTTAATTTCATAAAGTTTATTATTAAATTCTTGATTTTGAATAATAGAGTGATATACATTACAATTTATATTATCACACTCATTCGAATTATTAATTTTATACATTTCATCATTTTCTGATTTACCAACACAATAATGTAAATGTTCTATAATTACATTTGGAAGATAATGTAAATTTTGAATTTGTTGTCCAGTATATTTCCAAAGATCATCACAATATAAATGTGTCAATGATGGATGTGCCATATATTTGAATTCTTCAATAAATAAAGAATCCATTATAATTTCAGTTGGAATTCGCTCATGCTGTATCAAGTCGTCTCCATATACCATAGCATACGGAGCATTTTTACATAAAACATCATACATAATTGAATTCCAATTTTGTGTTTGTGGATAATGGTCATCCCCCCAAAACCCTAAATATTCATAATCTTTATATATTTTATTAGCAATTTCATTTAAAGGAAAAACTGCTCCCTTAGTACCGTTTGGATTAAGGTTTACAATATGATAAATAAACCCTGGCAATCGTTCATATGATGCTTCATTATCAGTATCTAATACAATTATACAATCAGTAGTTACAATGGGATCTAACATAGTAAACCATTGTTCATGTAATTTTTTAATTTTATGATTTCTTTCTCTAGTAGGAATAATAATAGCAATTGACTTCATAATATATATATATATATATTATATAATTATTTAATTATATATAGTTATACGGTTTTTAATTTATTATGTTATTATTATTTGAAATATTCAACAGTGTAAAATAATTAAATATTTAAATCTATTAAACATATTTTAATAAATTTTATTTACAATTATAAATTAAAAGCAATGAATATTAAAAAATTAGGAAATTGTGGTCCGACATCTTGTCCTAAAATCGGAATTAAAATTCATGAAAGCAGCAGTACTAGTAGCAATAATAATCCATTTGCAAACCAACCTAATACAAGTCAGTCAAAACAAACATTCAATCAAACACACAAACAATCAGTCAAAACAAATGATTTATGCAATACAAACAATTTTGATTTGAACATTGACAATTATTCATTGAAAGATATTTTCCGTTTATTTAGCATTCAGAGTGAAATATTGAATGAAGATGTTATGAAACAAGCAAAAAAGTTTGTACTTAAAACACATCCTGATATGTCAAAATTGGATCCAAAATATTTTTTGTTTTATTCTTCAGCTTATAAAAAACTATATGGTGTATTTGAATTTCAAAATAAATCCAGCAAAAAAAAAATAGATCAAACAGACTATAGTGACGAAGGAAATAATAAAATATTAGATAATATTTTCAATAAAAACGAGGCCTTAAAAGACCCTAAGAATTTCAATCAATGGTTTAATGAAAAATTTGACCAATATAAAGTGGAGGATGAAGGAGATGGTAGAAAAGGTTATGGAGATTGGTTGAAATCGGATGAAGGTGTCATTGACACCTCAAACGTATCAAAAGCGGACATGGCAAATGAATTTGAGCGACATAAGAAACAAATACAATCTATGACCGTTTATAATGGTGTCAACGACGCATTTTCGTCGACTTTTGGAACAAGTATAATATCTAAACAAAATAATTACACTTCAGGAGGTTTATTTGATGATGGGTTAGGTTATACTGATTTAAGACAAGCATATGAAGAATCTGTTATTCCTGTTACAGAAGATGATTACAACAACGTACCAAAGTATAGAAATGTAAATGATTATAAAAATGCGAGGGATAATTTGAACACGGCACCTATCGCAAAAGAAGAGGCTATGAAAAAATTATTCGAACAACAAAGGAAAGAAGAGGATGAAAGTGTCGCAATGGCTTTTCAATTAGCAAAACAAAATGAATTAGCACAAAAACAAAATAACTCTTTTTGGGGAGAGTTAAAACAAATAACTGGGTGGTAAAAAAAATATGTCTATAATACATATACATATCATGAAGTCTAGAAATAAAACACTGAAAAAAAGAGGAACCACTTTTCCATCGCGCATTTACTTGTATTCAACACCTCGTACTGCACAAAAAATGGCATACAAGTATTTAGGGAAAACTGCGAAATTGTATCCTGCAAGTAATCCACAAAAAAAATATAGTATTTACGACCCAAAAAATAATAAATGGATCAACTTTGGTCAAATGGGATATGAAGACTATACAAAACATCACGATAAAAATCGTCGGAAAAACTATTTGACGCGTACAAAATTTATGCGGGGTGACTGGAAATCAAATCGTTATTCTGCAAATAATTTAAGTAGAAATGTATTATGGTAAAATAGGCATTTTAAATGAGAAAAAGGTGTAAATGATAAAGATATTTAAAGATATTCTATATATAAAATTTATATATAGAACAGAGTTGTCATTGATGTATCGTCACGCGTTCAATGCTGTAAAAAAAATAATTCCCAAAATTTCAGAAACCGAAATTATCGCGCTTAAATCTGGTGGTGTTTCCATTGATAGGGAAATTTTCACTGGGAAAATAGATTACAAAAATTTATACAAAAGTATACAAAAAACGTATCAACCGCAAATGCTACGTGAAACAAATGAATTATTACGTAAAATAGGTCCCGACAACATTTATCCAAATGATAATATTCACGATATAATGGACGAACTAGGAAAGTCAGGACTTTTAAGTATGATTATAGACAAGAAATACGGTGGAAATCGTTTGACAATTGCAGATCAATCCAAAATTCTCACAAGAATGGCATCCTATAATCCATCCCTTGCGGTTACAACTATGGTTCCAAATTCACTTGGTCCTGGTGAACTGATCCAACATTATGGAACACCGAAACAAAAAGAGTATTTTTTACCCAGATTAGCAAATGGTGAATTTATTCCTTGTTTTGGTTTAACTGGACCGAATAATGGAAGTGATGCGGTTGGTGAAATAGACAAGGGAATTGTTCAAAATGTTGATGGGAAAATAAAAATAAGAGTATCACTTAATAAAAGATACATTACATTAGCACCTGTTTCTAATCTAATTGGTATTGCTTTTAACTTAGAAGATCCTGACTGTTTACTTCAGTCAAAAAAAAGCGGTATAACAGTAGCTTTAGTTGAAAGTTCCCAAGATGGTTTAATTCAAGATACGTATCATAATCCGAACAACGCTGGATTTCCAAATGGAACAATTAAAGGGACAATTTTAATCGATCCAGATCAAGTCATTGGAGGAAGCGATAAAATTGGTGAAGGGTGGAAAATGTTAATGGAATGCCTTGCAGTTGGTCGCGGTGTAAGTTTACCCGCAACCACAAATGGGTCATCTAAATTTATTACACATTCCATTATGAATTATATTAATGTACGAAAACAATTTAATATGAAAATTGGTGACATGGAATCAGTAAGAGAGAAATTTATTGACATGTATTTGAATACATGGATCATACATAGTTCGGTTAATTTTACAAATCATATTTTGGATTCTGGGTCTACCCCTTCTGTCATTACTGCAATTATGAAACAACAAACAACCGAACGAGCACGTAATATTCTTAATCATGGTATGGATATTTACTCTGGAAGTGGTATTTGTGTAGGTGAAAACAATTTCTTCACCAAATTTTATAATTCTTCACCGGTAGGAATTACAGTTGAAGGGTCAAATACACTAACACGAGGTCTTATCATTTTTGGACAAGGATTAAATAAAAGTCATCCATATATTTTCCCTATTTTTCAAAGCATTCAAGACGACAACCTAGACGATTTCAAAGATAATTTCAATAAAACACTTGCAAACGTCGTATCAAACTATCTAAAAGTTCTTACTTCAATGCGTTTATTTTCAAATTACGATAAACAGACCGCACAACAACGATTGGATGAAGCAACATTAAAGTTCAGTTTATTGTCCAACTTTGTAGCAATTATGGGTGGAAAAATTAAATCAAAACAAATGATTTCTGGTAATATGTCGGATATTTTATCAAATGTGTATTTATCTTATAGTTTGTTATGGTATTATAATCAGTACCATTATGGTAATCAAGAAATTAAATTTTTACGGGATGAGTGTATTCATTATTTAATGAATGAACTAGACTATAAAATGAATTTGGTTATAGCAAATTATCCAATACCTTCACTTCGCCCATTTTTGTATCCGCTTACAAACAAAATTTTCTATCCAGATTTAGAAAATAAAAATAAATTATATAAAATAATTTTAGAAAATGAACAATTGCATAATATTTTTCAAAATGATATTTTTTATGAAGGAACTGTATTGGAAAAGATGGAAAAATTGCGTAAAATGAAGCCAAATAGTGAAGAATACAACCAATTATATCAAGATATTATTCAAGTAGGTGAATTTAAAATATAAAACATTTCTTTGCTACATATTTTAGACATTTTCTTATTTACGACGTTTATAATATTTCCTTCTAAGCGTTTTTTTAGACCCTCTCCTGCGCCCCTTAGTGCTTTTTTTTCGGTTCACTATGTTCATGCGTTTTGATCGGACTGTTCTTGCACGTTTTTTACCACCAAAATTTTTTTGTAATCTGAGATTAGCTAATTCTGCATCTGTATATTCATTTGCATCAAAGTTCATATCATTCGCTGGCATTGCAACTGGGATATTATATGGTTGAGCCATTAATCTATTGTTAGTAACACTTCGCGTTTCATAACGCGGTTCAAAAGTATTCACACTAGTAGAGCTTGCTGCTTCTTGCGTGGGAAGACAAATCCTTTCAAAATCAATTTCATTTTTATCAAAATACTGTTGCAACTGTTGCGCAAGTATTATATTAGCACAAATACTATTTATATTTTTATGAAAATTAGGATTATTGGGATTATTATGCAAATAATATCTAATTAATTTTACTAAAATATTAATTGCATATTCATTATCTATATTTTTCGTGAGCATTAAATCTAATGCAGTATGCGTAATACTTTCATTCATAATTTCTGGTAAAGAAGCAGGAAAATTTAAAAGTTCGTAGGCTGGTAGATACATATTTTTATTAATGCAAATCATTAATGCTGTCATTCTTTGAGCATCCATAAGTCCTAGATTAAACAGTTCATGATATTTTCGTACTATGAATATAGAAACATTTGTCAAACCATTATTGCAAGATAATATTAAAATATTGTTTCTTTGACTATTTGAAAAATAAAAAATACTATGGCCCTTTTCATTTCTAAAATTAGCATAATGTTTGATATACACAAGAATAGTTTTTTCGTTTCTTTCACCAACAAGTTGAAACATGTGTAAAACTATTTTATTCATTTCTTCATTGGAGATAGTTTGTATGCTGTCTGCCATTTTTAATTGATTTTATATAAAATGATATTATAAAATATATTTTCATATTTTATAATAATTATAAATAGTATAAAATAAATTAAGATTATTCACAATGTGTTTTTCTAAAAATGCGAGTGCCTTTTCATTTGTTGTAGGGGTAGTAGGATCTCTTTTATGCGTTTCTTTAGGAACTACTACTGATAAAATTTTTGGTTACATTTTACTTTATGTCTCTTCAATGCAAGCAATAGAATATTTATTATGGTCACATCAAAAATGTGATACTTATAATAGGATTGTTTCGATTATTGGTATGTTATTAAATAATTTTCAACCATTAGTGCTAGGTTTTATAATTGTAGCTTTAAATCCAAAAATAAGGCATGTTTTCTTTTTTTATTTATCAATGTTTATTTATTTATGTGTAGTAATACCATATTCTTTAATTTTTTTGACTAATAAAAAAATTCAATGCACTATAAAAAATAAAAAAACAAATCATTTAGAATGGAATTGGAATAGTATGAGTTATTACAAGTTAGTGTATTTAATGTTTATTATTTCATCTTGCGTTATGTGTATTCTAGGATTTCCAACAATAATGGGTGGCTGGTTATTTGCCTTTTTTATAGTTTTTTCATATACAACTACTGCTTTATTTTATTCAAACAGTGTAGGTGCTTTATGGTGTTATTACATTGTGTTCGTACCGATAGTATATTATATTTTGCGTAAGATATACATAAATTTTTCATAACTTTTATGTTAGTATAATATATATAATGTCTGGTAACAACTGTAAAACTTGTCCAAAAATATCTGGACTTAAAATTGTGAATGGACTTCCAGCAAGTCCAAGTGAAAAAGCAGAGTTTAATTATTTTTGTAGTATTGCGTCAAAAAATACTACTATTCCATTTTGTGGAGCTGTGTATTTGAAAGATAATTATGTTCTTACAGCGGCACATTGTTTATATCGTATTAAGAACCTTCCAAACACAATAAAAATTCAGTTCAATAAAAAAAATTTAGCAGATAATGGCTTGGTATTTGGCGTAACAGAAATAAATATACATCCAAATTATAATGCAAAAACCAGCAATTTTGATTTTGCTATATTGACTTTAGACAATAATCCAAGTAATTTTGGCATTAAAAACAATTTAATACTTGGTAAAGAAGAATTTTACAAAAAAGGTATACCATACACTATATTAGGTTATGGAGCCACTAGTTTTCAAGGCCAATCTTCTCCAGTTTTGCAAATAGCAACTATCAATTTCGTTGACGTAAGCGAAACTAAATATACCAAAAATGATATCAAACCTAGTATGTTTTTAGCGGGTGGTTTGAACTCATCTGGTAAAATTATTGATACTTGTCAAGGTGATTCAGGCGGTCCATTATTTTGTAAAATAAACAACCAAACATTCATACTAGGAATAACCAGTTGGGGCGTTGGTTGCGGTTTGCCTGGTTATCCAGGTGTGTATGCAAAAGTATCGGTAGCTACTCCATGGATACAGTCTATTATCTCAAAAACATAACAAACAATCACAAAAAGATAAATTCAGTAATCAGGCAATAAATGGTAGTTATAATGCATTATTTTTCCTTGTAAAACATGGATATAATATTCAAAATCTGTTTTGTATAAAACCAATTGCCATTTTGCTTTTACACCTTTTTCATTTGCTAACTCATCAATATGTAATAAATAGTCTTCATAATGTAATTTCATCAAACCCATTTTGTTTGAAATTGTTTTAAAGTCTTTGTCTTGAATCATCAAAGAACAATAAACTGGGTTTTTACTTATTGGTGACTTTCCAATACAACAACCGTTGTCATTGATAATGACTTTATCGTATTCAAAGCCGTAAACTATAGCAATATGATCCGATTTGGTCGTCTCCATGCAAAATATATTATACTATAATTATAAAATATAATATATTTAATAAAATTGATATTTTAAAATGTGTAATTTTTAAACAATTAAAACGCAGTATAATGAACAACCCTAAAACCTTTATATTTATTGACGGTAGTTATTACTGTTTTTACAAATACTATTCCATTATGAATTGGTGGAAACTTGCGCATCCAGAAGAAAAATTAGATAGTCCTATTGAAAACCAAGTATTTGTAGAAAAATTCAAAAAAACATTTGTGGAAACAATACAACAAATTCCTAAAAAATTAAATCTTCATAAACTTGAACACCCTCCAACTATTATAGTGGGAAAAGATTGCAAGAGAAAAGACATATGGCGCAATGAATTGTACGACAAGTACAAGGCAACTCGTGATAATAGCCCTGAAAGTGGTTTTATGGGTGGACCATTTTTCAAAATGGCATATGAAGAAGAGCTTTTCCAAAAGGCAGGAGCACATCAAATTTTGTATCATCCACATTTAGAAGCCGATGACTGTATAGCACTTTCTGTAAAACAAACACTTAACGACTACCCAAATTGCAATATTTATATTATTACAAGCGACAATGATTATTTGCAACTTATCAAAGAAAATGTTCACATATACACACTTGCTTTTAAAAATTTAAAAAAAATAGATGTAAGACTAAAAATAATTATGGGTGACGTCAGCGATAATATTCCATCTGTGTTTCCAAAGTGTGGAATTAAAACCGCTACAAAATGTATCGAAGATCCCGAATTTTTCAAGAAAAAAATGGCAAACAATCCCGACTATTATAAACAATATGAATTGAATGAGATGCTTATTTCTTTTGACAAAATACCGCAAAATTTGGCAAAGGAATACCACGAAATAAATCAAGTTATTCTGAATTTATAGGCAAATCATCCATAACAAAATAAGCTTCTCCTTCTCTGGTCCATTTCACTACCAGCGTAATTATTTCTACTCCTGATTTTATGGCTTCATAGAAAGCTTCTCTATACTGAGGGTCAATGATAGAAGGTTGGAAACTTGCAACATCTGTTCGTTGCATTACAAAACACATAAGACAACGAGTTTTCGATACTTTTTTAATTAACGTAAGCTCGCGTATATGTTTTAATGCTCTTGGACTTACGGGATCGCTAGTTTTTTTACGATATCCATCTGGAAAATAAGCAATTTTTGAATTAAAATCGCGATTGTCGTAGTTCTTTTTTTTACGCTCAACGGCGGTTACGTCTTCAAAATCAGCAAGCGGAACATTTTTGACTTCCATAATAAACGGCACACCAGTTTCATCAATACCACTAAAATCAAATCGTGAATCTACTTGGTCTTTTACATATATTGCTGTTTCTCTCTTGAAACACCGAATATTTTGTAATTTGGAGAGATAATTTTCTCGTAATGCTTTTTCCACCAAATCTTCCGCCAATTTTGGATGTATACCTATAATAGTTTCCTGATTTCTCTCTTTGTCTATGAAAACAGATAAATAAACTCTATATTCACAATGTGGTTTTTCTGTTTGTTTTTTATTTGTTGTTTTTATTTTTGACATTAAAATACTAGCTCCTGTATCAGCTAAACCACAACAACCAAGTGAAGCAGTATGACCAAGTATTTCTACTGTTTCACTAGTTAAAATATCCGCTACATAAGGGGATTTAATTATTTTAGAAGGACGTTTTACAATGGTGCCTTCTATTAAGTCATTAATGTTCATCAATAAATTTGTCATAGCATTTATATAAGTTTTTTACAAATAAGTTTTTGTAAATATACAAATCAATTTTATTTTAATTTATGAGTAAGTTATAATATATTATTATTATAAATATAGTAATATGATGAATAATAATAAAAATAATGGGCCTATACCGAATGAATTAAAAATAATAATTAATACTAGTATTCCTGGGTACCAAAACATTCGATACAAACCTTCTATGACAATTCCAAGTGATAAAGTAGACGATGCAGTACAATTTAATCCGCTTGTTAAACTGAAACCTAGTATAATCAAATCTTTACCAAAAGAAATTCAGGTAAAAGAATTTTTTAACAAAGGTTTATTTCAGTCACTCATGAATTCACATGGATTAGTAAGAGCAAAAACTTTACTTGAAGCGACAAATGAAGGCTATGTTGATAATAATATTCAAGTAACTTTAGATACGATTTTTCCAACAAATGGTGTATTATATATTAATAAGCAACCTTATGCAATTGCGGATGTACAATGGACCAAAGGAGATTGGAAAATTGATAAGAAAATACAACATTTACCTGACTTGGATAGTAATAGAATTACAGATCCATATTTATACAATGCTGTAGTAAAAGATGAAATAATTAGCGGTGAAAAAGAATTAGAAATATTACCCAAAGATATACTTTATGGACCAAATTATACGGGACCGATTAATGTAGCCAAAGGGGTTGAAAATGTAGGACCGCCACCGACACCGCCAGCACCACCAACATCTACTGCACTTGTCACAACAAATAAACCATATAGACCTATTTTACCACCAAAACCACCGAAACCACCGAAACCATTACTAATTACGAATGGCGATACTAATAATTTGCCGCCAAATAAACCACCAAAAATATTTAAAATTGAATATGGTCCCCTTACACCTATGAATGCACCTACCTTAATGTATTCTAGACGCAGCAGTATGCAATTAAAAACATACTTTCAACAAAAAAACTATTACGATATGGTAAATATATTATTTCAAAATATGAATGAACAAGAAAAAAATTTGGTAGTAAAAATATTCAAACAAACTACTGCGGTTGATGCAAAATACAATGCCAACAATATAAGTAAAGCAGCATACGATGAATCTATTTCACCTGGACTTAAAGTAAACTCCAATATAGGTGGTGGAGATTGTTTTTTTATTGCAGTAGCTGATGCAATAAACTACTATAATGCTAATTGCAAGACAATGGAAGACAGAATTATTTACAATAATTATGGTAATAAAATTCCATATACACAAATGAGTTTGAGAGAAATTGTTGCATATCAATTAACACATTTAAATAAATCCGAATACGGACGTTTATATGGATACTTAAATGCAAACCTTGATTTTTTAAATAATGAGTTTCAAAATGAATATCAAAATTTCATTGAGAATGTGAGCCCGCAAATGCCCGAAAATGTATTTTTTGATATTATTAATAATATTTATCTTGGAAATGATAATTTTTTAGTTGCAAAACCAACTTCAATGACACAACAAACTCTCCAAGAACCGTTTACAATTATAGATAGGTCAAATTACGTGGACTATATTAAAGGTTCTGATTATTGGGCAGATTTTTTTGCCATTGATTCAATATGCGAAATATTGAATTTGAATATAATTAACATAGAAAAACAAAATAATAATTTATTAGGCATACCGTACATAAGTAACAATAATAATAGCTGGACGCGTTATATGTTTTTGTATCACGAAAATAAACATTATGAAGTAATTTCTTTTGACTATACATTCAGAAAAATAGTAACTGAACCAAAATTTTCAGAAAAAAAAATCTATGTAAAAAAAGTTATTTTTAACAAAGAAGGAAATATATTTCCGCCTTTTTACATTATATTTTTAGTTTTTGCTAGTTATTATGTTAATATATTGGATGAAAATGCTAGAACGTCATTTCAACTGTTTCCTAATAATATGTTGGCTTTATTGTATAATATTTTTCGAAAAATATTAACTAGTCCAAATGATAAACAAAATAGTAAATTTTTAACCTTGGTTAAACAGTATTTCAATCCGTCTATTTTAAGAAAATTTGGAGTTTCAACCAACCCATTCGCAATCAAAAATGAAGGTTCTAATCCCGATGACGATGATGATGACGACTATAATGGTGGTGCTCCACAACAGTATAATAATTCATTGTACAATTTTCCTACACAAAGATACAATCAATACCAAAATAAAAATCCTTATCAAAATCCTTATCAAAATCCATATCAAAATCCTTATCAAAATCCTTATCAAAATCCTTATCAAAATCCTTATCGACAACCATTTGTATCCAGTTATGTAAAAAATAATCCAACCAATCCAAATAACATAAACACACAAGAAATTAACAAAACAAACATTAGTTATTACATTACAATTGACATGGAACTACAAAGAGGAACTACATTAAGTAGTAAAGATTTAAGTAATTCAAAATGCAGGCAACGATGGAATGCAGTAAGAAAAAGCTATGCAAATATGCGAGGTTTACCTTACACAATACTTCCTGATTACAATAACTTGCCATCGTCGTCTTCATCGACACCAAAAAATACAACACAAAAATTCAGACAACAACAATTTAAAAATAATAACAACAATAAAACTAGACGTTATTATTAAACGTTAAACAATAAAATTTATAGATATAGATTTATAAATTTTACAGTGCACAAACTATTTATTTTCAAAATTTTCATTTTTGAATAATATTTTTTCATAATGTAAGTTCGCTTTTTCCATTATAGTTTTTTTGTCAATTTTACCATCAATATTATTGTCAGTCTTTACAAATAACTTATCTTTTCTTTTTTTATAATATGATATATTTGCAGGAAATTTTATATTAACTTTAACTGGTAGTTTATAATTTTTTATGTTTCTCATAGTTTTTACAAAGTTGCTTACAAGCTCATCATAAGTTATTAGTAAATAGTTTTTTACCAATTTAGGCATTTCTTCAACTAAAAATTTATTTTTAACATGTCTTAATTCAAATATATTTTTGTATCTATTTTTTGTTTCTATATGCCTATCATTCAGCATTTCTTTGTTATCTTTATCAACCGAGTACCATTCATTATTTAAAAATGAATTAACATCGTCAGTATTTTCTTTTGGTAAATGATGTTTTCCTTTATACAGTGAATTAACCCAGTCATGTAAATTTCTCACTATTCCTATAAATAATACATCATCACTATTTTTTAAGTCATTAAAACCAAAAAAATGTTTCCATCCATACTTCCATACAAGTGTAACATCAAAATTTTCAGTCAACAACTCTTCTAAATAATTCGTACCACTACATCTCTCTCCGTAAATAGTTACTTTATTAATCATGCAACTATATATTATATATATATATATGTTGTATAAATATATATATTTATTATATTTAACTAAAATTATTTATCGTAGTTGTATTTATTAAAGTCAAATTTAGTAAATGCTTCTTTTTGTTGCTTTCGCTGTTTCTCTCGTTTCGCCTTTTCTAAAAGTGCCATAGCACTGGCAATTTCTGTTTCAGAAACATCTCCGTTGTTATCTGTATCAATTAACTTATGTAAAACTCTATATTTATGTGGAACTACACATAGATTACTTTCTTCATTGAATAAATATTCTGACAATATTGTAAAAACTGCTGTCAATCCTAAAGATATATAAATATCACGCGTACCCATCCATGCCATAGCAAATACCAATATTTGTTTACTCAGTGAGAATTTCATATATTCTTCTGTTGATTTACTAAACTGAATAGAAATGAATTTTGAGCCAACGTTTAATAAAATCATTATAACACCTGCGAAAAATTTACTATTGTTCAAATACATTACATGATGATTTATATAATGTACTCCATTGGATAAAGGTGTAAATATATTAGTATTTTGGGTTGGTGGAGCCCCTCCTTCAATCATATATTTAATATATATATTAAAATTAACAAATATTATTTTAAGGTCATGGACCTTGAAGATTAGTATAAATATAAATATTTTGAGTATAAATAGAATAATCATATCACTCCTAAAGGTGTACTATTTTACATAAAACCAACTTTTTTCAAAATAAGATGCAAATTATTTTTTGAACTATTATAATAATTTTCAACGACTAAACGTGCATTTCTAATGTGAGGGCGATACATTTGACGAAACCCTGATGTAAACCCCTCATTTTGTTTTTGTATTTTTACACCTTTTCGCATTAAAGATGCGCAAAGATGACTACTTTTCTCACTCAAATAAACGCCCATAATGGGCGTATTGAATGAGAAATGGTGTAAAAAGTAATTCATAAAAATAACTATAAAAATAATAAATATTACTACTGTTGCTAATTTAGACAAATATTTGCTGTTCGAGAATTTCATTGTTTAGTTTTAATGTATTTTATATAATATAACTTTAGAATTATTTATAGAACAGTCTTTTATCTTTAGTAAACACTAAATCCTTCACCATAGTAACTACCGTGAACATTTCCTTCATAAGGAGATACGTCAACTGAACTATTGAAAGAAGGTTTGACTTGTATTGAATTTGATTGTTTACCTCTTTTAATATTATTTTCTGTTGACTGCAAATCAAAGCCTTCCATAGCCTCGGATTTTTTTTTAGTATTGCTCGAAGGAGCAATAACATTTATTTTGGTTGGTTGATAATTATCACTTACATTTTCACCAGGAGTACTTGTTGTTGGTTGAGAAGTAGTAGTAGTTCCATTTGGTTCAGGCATGCTTGTTGTTGGTTGAGAAGTAGTAGTAGTTCCATTTGCTCCAGGCATGCTACTTGCAGTCATATTATTATCAAATCCTTCAAAATTGATCAACCTTTTACTGCTGAACATGATAATAATGATAAATACACAAACTATTCCTAAAATTTTATTTAAATAACTTGCAAATAACAAGATAAGAATAAGTATACTTCTTCCTAAATAAGTTTCCGTAAAGAAGAAAAATAATTTAGTTTCACTTAAAATAATTACCAGTAATAATGCGACAATAATGCTAATACTATTTTTACTTAAAGTATTCATAGTTATTTATATTATTCTCATATAATATATTTTTGTATTATTGAATTAATTTCAGTGTGTCTAACAAATTATTATCTTAATTTTTATTAAGAAGAATGTCTTTAGCAATGTATGCAGCTCCATTTGATGATATGAATAATAATGATAATAATGATAATTTTATAAATAAAAAAAGACAAACACATCACCATAATAAAACACAAAAAATATATCCAAAAGAAATGTTTACAAATTCTAATAATTCTAATAACTTTAACAAAGATAAAGTTAATTCAGTTTTAGAACAAATTCATAATAACACAGACGAATCGAATGAAAACATATCAAATTTTGATCCACCGCCTAAACCTGAATCGTCTGGCATGACAAGAACTTTAGCAAATGAAGCTATGCAAGGCATGACTAATGAAAATAATATGAATATGTATAAGGTATTAGGAAAATCACCGCAACCCAATTATGATGACGAAAATAACCTTGATTTGAACAACTACCGCACAAATTATGGTGACAGTAAAAGTGCTGAGGATTATTATAAAAATATGTTGCCTAATGTCCATGGTGTACCGCAAAGGAACCCATTGAACAAACAGTACTATAATCAAAGTTATTATGAACCAATGGGTAATGGTAATGGTAGTGGTAGTGGTAGTGGAAATATCCAACAGGACCTTCTTTTGCAAAAATTAAATTATATGATTAATCTGTTAGAGGAAAAACAAGATGAGAGAACAAGTAATGTCACTGAGGAAGTTATTTTATATTCATTTTTAGGAATATTCATTATTTTTGTTGTGGATTCTTTTGCAAGGGTTGGTAAGTACGTTCGCTAAGATCCACCTTTAGAAAAGGTGGAGCCAAAACTTCAATCATTTTTTGGTTTAACCTTTCTCAAAGGTTAATTTGCACGACTTTTCTAAAAAATTGCGCAAAAATATGGAGTTTGCAATAATATATTTTTTATTAAAATTCTAATAGCTTAAAATATATATGAAAGAATTATTTAGAACTTTCTTTTTTCAACTAGCATGTATTATTATATTCGCGTGTTTGTATTGGATTTATAGAGACGAATTTAAGTTGAATTTTGTAAGTCCAAAAAGGCCTAATCTAGAAATATTAGACTGCTTTTATACAAGTGTTACAATTCAATGTGGAGTCGGTTATTCTATTTTAAACCCTCGTACTAGCGTTGCTGTATTAATTTTAACGATACAACAATTAATTATGATTTTTACTAATATTGTAATGTTCTATATCTTTTTTAAGTGATTATTTAATTGTGAAAGTAAAAATTAAAGAATTACAGTTTCTAAATGAGGAAATATTTTATAATATAAAAAACTATTTATATTATAAAAATGCAATTTGTTTATGTATTGATTTGTGGCGCTGAATGGGAAGATACTGTTATATTATATTATATATTATAATCTTGATTATAATATAATGGAGTTAGAAAAAATTAAAGAAAAACTAGATATAAAACAATACGATTTTTTCTACAGTTTTAGACAGCAATTAGAATTACCGTTATATTTTATTGGAAGTATTTGTAGAACTGATTTTATTAAAGGGAAGAGTGATTTAGATATTGAAGTGTTTTGTGAAAATATTCATTCTATCAAATTTAAAGTAGATTATTTATTGGATTACTACTACAAAAATAAAGAAGCAAAATATATTGTTTTTAAAATTAATGATACTCCTATTTCTGGATATAAATATTATTTTAAAAATATAGATATTTCTTTTGATTTAACTCTTTATAAAAAAGAATGCAAAGAATTGTTATTACATCAAAGAAATATTGACAATAACATTCCATTTGCTTTAGTTGTTTTTTTGATTACAATTAAATATTTATATTATTATTTAAATATTATTACGAATAGTCAATATACTTTTATAAAAAAAAGAATATGGTTTTTTCATAATAGTGAAAAGACTATATCACAAACTTATGATAAAGAAGGGTACTTAGACTATATTCATTCAGAAAATAATGATAAAAGATTTTTGGTATAATATGTAATGATGTTTTTACAATTAAAAATTATATACACTTCTTTGCTTTTATAATTAACATTAATATTTACACGAGAAATTTTGCACAACTTTTTCTCAAAGGTTGTTTTGCATAACTTTTTCTCAAAGGTTGTTTAGGTTGAAAAGTTCCCCATTTTTATAATAAGTGTAAGTAGGTATGTATCCCCCTGCATCAGTTTTACTAAAAATTTCAACTCTGTTTTTGGGGTATTTTATTGATTCTTCTATGGCTTGTTCCTTTGATAAAAATATAACTGCGTCTTCCCATTCACCTCCGTAAAGTAATACGTAAACAAAATTCATTTATTTATTATAATATAAATAGTTTTTTATATTATAATTTATTTTTAAATCTATTTTTTTTCATAATATTTTCCATCTCTTCCACAGTAATCATCAGAGTTTCTCAGTATAGAACAATACAAATATTCTACATAGTTATCTTCATTTCTATTCACCAAAAAATTATCATTCCCTCTCACATGAGGAAATAATGAACATTTAGCAAATTGACTACTAGCTAAAAATGGTTTTTTACAAAACTTACAGTCAACACAAAATTTTGGTGTATGTTGTTGATTTTGCGCACTCTGGTTTGCTGAAATTGTCGATAAAATGGAGTAAATAAAGATTAAAATATACTTCATTCTGTTATTGTAGTTGTAGTTTTACATTTAAATTATTTTATTCAACCTTTGGGAAAGGTTGAGCCAAATACAAGAACCTTTGAGAAAAGTTGCTTTTTGAAAAGTAGAATTATATTTTAATTGGAGGATAAATAGTATCGATTTCGTTTTTAACCATATTAATATCAGTTTCAGGTCTTATTATTACAACAAATCGTAGTGTTTCTTTATTTTTAACATTTACATAACAAGGATAGAATGTTCTCCTAGCTTTTTTTCCCTTATTTGTAGTGCCACCATATGCGTTGTGAACTTTTGATATAACATCTTCTAATGAAATAACTGATGTTATTCTATTTAATGAAGTTTCTTTAAAACCTTCTGAGTTGTTTTCAGATGCTATGTATCGATAACCAAGAATTTCACATACATTTTTTACAGTCATTTCATTATCGTATACGCGAAACTTGTTTTCATCTACTTTTACTTCAGCGGTCTCCGAATTAATTCCATTAACAATTTTGGGGTTTACCTTTGTTTCTTTAGATTTTACTTTACCTTTACCATTTGAAGAAATACGGTGTGACTTATACTCTGACACGCTAAAATCACAATCATTATTAAACCATTCTACATATTTTTCAATTGCTCCTTTATCACAATAATGTAAAGGACGCAAGTTAATATCTAACTGATCTCCTGAATATTCATGATTATCACAAAATCTAGCTGTAGCTCCTTGTCCTGTAACTGAAACATCTCGTTTTTTTGGAATTGGTTCATAAGTTGCTCCAACGTGTTGACCAGAAATTCTTTTTGATGCTCTCCAAAACCCTTTAATAAATATAATTGTATGTTTTGTAGGAGGATTTTTCATTAAAGTATCTATTTTATCAATTCTTTCATCCGAATTATGATTTAAGTAACTCCAATCTAATTCATCACACACACTTTCTAAAATATTTATTTTAACCGGATCTAATAATCGAAACGGAAAATATTTTTTTGTAGTATTTTTATATCTTTCATCTAAAAACTGTAACAATTCGTAATAATCTTCAATATTTTTTAAACTAGGTGCATCGATGATGCGGTTTTCTTTTAACATTACTTCAAATCCCTTATATGACGGTCCTGGTTGAATTTTTACGATAGCACATTTTTGCCCCCATTTTTTATAGTCATGTAGTACAGCATCAGGTGTAGCGGATATGTCAAGCATTTTTATATTTCGCATTTCCAAAACATTTACATCTAAAATACCGACTTCTTTTAATATTTTTGCTATAGTCATTTTACTTCCTGACGCTATGTGACATTCATCTGGTATAATCAGTCCATCTTTCATGGATCTTAATTTATCTTTTTGTTTAATTAGATTTTGTCTATGAAATATATTATCTCTAAACGCGGGTAATACACTTTCTTTAAACTGTGTTTCCCAATCGTTGTCCGACATACCTGTACAATTAATAATATTTTCAGTATATATTATTTCTTCATCATTTTCATTAGTTGCCATATTGATCATAACCGCTTGAGCTGTTCCAGTCTTTCCTGTTCCAGGTTGAGCTATTAAACAAACAGCAACTGCGCCATTTTTATATGCTTCTATACATTTATCGGCGGCTTCTTGTTGATTTGGATAAATAAATTTTTTTTCTTCTAATTCTAAGTATTCCTCTCTATCTCGTATACTCTTTAAAATATTCTCTCTTTGTTGTCTTTTTTTAATTTTTTCTAATCTTTTTTCATTTTCGTTTTTATTCATTTTTATAACCTTTCTACCTTTGTTTATTACAACCTTTTTTGGGGTTTTTACGTGTATAATAAATTCTTCTGAATCGGACATTTTAGTATTATTATTTATTATAATTATTTTATATACTTAATTTTTAATTCAATTTTTTTTAATTATGAAAAAAATTGACTTAATATAATAAGTGAAAGTAATATAATACAATTATTTATTCAAAATGTATAAACTAAAACACTGGATTGATATTAAAACTATTTATTGGGAACGATTAGCACTAAATCCCAATCCAAATGCTATACCTTTATTAGAAAAAAATCCAGATAAAATTAATTGGAATGCCTTATCAGTAAACCCAAATGCTATTCTTTTATTAGAAGAAAATCCAGATAAAATTGATTGGCGTTATTTATCATCAAATCCAAACGCAATACATTTATTAGAAAAAAATATAGATAAAATTCATTTGTATGGGTTTCAATTATCAGGAAACCCAAATGCTATTCCTTTATTAGAAGCAAATCTAGATAAATTTCGGTGGAGAGGTTATTATAATGAAAGATTGTCAGCAAACCCAAATGCTATTCCATTATTAGAAAAAAATCCAGACAAAATTAGTTGGGAAGGATTATCATGGAATCCAAATGCTATTCATTTTTTAGAAAAAAAAATAGAGGAAGAACAGGATGAAGGTGAAGATGAAGATGAAGATGAAGATGAAGATGAAGATGAAGATGAAGATGAAGATGAAGATGAAGATGAATCTAAAATTAGTTGGGAAGGATTATCAGGAAATCCAAATGCTATATCTTTATTAGAAAAAAACCAAGAAAAAATTGATTGGCGTGAATTATCAGGAAATCCAAATGCAATACATTTATTAGAAAAAAACCAAGAAAAAATTGATTGGCGTGAATTATCAGGAAACCCAAACGCAATACATATATTAGAAAAAAACCAAGATAAAATTGACTGGCGTGAGTTATCAGGAAACCCAAACGCAATACATTTATTAGAAGCCAATCAAGATAAAATTGATTGGCGTGAATTATCAGGAAACCCAAATGCTATTCATTTATTAAAAGAAAATCTAAATAAAATTCATCGGGATAAATTATCAGAAAATCCATCTATCTTTGACTATGATTATGACGCATTAAAAGAACGATGTTTTATTTATAGCGAGGAATTGATGCAAATTGCAATGCATCCTTCAAGAATTCAAAAATTATTAGATATGGGAATAAGTATTGACGAATTAGATAATTGTATTTAATTTATTATAAAAAATATCATTTATACATAGTTATTTTTTTGCTCTATAAAATGGGCGTTTTAAATGAGAAAATGTGTAAAAAGGTTAAACTAAAAAAGGTTGAAATTTGGCTCAACCTTTTCTAAAGGTGGATTTTTAAAAGTTGCTAAAACAACTTAAATACATTATGATAATGAATATTAAATAAAAAAATGGCAACAAAATATATAATAGTTCATAATAAACACGAAGGCTGTTATGATTTTCAATATTATGAAGACTGTTCTACAAAAACCCGACTAACATCGATTACCATCAATCCTCCAAAAGTATTCTTATTTACTGATAAGGAACAAGCACATGAATTTTTCAGTGAATATATGAATGACGTTGATGTCTTAGATATTCGATGTAAAAAGGAAAATGATGAGATACAGCACATTGACTACTGTACATGCGGATGCATTGAAATGGATGATGACGGTAATCCAATTTTATTTTATAATAAAAAAAACCAAATTTTCTTTTTGGAAATCGGCGCACAAGTATTTACACCGCCAGCCGACTTAAAAATTGATATGAGCAACTTTAATTTAACAAACAAACTAATTCGCAAAACAAAAACACTCGGTAAGGAACAAAAACAACGATACATTGAACTAGGTAAGATGTGTGAACAGTTAAAGGATGATGATCTATAAATTCACCTTTTTCCACCTTTAGAAAAGGTGGAGCCAAATTTCAACCTTCAAAAAGTTGCGTAAAAATGTTTGGCTCCACCTTTTCTAAAGGTGGATTTATAAAAAATGAATATAAAACAATCAAACGATTAAACTATATGAAGCCAATTTGTTATAAAAATCTTGTAGAAAACAATATTTATTACATTGACCATAATAACATAAAATATATCGGGATGTTTAATAAGTTATATTGTTATAAGTATTTTTCGATTGCTTTATTTAATAATGTTATGAAAGTAAATTCATTAGATAAAACGAGCACTCAATCTGCATTTGTTATTGGTAGTTATTATAATAAAGTTGATTTTTATGTTCCTGAATTAGAACAGTTACTACTAGAACAAACATTACGACAAAAAGTAAATGATGATTTATTAGCAAATATAATGTCAAAAACGCTGTTGTAATAATTATAATTTATTGAAACAGGATGACTTATAAAACCCAAATACAATTTAAAGAAATGTTACTGATTACATGTATAACAAAACTATCAATATGTTATTTTTACTATGGTGTTGTTTGATGTTATCAACTACAGTAACATTTTCAATTTCAAAATACAACTTCGATACAAACAAAGCACGATTTTACACAAATGTCGGTAAAGCATTGGACACTCTAAGAAGTGAATTGCCATCAGTGTTTTCATCTCCTAACATAGACTTTTCTGTTTTAGCAGATCATATAACCGTTATACATGAAAATAAAAATAAAATAACTATGACAAAAAAAATATATGCAGCAACAATTCAATCACTTCAAGTGGCATGTGTGTTTTTCTCCATTTATCCATGTGTCAATGTAAAAAAATTTGACTATGACGAAGAAATGAATATGATCCAATGTTTGGTGGATATTTCTTTGCCTGATACTAGTGAGACTAAAAATAGAATTCTATGGGAAGGTATTTTTTATTTTGTTCTAGACGATACTGGACTAATTCAAAGTCACATTTTGGATAGAAAAATTCCGACTTCAAAAATACTACCTAGAAACAACTCAAGCGAATTACATTGGTTGAAATTAGGCTCCACCTTACCACTTTTCAAAAAAGTGGTGCAAATTAACCTTTGAGAAAGGTTAAACCAAAACAACTTTTCAAAAAAGTTGTGCAAAACGGTTTGGCTCCACCTTTTCTAAAGGTGGAAAAGGTGGATTTAGTTCAAAATCAGCACGTTATCAGGTTTAAAACTGTAGTAAGCAAAATTATAAAAAAAGTAGGCTGTTGGGCTTACTATCACTGGGGCCGTTTTCATACGCAAATTTTCAATTATTAAGTTATTATGCGAAATATTTTCGATGACGGCAAACCCAAAATAATTTTTCTCGGCAGTTTTCCAAAAACTTATTTTAAATCCTTGTACAAACGCATCGGTTGTAATAGTGCTATCATGGATCGACGCAAAACACGACAAAATTTCCAGACCCTTTTCATAAAATACGCACGATTTTCTATAAAAATACGCTGACTTGATCTCGTTTCCTTCCATCAAAACATATACAAAAATATTCTTGGTATTGATAAGTTCAATAATATTTGCATGCTCCACATTGATTATAATCTCAAACTGATCTTTATTCGATTGTATAAAATCGAACAAAAAATGGTAGTTCTGTTCATTCACTTCCAATATTTTATATGCAGCATATAGCTCGCGAGGTTTAGGCCATTTTTTCATAGAAAACCCGTAAGTAGAATATACACACAACGGAACTATTCCAGTAAGTTCACCTTCTCTCTTAAACAAATTCACAACAATGTTTTTATTAATGTGTCGTTGATTGTAATGATGCGTTTGTATAATTTGTGGAGCAATTCCTTTTTTTCTCTCACACTTGTCAACACACAAATAATCCACGTAATATGCATCAAATACGCTGTCTTTTTCGCCCTTGTTGATAAAAATGTGAATAGGTCTTGAAGTCGTGACGCCGACTATTCGGTCCTCATTCGTGATAGTTCCTTTTTTTAAGTCGCTAATAAGCTCGCGTTCTTTATAAAAAGTGAAAAAAGATTTTGTGTTGTGACAATTAAAATAAGGAACAACGTTTTCTTTTTTAGGAGCATAGATGTTGTCTTTATTTTGCAAATAGTTTGCATTAATAAAATGGATAAAACGTTGTAATTTAAAGTCAGGTAGCTCAGTATAAACAATAGTTTCTATATTTTTAAAATTTGTATATTTATTCTCTCTTGGTAGTTCATGTTGTATTATTCCTGGAGGCGCAAACATATACCACAAATTGTATACATGAAACACAGGTTGATAATACCAAAATCTATATTTAGTTCTTACATAAGCATAAAGTAGTATAACTATTACAATAATTATTATAAATATATATGCAACCAATGGATACATATTTATTGTAAGTTTAATTTTTTTAAGATTACATCGTATCTAATGTTTCACATATAAAAATACTATCATTATTGTTTTTACTATCACTTGCGTTGAAATGTTGAAAGTCTTGCTTTGATTTTTCATAGATTTCTAGAGCTTGATGTCTATTTAGAAATCCTTTGATGTGAACTTTTTTATTTTCTAAATCTTTGTAATGAGAGAAGAAATATTCGATTTTTTTCAATGTATGTGCTGATATTTGTTCCAATTCATTCAATTCTTTATAACCAGGTGCAATTTTATTCACTGGACATGCAATTATTTTAGGATCATCGCCATCGTCGTCACTTGTGCTTAAACAACCTAAAATCTTGCACTTTATATAGCATCCTGGAATTAATTCATCTTCCATCAGTACAATAACGTCTAAAGGATCTCCATCTCCACTAATAGTATTAGGAACAAATCCATAGTTGAAAAAATATTTAAAAGGTGTGTGTAAAATTCGGTCACAACGTAATGCCTTAGATCTCGTATCATACTCGTATTTTATATGAGAATTTTTCGAAATCTCGATAAAGACATCAATTTCCTTTGACATTATCTTGTATATTTTAATAATAATATTTTTTTTGAAATATTATTGTTATTCCATTATTTCCCTAAATTATTTTATTTGCATTTTAGCCAGGCTTCAAAAAGACGTATACGTATTGGTATTCGTAAGCTACTTTCATCAAATCAATTTTGGCCTGTATTACAAAACCTGCGTCTTGAGCCATATTTATTATATCACTTGTATTGTTCATATACAATATGTGCTCTTGTTTTCGCACCTTTCCATTATTAAATTTGAATTTTTCATCAAATATAGCAACATCCGATGTTTCATTCAATTTGAATTCCGAATTATAAATAAATTCGTTAAAGTTAATCTTGGTTTTCATTATTCTGTCTTTTGCGTATTTTTGAGGTGAAACAATATAGAGCGGATTACCTGGGGGTAAAATAGGGTCAAACTTGTATCTGTCTACTAAATGTACAAATAAATATCCGCCAGGTTTCAACCAATCCATAGCATTATTGAAAAATTGATTTTTATCTTCAATATAATAAATGGTAAAATAGAGGCATAGTATATGGGTAAACATATTATTTTGAAATGCATCTCTATTCAAGACGTCTGCTAATTGGAAATTTAAATTTGGATAATTTGCTTTGGCCTTTTTAATCATAGAAGGCGAAATATCAATTCCAATTATTTCTAAATTATTATTTTGAGCCATTTTTGCTACATGGTGACCTGTACCACATCCTACATCTAAAACAACTGTTTTCGTGTTGGGTGTGTTTTGATTAATAATCATTCCGACTTCATAGTCATTTTTGAGTTCATTGAAAACAAGAAAGTCATAAATATCGGCATAAAAATCATCGTAAATTTCGGGTCCTTTTTTAAACAGGAATTCTTGTTCTTGTTGGAATCCTTCTACTTTATTTGGATTTTTATTGTTTACATACTTGAAAAATACTACGATTATCAGTAATAATGATATAAATATTAATATTTTTCCAAAACATGATAATTTTCCATATAAATTTGTAATGGATTTCATTGGATTTTTCATTTTCATCTATATGTATTGTTGTTATTTTTTTTGTATAAATTTTATTATATATATTATGTCTACCACTGATACAGAAATCAATGATATTCGCCAACCCAAAGATTTCAAAGGAATTACATTTTCACAGTTTAAAAAAACTGATGTTAAAAAAGAATTGCTAAATAGTTTAATAAAATCAAAAATAGAACCTGCTTGCTATTGGAGCGCTGAATTGATTTGTGCAGGACATTATAGTGATTTATGGGAAACAATACTCTTTTTTTACAGTAAATTTATTCATTTAGGAAATCCTAAAATTTCCATTTATTTAGAACTAAGAATTGATAATTTTAAACAAATTGTCAATAATGGATATGCAGGTAATGAATTGAGACTAAGAAACAGTGATAAAATTCGTAAATTATTTTGTGAAATCATGTGTGTTTTATGTGATGCTAAACGAAAACATAGTTTTGATGATATTAAAATCAAAAAAGAAGACTTTGATATGACACAAATGACAGATCGTTGTAAGGCTCCAACTGTTTATTATGGTAATGAATATTTTATGAAGGAAGACCCAAAAGAATTATTTATTGCAGTAAATGAATTAGCTTACAACTTGTCCGATGAAAGCAAAAATGTGATCCAATCATGTTACTGGATAGAATGGATTAATGAGTTTGAGAATATTTGCAAAAATAAGAAAGAGAAGTTGAAGTGTGAACGTAGAAGTAACATACCTGTTGATAATAAACATCAAATGGATGTCATATGGATAGTATGGGACATTTTTTTGCACAAGTCGATGGAAAAACCTGTGATTATACAGAAGACTATCAAGGCTCTTTTATCGTTGTTTACACTTAAATACAGCAGTAGTTGTAACAGAAAAAGAAAATACATTATTTATTTTGCCGTGTCACTTTTGTGTGAAAATGTTACACTAACAGAAGAAATAATGCGAGAACAACAAAAAGAGGTTGTTGCAGCTATTATGAAAAAAATAGACACGATTTACGGTCAAATAAAAACAAACGAAGAAAGTCCTGGGACAGACTATTTATTCAAAGATGTCAAGGCGTCTAATTTAGAAAAAACGATTGAAAAATTAGAGGCGATGGATAATTTTGGAGACAAATTTATACCTAGACTTTAATAGTAGTATTTTTAAATATTTGTATAATGTATATTACATACAGTTAGTATAATGATAAAAAAAATGAATATGACAAGGAGAAATAAAAAAACTAGTTCAACACGTAAAAATTATGGCAATCGTGAAAACGGAAGAAATCATAGTATCTATGAAAACTTTGAGAGAGAAATCACGATGAAATTTTTTGAAATGATACTATTAATTAAGCTATATCACTGGAAAACCCATAGTTATGCAACTCATAAAGCAACAGATGAATTGTATACCAAACTAAATGAGAACATGGATAAATTTATGGAAGTTCTTTTAGGTAAAACTGGTATGAGAATTGATTTGATCAGACAAAAAACATTGCCTCTTTATGACTTAAGTAATGTAAGTCAGCTTATACAAAAAGTAAAGGAATTTAAAAGTTATTTAGTTAATTTACATAATCATAGAGCAATGAGATTGATGGCAAATATGGATTTAATGACAATTCGGGATGAAATTCTTGCCGATATGAACCAATTCTTGTACTTGCTTTCTTTCAAATAAAATATAAATAAAAGAATTTAAAGGATACAACAATTATTAAGGTAGTACCTCTACTATGAAATACATTACAACTATTATTAGCAAGTTTATTAAAAAAGAACTACCCAAGCCATTAGGTAGGTGGAATATTGATTATTGTAGTAAAAAAACGGATCAAAAAGTTGATTTATCAAATGAAGACCATTGTGGGCCTTGTGGACAATATGTTGTAGACAAAAAATCAAGTGAAAAAAAGATTGAACCAATAATAGAGAAAAATCTGTAATTCAAAAGTGCGAATGTATAATAAAAAAATAATATATATATTTTTATTATAATGGACAACAAAGCAAATTCTAATTCTATAATGCAATCAATTAATGAAACACTAAGTGGTAACTCTGGATCTAACTCCAGTGCCTTGGAAACGAACGTATCTAATCCGAGCGAAGGTGGGTTGTTTAGTTCACTCGGTTCTATATCAGCAACTACGTGGATTATTATTATTTTAATATTGGCATTTTTAGGTTTTAATATATTTGTATATTTAGCAAAAGGTACGCAAGATATTACCAGTTTTTTTACTCCGATTATTACGAATATAGCAGGTGCTTTTGGAATGGTTACAAGTCAAGTAATTGATACGACAGCTACAGGTGCAAAAGGTGTTGTAAATACTAGTGCAGAAGTTATTGATACTGGCTTGACCGATGTGCAAAATGCTCTTCCTGAAGGAAGGAAGTCGATGACAACTGCAGGCGGGACATCATTGCAGAATTCTATACCACAAGCCGATGTTATGCAAAACAATACAATGAATAAGGCGTTGAACAGTTCCAATGTAAAGAACAACATTGGTCAAAGTCAAGACTATGAAGCGGATGATTCTACAAGTAGTATTCAGAAAAGTCAATCAAAGGGAGGATATTGTTATATTGGCGAAGAACGGGGATACAGGTCGTGCATGCAAGTAGATTCAGGCGATACGTGTATGTCAGGGGAAATATTCCCGACAAATGAAATCTGCGTTAATCCTAGTTTGAGGGTATAAACTAAAAATTAAATTTAGTAAGAAATAAATTATTTTTTTTGTATTTTATAATTTATTTATTATTATTATAAAACATGCCACCTTCCCCCGCCGCTTCAGTCTCTACCGTACAAGCTCCTTTACTAGCAGTACCTAGTGCTCCAACATATTATTTAGGTTCTGTAAAAGTTAAAAGTAGTACAGACAATCCTGTATTTAGTACAAGTAACTTGCAGATTACTACAAATTCTACAATCAGTGGTTATGCTTTGAATATTAATTCTAGTGGAAGCACCGCTTATTTAACTATTGATGGGCAAGGTGTTTTGAATACCGTTGGGTCAATTACTACAACATCGAGTATAAATTCTAGTTCAATAAATACAAATAGCATCAGTGTTTATAGAAATGGTAGTTTAACTGGTGTTCCTACTTTAACAATTTCAGACACAGGAGATTTAACTATTAAAAGTAATTTTAGCGTGGCTGCTGAAAGTGGAGCTGTTATATCAGGAACAATTAGCTCAAAGGATATAACTGTTACTGGTCAAATTAGCTCAACGGGTACAATTAGTGTTAGTTCAGGTAAAGTTATATTAAGTAATGATGGTAGTATCAGTTCGACTACATTACACGTTGGTACAAATGGTGAAAGATTAGCAGTTACAGATGCATCTGTATCAACATCTAAAAATTTAATCGTTGGTTCAAGCGCAATATTTAATGTAAATTCAGCCACTGGTGCTTTGACTACATCTGGTGATTTGAAAACAACTAATGGTACAGTATATGCACAAAATTTGAATGTCAGTAATGGCAAAGCTACGATAAATTCTAATGGAGAAGCTGCAATGACAAAAATTACAGCTACTTCTGGTTCTTTTGGTTCATCTGGTAATTTGGTAATAAATGCCGATGGATCTATTTCTGCAGCCACAGGTAAAACTTTGATAAATGTGGATGGTTCCGCATCTTTTGCTAGTACCAACGCTAAAATAGGAAATGATGGTCATTTTGAAACAAATTTTTCTAGCCATATTCTTCCAACAGAGTTACGCAGTAGTAAAGCTACAACTGGTGGTTTTACAACTACAGCAACCAGTAAATACCTTGCAAATCAAAACTATGTAGATGATGGGTTATGGTATATACAAAAACAAATTAACTTAATTACCAATGATGATAGTAGTGTAGTAGATAGTTTTAATAATGTATTTAGTTTAGTAAAAAAACTAACAGGTGATGGTGCCATACAAACTTTAGATGGCATTATAGATACAACAGATGAAATTAAAGTTTCTATATCTGATGTTATTGCAAACAGTGAAAATGCTATTGTAATGGATTGTAAAAGCACTGTATGGGCCGATGCTTGTGCTCCTCTTCCAATTCCTGCGTCTGTTTCAAGTCAATATTTTTTTGATGGATGGTTTTTTGAAAATATGATTAATACTGTCGATACAAATACTACAAATAAAATGAATTTGTATGTTCCAGCAAATGGTATGACTATGACTATTGCCGATGTGCTAAGTATATGTATGACTATATTTGCAGTTAGTAATAAAGCATTGCCATTTATTAGTCTTTATACTCAACCTAAAGGTACAAATGATCTTTTTTCATCTTTTGCACATGCTCGCATTAATTATTATTTTGAACCTAGTACACCACTTTCAACGACTAGCAATATATCATATTGTTTATACACTGGTCTTGAAGTTCCAACAAATGAATACAATGTTACAAATTTAAAATGTACTTCTACTAGTACAGCAAATGCAACAAATAAAAATAACGGGACATACGGAACTGTAAAAACCGATGGAACATATGATACGACTATTGTTCAGCCAACTGATAAAATATCTTGTTTTGCAATTTCTACTGGGTCACTTTACACAAAAAATCACGTAAAATTTATTTTAAGTCAATTTAAAATAAGACAAAAAACCGGAACTACAAAGTTTTTATTTAACAATTCAGCAGTCGCAACAAATTATTTATTTAATACTAATTTTAGAATTAACAGTGACATGACAGGTATATCGACAAGTCAGTACCCCACAGAGTTAGGTGGTCTGTCCACTTATTATGATAAATATACTGCAACATATGTAACACCAAATCAACCATAAACTATGTAATATTTGCATAGATACTTAATATGTTATTTCTATCGTACATATATGTTAAAGTAACTGCGCTATTTTGCGCAATTTCTAATGCATTTGTTCCATCAGGTGCATACATCATACTATAAATATTCGCAGTAGATAAAATTGTTAATATACTATTATTATTACTACTATTAGTTTTATTAAATATTGTTACTGATTGATTATTTTCTCTTAGTAGATTGTCAGGTAAAACTACCGAGTTAGTGCTATTGTTTGTATTTTCAATCACATAATAATCACTTTGAGTATTAAAAATTGAACTACCACCATTAATATTTGTATTGATAGTGGTGTTTCCGCTTCCGATATTTCCACTAGCAATATCGGTGATTTGATTGCTTAAATCTGTAACACTATCGCTATATGTTTTATTGTCCGCACTTAAGGAGACCTTTGCAACAACTTCATTGTTATAGACAACAACATTGGACGGCGGTGAAGTATTGCCAGATAATATAGATGTGATGTATATATTATAAGGCCCGCTGTTTAACCCTGTCAAGGTTGTTGTATAATTCGTGGAATTTGCAATTGTTTTATACAAAGTGTTATTAACAAAAATCGCAAAACTAGAAACTGGATAACAAGTATTATTGCTAATAGTCCATGATAATTCGACGCTATTGGCAGTAGAAGACACAATTTCCAATGTCGGAGCATTCGGATGAATAGCACTTTGAAATAATTTATAATTAATAGGCCATTTATCAGTACTATTATTCATTGTAAGTCGTTGTCGTGGGTACCATGTTTGTAGTCTAGAATCCCAATACAAATACTGAATAGGGCCAGGAACATCCGAATCACTCGTAGGATAATAATTCTGCTGAAATGTTTTCTGGATAATTTCTCCCGTACAAGGATTTTCAACCGCGTTACACACCAGAATACCACCATCTTTGAAAGTAAAATTAGGACAATTAAATGGGTCAGATAAAGCACCAACAGGAACATAAGGACCCGCTGGATTAGCAGGACTTCCAGGAGTGATGTCATTTTCAGGGTATTCAACAAAACCAACTCTTTTCAAACTCGCGGTATTTGGATTACTATAAGTGACAGATTGTGTTGCCCATGTTTTGGTTCTATTCGTCCACATACCTTTTGCAATCTGAGAATAACGTTGATTTTTTGTCAACTGAGAACTATTTTTCTTATATTGTAAAACATTTCCCTTGTTTATTTGAGCTACTTTATAATAAACAAAAGGGTCATAGATATTATCACTGTTTTCAAAATTTACGGAAGAGTCATAGTTGCATCGATTTTCAACTCTAGACCATGCTCTAGGTGGAATTGGTAAATAATTGCTTGTGTAGGACATTGTATAAAAGTTCAATGTTGTTATAATAATAATTTATTAAAAAAATCAGCAATAAATTATTATGGATTATTATGGATTATACATATTATTTGAACCGTAAAAGAACCATCGAAGCGACAAATAATTTGGATCTTTCATACTGACTTGAGAACTGTCAGACATTTTTGTATTCGGACCTCTGTTCACAATGTCTTGAATTGCGCGTGTTCCTAGAGCATAATTGTAATACCATAAATTTGAAATGTAACCATCAAACCCGCCATTCATAGCCACATAAACATCTCCATAATTTTGTTTAGGAACGCTCGATAACTCTAAACTTCTAGTAATTGTTCCATTTATATAAACATCCAATGTCCTGTTTTGACATCGTACAATAATATTCAACCATTTATTAAGTGGTATATCAGGTATAGTTATTTCTTCATTAATCACATCAAAAGTATTCATTATGATAACCAAGTTATTCGTGTCAGGTGCTAAATATAAGCCAGGAGCATTATTAGGGAAATTCAATCCATTTTCTGCTAAATTACTATTACCTTTGTAAAAAATATGTTTGTATTGTCCTTGTAAATACTGCAAGTTGTTGATAAAAATCCAAACAGACCACGTGAACTCAATTCCATCATTTTGATTAACAGATCTTGTAATAGTCACGGCATTGTTGAAACTCGGGTCTTGGTTAAAAATAATGGCGTTTTGAGCATTTACCATACCATTGATTAAATGAGGTGATTTACTTGGAGACATAAAGTAACTTACAATGGAAGTTCCGAATTTTAATAAAATGATAAAACCGAAAATAACAATTAATAAAAATGCGAATTTTGCTACTAAACTATTTGAATCTAAAAAACTACTATTTGATGAATTTCCTTTATTGGTTGAAAATGAATTATAGTTTGAATTCTCACTCATGTATTATAATTAAATAAGAAAAAAATATTATATAGTAACACTACTTTGTGTTGTACCATTTTCAACTAAAGAAATTTGTACTTGATATCCTTGAAAGAAATTAGAAAACATATTTCCACCATAACCTTGTGTGTAGATATTGTAGGCTTGTTGTGGATTTAATGAGTTAGGAAAATATTGAAATTTAGATGTCCAACCACTAAAACCACCAGCAGGTGTCACATAAACATTTGAACTGTTGTTGACATTCGCAACACCTGGTAATAAACATGTTTTTACTAATTTTCCATCAATATAAACATCAAGTGATCTGCCGTAAACACTGATAGTTAAATTTACCCATCTCTGAACAGGAATATTTGCTACATTGCACGTATGAACAACAGTATTTCCTCCTGGTGTGGTAGGAGCTTGATTAATTCCTGGGTAGCAACCTAATGAAATGTCCAAATTATTTTCGACAGCACCCAATACAACAGCAGGACATGGGTCTAAACCATTTACGCCTTGAATTGAACTATTTGATGAAGAAGCCATTTGTGATCCACTACTGCTACTGCTACTGCTACTACCACTATTTGCAGTACTAGGTGCACCCATTCTACCAAAAATCACTTTTGGTTCACCATATCTGTAGTTAAAATCATTAACATAAAACCAAATAGAATAAGCAAAATTACTAGATGGAATATTTGAACCACTCGTTGCTAAAGAATTTGCTTGTATGGTAGCAGAGTTCTGTCCATTTTGTAAACTAGATAATTTATATGGGTTTCTGAAAACATGAATAAAAAACATGACTATTAGAACAATTACTAAAATAGTTATTATAATACCTAAAACGCCCATTTGTATTTGTATAATATAGAGTTAGAAATTTTCTATTATTCAAGTGGAATAATTGTTTTATTGGATCTATTATTTACAGGAGGTGTTTTGTTTTTAACATTATTGTAAATATAATAAATTTTTGTTATTGTTAATGGGTTTTTATAATAAACAACATTACAAATTCCGCCATTTACGCCACCATCACTTCCAATCGTCAATGCATCTAATTTCATATATGGAATAACTTCAATAGAGGATTTTACCAATTCACCATTTAAGAATACATCTAAAGTTCCACCATTGTAGTTAATGATAATATTGTTCCATTTTTGCAATAACATATTGTTATTTGTATAAATAATTCTGTTTCCATTATCATCAAACTGTAATAACCTATTTTTAGTTTTTTCAAGTAACTTTATTTGATCCATGGTGATCATTAAAGTATTTGTACTACCTTTATACAGGACATTTGGCTTTCCGCCAAAATTTAATACAGATGTGTATTCGTTATGACTAGATGAACTATTTGGGCCGAATGAATCTAAAAATACCCAAAATGAAATTGCATATTGATAATCAAAATTATCATTTCCGTTGAGTTGTTCATAATTTGCCAATGGATACAACGTGTTGGTATAAACCGGATTTTCAACCAACTGTTTACCGCCTTGCAAATTAACTGCTTGTTCTATATTGGGTAAATATATATATAATAGGATGAGTATAATCGTAATGAATAAAATTATTACATTACCAGTAGTGTTTGAATTGTATTCAGAAACGCCAGTTTTCATAATGAAATCGAAAATGCCAGAAAACAAACATGGAATATAAAATATCAAATTTACTATCAAGTCGAAAAACCCGCCTTTGGCTTTATTTGCACTATTTGATGGAAGTTTTACAAAAATTATTTTATATATCAAAATCAAAACAAATACAATAAGAAAAATACTTAATATGAAACTGATAATACCAGATTTACTTGATAAGTGTTGAAGACTATAAACAAGATATGCAATTATAATACCTGAAATTGTGAGACCAAATAAGCTGAGAAGTGTTTTTTTTATAAAAGATAATTTACTATCTGACGTAGATTTTGTAGTAGGTGATCCGGAAAACATATTGAGTATCAACATTGTTGACCAAAAAATACATACAAGAAGTGTCAACGAAATTATAATTGCAGACATACTTTTGTTTGTAAAAAAACCACCTGGGTAGGTAAGCATAACAATAGTCATAACCACTAAGAATAATACAAATAAAATAGTACCATATTTTGATAATGAAGACACATTTTCCAACAAGTTGTTTGTATCTTTTGAATACTTAAATATGTCATATGTTTCGGGCAATGTTATTAATGTAACTAGGTAAATAAAACTAAAAACAGCAATAAGAATAGTCAACAAGAGTGAAAACCCAAAGTTATTAGAAATATAGTTTCCTGGATTGGTTGAATAATATAAAATACTGAGTGTAATAAAACAAAAAAACATGATAATAATTTTAATTCTCTCGTAGTTCAAATCGAAATCAACTATATAGTTACTTTGAAAAGCTATAAAAAATAAAACAAATGCGATTATTAGCGTAATAGGAACTATAAAATTTGCATGACTGTTTAAAATATTACTTGGTAGTAGTCGGAATAGTAAAATTAAAAATATCGTATACAAAATAACAAATGTAACATTGCTTATCTGAGTGAATAATTTTGAAAATTCTTTGTAACTTGGTAAAAATATAAAACATAAAACAATAATAACAAAAACAAAAGGCAATATAACAAACACATTTGCAACTGCAGCGTTATTTATTTCTGATTTGCTAAAAGTGGCTCCACTGTAAATAAGTAATACAGCAAAAATCATGATAATCAAAAATATTATTACAATAATAATTGGTACAAAATTGGTTACTTTTATTGTTCCACCACTATTTGTTGTTGTTTTTTCATTCATAATATAGTTTACTTATATTATAAAGATACAATATTTTTTAATGATAATTCATCTAATTCATGAAATAATGAAAATTCTCACATATTTTCACTAGCTGTTTTCTTTCCATGACAGTTTCTACATAATGCTATTAAATTTTGCACATCATTTCCACCGCCATATTCTAGTCTAATTTTATGATCAATTTCAAATGTATGATCTAATTGTGAGTCACAATGACCACACTTCCATTCTTGATTTGCAGCCACATATTTTTTCTTTGTTTCACTGACAGAACGTTTATTACCTGTTTTCCCAGATTGCATGATCCGTTGTTGCCTAAAATCGCCGTTTCCTTGTCTTGTATCAACATTATAAAATGAACTCATAAAACTATTTCCACCTTCGCCACCTCCATTCCCACCTTCATTGGAGGTAAAATCAAAAATAGGAGTGAACATTTCTAGTGAAGACTTATCAATAGGCATGTATTTGACTACATTATTGGCATATTGTAACATATTTTTTCCTTGATGAGGGCTCTTCTTAAATAATAAATAAACACCTAATCCTAAAATGCAATAAAATATCATTGTGTAATATTTTTTATAAGACATTAACATTTTTGTATATTTTCCGTCGTGATAAGCATTATAAATTAAAAATGCAGTTATTAATAATATCCATAATTCAATTCGCATATTATTAATATAATAATAAATTAATTTTATGTTTTATATTTTTTCTGTTTTAATTAGTAATGGTTCCCTGTTGCGTATTACTTTACATAATCCGCAATTATTACATATGTATATTATTACAGAAGTTGTGTCTATGACATCTGCAGCGTCACCAAACATCATTTGACCTAAACCTGAACGAATTTTTGATTTTCCAAAGGCGCCAGTTTTTTCTGTATAATCATTACTTCCGCAAATTTCACAATCTACTTTTTTGTTATGAAATGTAAGTTTAACATTTCCACTTGTACCGTATAATTTTCCACCTCTGTTTTTTCTGGTATTTGTTTGTTTATTTTTTCTATATTTGTGAGTTGTCATATATATATATATATATATATACATAATAATAAATAATAATAATTTTATTTGTTATTATTTATATAGTAAATTATAAAGTTTAACTACTTTAACCTGCATTTAGAGCTTGTTGTTGAGGAGAGTTACTAAGTGGAAACATAAGGAAACCACCTGAGTTCATAGAGTTCATAGTCATGTTCATGCCTTTTTTTGCAACTCTCAGAACACCAAACATCATTAGTAAAATTAAAACATAAGGCAGTAATACTAAGAACCATGATAGTCCAGTAAAACCCTTCTTACATAACCAACTAAGGATAAAGGTGTAAATAACAGCAAAAATAAGTTTCATTAAAATTGCCATGAAATGGAAACCACTAAAAAGTCCCAATAAAATGCTTAAAATTGCCAACGCAAAATATAATTTTGCTGGAGTACAAAGTTTTTCAAAGTCTTTCGAAGAAAACATAATTATATTATATACAGATATAATTTTTATAATTAAAAAATTAAATTTTTATAAAATCATTTATTTCTTTTAATTCATGTTCTAAATCTTTTATTTCAATGGGTTTTATTCGTGGTTCATATAAATATTTTAAAAATATAGTTCTTATTTTTTTAAATATTACATGTTGTTCTTTTGTTAAATCATGATAATTTTCAAAAAAAAGTTCATAAAATGGAAAATAAGAAATTATAAATCCCCAGATATCTACTATTTTTATAAAAACATTATCTAAATAAAATCGTAAATTCAATGAACCATCTGATTTAAATTTTGTAAAATGCACTAAAATTTCAACTAAATAGTTTATTATGTAAGGAAATGTGTAAGTTTTTTCAACATACTTTTTCATTTGTTCATTTTTATTTGGACTAGTAGTAGTAGCATTAGCATTAGCACTAGAACTAACAGTATAGTTATTAGTCGTTTCTGTAGTTGCTCTCTTTGAAATATCAATGTTACCGACGTCTAAATCATAGTAAAAAATCGTATACATAATTTTATTAATATATTTTAAATGTCCTAAACCCCTTTCTTTGAACCATTCAGTCAAATATTGTTTTATAAACTGTGAAAGCGATGATCTACTAGTTTCGCGGTGATTTTTTTCCAAAAAAGTTGTATATTTTTCTACAAATAGGTCTGTAAATAAAAGTACTGAAAATGGAACGTTAAATTGTAATGGTCTGTTTTTCCAATTATGAGGAAATTTATTATTTTTAAAAGGAATGTATTCTGTCGCCAAGCTCCAGTCAATTAAACGTACTGTCATAGAGTTCTTCTCGACATCATCAATTAAAATATTCGAGCCTTTAATATCACTATGATATATATTTTGCTCGTTCATTTCAATTATTCCATATTTTAATAACTGAATCATATGATTATTCACTTCTTTAAGTCGATTATAATTTTTATTGTTTGTAAAAAATTGTTCTAATGTTATTCCACCATAAGGCATATTCAGTACAAGTAATTTATCCAATGTTTTATTAATATTCTTTTTTGTAATATTTTTTTTTTTCAGTGCACTACATTTATTAAAATTACTTAAATCAGTTTTTGTCAAGTTGTCTGGTATACATATACTATAGTTGTCAACTAAAAAATAGTCTTTATAATTGGGAATTTTATTCAATTTTTCTTTGACATCTATCAAAGTATCATATTCTTCTTTTGCGTTTTTCAGGGTCATGAGTTTGGATACTTTGTTTTTTTCTCTCTTTTTGCTATTTTTACACTTCAAAGCTGGTGAAAACACACATCCAAATCCACCTGATGCCAGTATTTTTCCACCTGTCTTGTTATTATTTTGCATTGATTAATTTATTGTATTTATGTAGTATATATATACAGTCATATAATAATTTTATTTATCATATAAATAATATATTAAACCACAAAGTAATAAAAGAAGCACTATAAATATTATTTTTTGTTTTATTTTGTAGTACTGAAGCAGTTTTTCATTGGTTGATTTATACTGTTCATAATATTTACTATAAAATTCATTTAAAGTAATAACAGGTTTTTCCAATTTTTCATTTACTTTATTATGAATAAACCAAAACCATTTAATGAATGATTCTCTACTATCTAAATATGGCTGAACCGGATATTCATTTAATAATTTACTAAAATAAGTTGCTATTTCTTCTACAGGAATAAACATGGGTATATTTTGAACAAATTCATAGTATTTTTTTTTTGTCACACTATTAGGATAGTTCGGGTAGTTGAGTGTTATTGTATGAAAAAAAAACCAATACTTAGGACCCCAAACGTTTGGATTAAGATTTGCCATTTGAATAAAACAATATAAAAACAAACTTCTTTAAACATATAGGTATATATTAATTATAATGAATAAAAATTCGAATGTTTGTAATAACTGCGGCAAAGTTGGTCATCAGTTTAATCAATGTAAGTTGCCTATTATTAGCTACGGTGTAATTGCATTTAGTTATTTTAATAATGTATTAAAATTTTTGATGATTAGGCGAAAAGATAGTTTCGGTTTTATTGATTTTATTAGGGGAAAGTACAATGAAAATAACATTTATCAAGTACAAAATATTATTGATGAAATGTCTAATCAAGAAAAAGAAAAATTAATAAGTAATAATTTTGATAGTTTATTAAAAGGAATGTGGGGCGATACGCAAATAACTCATAACAATCATCATAAAAATGAGGTGCATGTTTCTTGCAAAAAATTTGACTTGTTAAAGAACGGTCTAGGTAATGGTGATAATATTGTTACATTAAATGATATGATTAATAAAAGTACCACAAGTTGGGATGAAACAGAGTGGGAGTTTCCAAAAGGTAGAAAAAATTTTAAAGAGAAGGATTTAGAATGTGCAGTGAGAGAATTTGAAGAAGAAACTGGTATTAAATCGGATGACATAAATATTGTCGAAAATGTATTACCATTTGAGGAAACATTTATAGGAACAAATCAGAAAGCATATAAACATAAATATTTTTTGGCATATATAGACAACATTGATGTTGAGTTGACTAAATTTCAAAAAAGTGAAGTGAGCTGTTTGGAGTGGAAAACATTTGAAGAATGTATCAATTCAATACGTCCTTATAATTTAGAGAAAAAAAAATTAATAGCAAATATTAATAAAGTATTAGAAGAATATAGATTATATTCATAATATATAAGTAATATATGTCTCAAAATAAAAAACATAAATTAATAGTTGAAGAAGAATCGATTAATGACACAAGTACAACTAGTATGCCAGATGTTCAAGGTGTTTCAACTGAAAAAGAGAGAAATGTTTGCAATGTTGATTTAGAAGGCGAATTTAAAAGTAGTTGCGGTGAAAATAAGTTGACAAAAGTTTGTAATAAATTCATACTTAAAAAAGAAGCCCTTGAGAGAAAATGTTTGCAAGAAATGCCTGGTGGAGAAAATGATTATCTTTATCCTAATTTAAACGATATTAATTTTAATATTAAAATAGCGGAGAAGAAAGAATTCAATGATACAAAATATGACGGAACAATATATAAAAACATAAAGGAATATGCTGATATAATTTCTAAGGCCGAATTTGAACTTTCTCCTCACCAGGCTTTTGTTAAAAATTTTTTATCGTCACAAACTCCATATAATAGTTTATTATTATACCACGGATTAGGTACGGGAAAAACCTGTAGTGCTATTGGTGTTTGTGAGGAGATGCGTGACTATATGAAACAAATGGGTATAACAAAAAGAATAATTATTGTGGCATCTGAAAATGTCCAAGATAATTTTAAATTGCAATTGTTTGACGAGAGAAAATTGAAACTAGTAGACGGTGTTTGGAATATAAAAGGCTGTGTTGGAAATAAGTTATTAAAAGAAATCAACCCAATGAACATGAAAGGTATACCAAAAGAAAAAATAGTCGGTCAAATTAAAAATTTAATAAATAATTATTATGTATTTTTGGGTTATGGTCAATTTGCAAATTATATAATTAAAACTATACATTATGAAGAGGAAGTCAAGTTACAAGAAAGGTTAAATAATAATGAAAAGTCGAAAAATAAAATACAACTATTGGGAGACGTTAAAATAACATTGAACAAGAGGATAATTCAAAAACTTAAGAAAGAGTTTGATAATCGTTTGATTGTAATTGATGAGGTTCATAATATAAGAAAAACAGAAGAAAATGAAAATAAAAAAGTGGCAATGAATTTGGAACTATTAGTTAAAGCCGCAGAAAATATGCGGTTACTGCTTCTATCGGCTACTCCAATGTATAACAGTTACAAAGAAATAACATGGTTGTTGAATTTGATGAACATGAATGATCGACGAGGCATTATAGATCCGAGAGATGTGTTTGAGAAAAATGGTAATTTTAAAGAAAATGGGGAAGAGCTTTTAATCAGAAAAGCCACGGGTTACGTTTCTTTTGTACGAGGCGAAAATCCTTATACATTTCCATATCGCGTCTATCCAAATGAATTTGCAAAAAAAAATACGTTTCCTTATATACCATATCCTTCTTATCAAATGAACATGAAAAAAATTAAGGATGCGGATAAAAATCGTATTTTAGGGATTTATTTGAATAAACTTGAAGATTGTGGTGGTTGTGGTCGTTGTCAATATTGTGCTTACAAATATATCATTAATAATTTGAGAAACAAGACGATGACACTTACAACAAAAAAGGGAGATGTAAGAGAAATGCCAAATTTTGAAAATATGGAGTCATTTGGATATACCTTGTTACAGACACCACTAGAGGCACTTATTATTGCTTACCCTCCACCTTTGGGAAATGTTCCACCTTTAGAAAAGGTGGAGCCAAAAATTCCGCGATTACCTTTAGAAAATGCGGAAAATGCGGAAAATACGGAAAATACAGAAAATGTGGAAAATGTGAAAAAGCCTGAAGATTTGGCTCCACCTTTTCTAAAGGTGGATTTGACAGGTAAAAAAGGTCTAGAGCGAATGATGGATTTTGTTGATCAAAAATCTCCACCCCTTAAGGGTGACTTTGAATACAAAAAATCAACGTTGGATCGATATGGCAAAATATTTTCATACAACGAGATAGGTAAGTGTAGTTCAAAAATTAAATGTATTTTAGACAAGATATCATCAAAAAATTTAGACTCAACAGTCAAAGTCGCAGACGGAGTTATTCTGATTTATTCACAATATATTGATGGTGGGTTAATACCTATGGCACTTGCATTAGAGGAACTAGGGTTTACGCGATATGGCGAAAATGTGAAACCTCTTTTTAAAACCAGACCATCCGAAGTGGTCGACGTAAGAACCATGAAACCACCAACAGATAAAAAAAATTTTCTACCTGCGCGGTACGCATTTATTACTGGCGACCCAAGAATATCGCCCAACAACGACTTTGAGGTAAAAGGATTAACTAATGAAGACAATAAAGATGGAAACAAAGTAAAAGTTATTTTGATTTCAAAAGCGGGATCAGAGGGCATTGACTTTAAATTTATACGTCAAATTCATATATTAGAACCATGGTATAACATGAACCGTATAGAACAAATTATTGGTCGCGGTGTGCGTAATTCTAGTCATAAAGATTTGCCTTTTGAGAAAAGAAATGTGATGATCTTTATGTATGGGACAATCTTAGGTAACAATGAAGAAGAAGCTGCGGATTTGTATGTTTATCGTGTTGCAGAAATGAAAGCTACACAAATTGGTAAAGTAACTAGATTATTAAAGGAAACTGCGGTTGATTGCATAATAAATCACGACCAAACCAATTTTACGCAAGAAATGATGTCTGCAAATATAGAAGATGATATAACTCAAGAGTTATCAACTGGATTAGTTATTCATGACTTCAAAATAGGTGATTTGCCTTTCTCTCCTGCATGTGACTATATGGCTACTTGTGACTATACTTGTAGACCTAACAAAGAAATCAATGAAGATAACTTGAACAACGATAGTTACAATGATACATTTATTAAACTCAATTCAGAGAAAATAATTCAAAAAATTCGTCTTTTGATGAAGGAAAGTTTTTTTTATAAAAAAGAAACATTGATGAATTTGATACAAATACCAAAAAAATATCCATACGTGCAAATATATGCAGCTTTAACAATGCTGATTGAAGATAATAATGAATTTATAGTAGATAAATATGGTAGAAATGGACGATTAGTCAATATTGGTGATTATTATTTATTTCAACCTATTGAGCTATTAGATAAAAATATATCTATATATGACAGAAGTACTCCAATCGACTTTAAACATAATGCAGTCAACTTTGAAATCAAGAAAGAATTAGCACTACCTTTAAAAAAAACTAAGATAAACAAATTGATAATCGAAGATGATAAACAAGATGATGATGTCAACAGTAATGGAAAGAAAATATTGGAAGAGTTAAACAAGAATTATATTTTGGCATTGGAATTTTCAAAAAGTGGAACTAAGGTTCCAAGAGGTGATGATAATTGGTATAAACATAGTGGTGTTGTCATGAGAAAATTAGCAAAAGAATATCCAGATAGTCGTGAGATGTTGATTGATTTTTTAGTTGCACATATGATTGAACTTTTGTTGTTTCCTGAAAAGTTGGATTTAATGAATTATATTTACTCTCTGACCGAATTAAATAAATCTAGCTTAACCTTTATGATTAAAGAGTATTTTGAGAGAAAAGGTGTCACAACCAAGCATTTTAATGCGATTATAATGTATAACCTGAATAAAATTAAAATAATGATTTTAAAGAACAATAAATGGATTGAAGCGGAACCCGAAGATCAGAAAGAAATTGCTGAAACTAGAGAAGTGATGGATATATTGAATTTGAAAGTTAATGATTATAATCAAATCATTGGATTTATTGGATATGAAAAAAGTAACAATTATTTAGTTTTTAAAACAAAAGACATGTTGGCAAAAAGAGATACTGGGGCAAGATGCGACGAAGCTGGTAAAAACAAAACATTGGATATTTTAAATAAAATTGTAGGCGAAGAAAAATACACAAAAGAAACAACTAAAATATTAAAAGATGAAGATAAAAATGTGGTTCAAGAAGCTATAGGTCATGTAGAACTATGCGTTTTGCAAGAATTTTTACTACGATATTTTGACAAAGTTAGGAGAGATGGTAAAAAGTGGTTTTTTACACCTGAAATGGCTATTTATCACAAGTTATACACAATTCATGTAAAAAATTAAATAAAGTTAAATAAAATTAAATAAAATTGAAAAATAATTAAAAGATTATAATTATACTATATATAACTATAATGGAAATGAATAGTATGACGATGAATAAAAAACTTCAACCAAAATATAAAAAAAAAGAAATAATATTATCATCAATTTATTCACGATCAATTATTACTAGAAGTATTACATTACCTATTACAGTCATTGGAAAGAATTTAAATCAGGTCATTGAAGAATATATTTCTTTCAACTATGAAGGTAAATGCGTTGTAGAAGGATTTATAAAACCAAATTCAACCAAACTCATCACATATTCTAGCGGAACAATAAAACGCGGAAACCACGTATCTTTTGACGTTGTTTTCGAGTGTCAGTTATGCTTTCCAGTAGAAGGAACAATCATTTCTTGTCTTGCCAAAACAAATACGAAAGCTGGTATTACTGCAGAAAGTGTAGATGAAAAACCAACACCTATTATCGTTTTTATAGCACGCGATCACCATTACTCAAGTTCTTATTTTAATGAAATAAAAGAAGGTGATAAAATAAATATAAAAGTAATAGGTCAACGATTTGAGCTGAATGATAAATATATATCGATTATAGGAGAATTGATCAAGCAACATAAACCAAAATTAGTAATTGAGGACTGACCATGACCTTAACCTTGACACTGATTGTTACTGTGACATTATTCATCATAATATTGAATTATATATTCATTTATGAAAGATGCGCGTTCACTTGGTGTCAACAATGATAATAAAAATTTGGTTTTTTTGTGTGTATTCACGTTTATATTAAAATAAAAATTCTTTTTTATAAAATCCATTTTTTTATCTAAAGAAAAATTTTTGAAAGTAAAGTTTCGATTAAGAATATTTATGAATGAATGATTTATTGTAACATATAATATGTTGCAACTACCATTATAAAAGAATGTTAAGTCAACCAAAAGACAAATTTCATTCATATCCAAATAATAATAATCAATAATCATTTGAAAGTCAAATTTAAAATTGCGAATATCATTAAGAACTTGATTATTTATTTTTTTATAAGTATAAGGAATTATATGATTAATAAATACATCAACCGGTATTTTTTTCCACAACTGTAGTTCTTTTTCACATTGATGTTCCATATTATTAATAAATAATAATAAAAAATATATTAAATATAAAAATTTATATTGAATATATTAAAACGTATATTGAAGATGAGCTATACTGAAGTAACCATGACTACAAATGACGTAAATAATTTTTCTGTTAGTGAATTAAATTATATTCGCGACTCTATTGAAAATATGAATAAATTTCATCAAGTTGAAGTATTAAGAATTTTAAATAACTATAAAGACGTAACATTAAATGAAAATAAATATGGTGTCCACATAAATTTATCAGATTTGGATAAAGATGTGTTAGAAGCGATGAAAGCATACATAAACTATGTGAGTAATCAAGAAAGTACATTGAGTGAGTATGAGAAACAAAAGGAAACGTTCAAAAATATATATTTTACAAAAGATAATAAAGATAATGATGCATAGAATAGTAACAATAATTAATAGTATAAATGGCTTTTATTAAAGAAGATGATATATATCAAGACTTTGTTAAACATGTTCAAGATTATATGTTTAATAATACGAATATTTGTAAATGTTTAGAGCATAAAATTTACGATCAGTTTAACAATAGAAAATCGAAACAACAAAATGAAAAATCAGAAACTGTTATTAATAGTCAGTCATTGTTTATTCCAACAGATAATGACACTTTATTTTGGTGTTTGTATATTATAAAAAACGGTCTTACAAATTATTCCCAGTTGTCTAATAGAAATCTAATTGTTGAAAAAAAATTCAAAATCGATTATGTAGAACGATTGAGGAAAGAAAAACAATTAGTTAAGCAATACAAATTTGATAGTATGACTAATATTGAAAATAGACTGGTAAATGAAACCCGAATTGATATTAATACTTTTTTAACATTATGTGTTATTGGTTCTTTGAACATATGTTTTATTAAAAATAAAACTTACTACGAGTTGAATATGAATGATTCGAATAAAATATACATAATAAAATATTTTTCAGATAAAGATAAATATGGATTTGAAGAAACAAATAAAGACAGTCTAGATGATTTTAGAAATAAATATTACAAAGTTGATAATATTGCTAAGCCAATAAAATCACTATCTGCATACAAGACACAAGAATTGGTTGATATTTGTAATAAATTAGAAATTGAAACATTAAATGATAGTAAAACAAAAACAAAGAGTAAACAAGATTTGTATGAATCGATAATTAAATATTTTTAAAAAAATTGAACAATAATTTAAAAATAACTCTAATTATATATTATAACAAAAATGAATGATTTTGGAAGTGATGAATTAAATAAAATTTACAATGGATTGGATTTGAAAACAAAAAAAGAAATTGATGATCTAAAAAATTTAAATATAGATGAGAGCAAAAAAATGAAAATAATCAGCATGGTTTTAAAAGATATTGCAGATGAAGATCTTAAGGAGGTTTATAATGATTTACCACAAAAAGAAAAAGATAAACTAGATGTGTTAAAAATAAGAGATAGGGTATCTTTCTTAAAGCAAATTGCAAAATCAAAAGTAGTTTCAAAAGAAAAACAACCTGTGCCTCTGCCCCAAACGCCTGATTTTAGTCCTCCTAGAACTCCTGATTTTCCTCCTCCTAAGTCTGAAGAAAGAGAAGCACCCGAGGAATTATTAAAAGAAGACATTGACGCGGATAATGAGTTTGATAATGCCGTTGTGGAAAAAGTCGAGTTGACTGACTTGAAACAATCTCAAAAGAATTTACAAAAAGATTTTGCGAATTTGATAAAATTATATTATCAGGCAAATCCATATAGTGTTACAAATAAAAATCATGAACTGGAAGTGCGTTTTGGTACTAGAGGTATAAAACCATTGAATAAAAATGATTATGATAGTGTAATTAAAAAACTTAAGTCATTGGGTTTTACAAGTTTAAATGAAGTAGGTTCGTCTAGTTTAAAAATTCAATCCGAATATTTAGATAAAAACACTGGAATGTTTAAAATGTCTAATACAAGGGTTTCCATTAATGATTTAGTTGCAATACAAAAATATTGTAAAACCAATGATTTAAAAAATATATATCAAACTCATGGTAATGCTATATCTTTTATGAATAAAAATAATCTATACATTGATAATAAAAAAGTGTTTCCTGTAAATTTTGATGATTTTAATTTCAGAGTTTCTTATCAAGTAGAGGAAAATATAAATATGTCATCTAAAAATTTTATTCTTCAAAATTGGGAGAAGAGTAAAAAAATATTTCGTTATTTAAATCGTGTAACGTTTACACATCCAGATTATCCAGTTAATGTGGATATTAGTATTACAAAAACTGGAGACTATAATAAAAAAAGTTATACAGTTGAAGAGTCGAAAGTGTTTGATGGTCCTGAAAAAATAGAAATAGAGTTAGAAATTGACAATAATAAAATAGGTCCTTACACTCAGTTTGACACATATGAAAAAATTTTAGATGCATTGAAAAAGGTAATCAAGTTCATTTTGAGTGGTGTTCAACATACAAATTTTCCAGTTGCTTATTCAGAACAAAAAGAAGTAATGGAGGAATACATGAAAATTTTACATAAAGAAAATTATAATCCCGGAAAAAGAATATACCCTAGTGATTTTATTGGTCCGTCTTCTTTTACATTACAGATGTCTAATATTGCTGAAGTGGATGTAAATTCAAATGTACCTAATATAAGAAAAAATTTTGTTGTTACTGATAAAGCAGATGGAGAACGTAATTTAATGTTTATTAGTAGTAAAGGTAAAATATATTTGATCAATACAAACATGCAGGTAATTTTTACAGGCGCAAAAACAGTTGAAAAAGATATTTTCAATACTTTATTAGATGGCGAGTTAATTGCAAATGATAAATTTGGAAAATTCATTAACTTGTATGCTGGATTTGATATTTATTATTTGAATAAAGTGGATATTAGAATGTTGCCGTTTGTCATTAAAGAAGAAAATATGGATGCAGGGGATAATGGCAAAAATACCAAAAGTAAAAATATCAATGTTAATATCAATAACAAAACAAACGCCGATTTATATCAATCAAGATATATGTTATTAAAATACGTTATTAATACAATGAAACCAATGTCAATTTTGGATGTGAATATAAACGTAGAAACTAGTAAAAATACTTCAGAACTGAAAAAGATTTTATCTCCATTGACGATTAAAAGTAAAAAATTTTATCCTGAAAGTATTTCGAAAGGAAATATATTTGATGCATGTAATTATATTTTAACTAAAATAAAAGAAAATCGATTTGAATACAATACAGATGGTCTTATATTAACACATGCTTACTATGGAGTTGGATCGAATAAAGAATATGAAACAGGGCCGTTGACTAAAATTACGTGGGAATATTCTTTTAAATGGAAACCCGCTGAAGATAATACAATTGACTTCTTTGTTGTAACAGTGAAACAATCTGGAGGTGAAGATGTTGTTAAAACAATATATGAAGAGGGTATTAATTCAAAGTTAAGTAGTCAACTGAGTGAGTATAAAAGTATTCAATTGAGTTGTACTTATAGTGAAAAAAGACACGGTGTAATTTATTTAAATCCTTGTCAGGATATTATTGATGATAAGTTGCCTGAATTTAAAGACGTAAATTATGAGGATAAATATGTTAATGATGCAAAACCAATGCAATTTTATCCAACAGAGCCATTTGATCCAGAAGCAGGGATTTGTAACATAATGTTGAAATTAGATGATAATGGTGTAAAGCAAATGTTTACAGAAGAAAATGAGGTTTTTGGTGATAATATGATTGTTGAATTTAGTTATGATTTAACTAGAGAAAAACAATGGAGATGGATCCCAAAAAGAGTTCGTTATGATAAAACTAGTGAATTCTTACAGGGTATGAAAAACTTTGGTAATGCTTATCATGTAGCAAACAGCAACTGGAAATCGATAAACAATCCAATTACAGAAGATATGATTTCCACGGGTCAAGATATTCCTGACATAACGGTCGACGAAGATATTTATTATAATAAACCAGCGGGAAAAACGTATACAGAATCAATGAAAAACTTTCACAATTTGTATGTCAAAAAACTATTAATAAAGTCTGTTTCAAAACAAGGTGATACTTTGATAGATTACGCATGTGGAAAAGCAGGTGATCTTCCAAAATGGATAAGTGCACGTCTATCTTTTGTATTTGGTATTGATAAATCAAAAAATAACATAGAAGATAGATTAGATGGAGCTTGTGTCCGATATTTAAACTCCAAAAAAACGAATAAACACATACCGTATGCATTATTTGTTAATGGCGATAGTTCTTTCAATATTAAATCTGGAAGTGCAATGTTAAGCGACAAAGCTATTCAAGTTACAAAAGCAATATTTGGAAATGGTCCAAAAGAACCAGAGATCATCGGAAAAGGTGTTGCAAAACAATATGGTAAAGGTGAAGATGGGTTTAATGTTTCATCATGTCAATTTGCTGTACATTACTTTTTGGAAAATCCAAATACATTACAAGGTTTCATGAAAAATATATCGGAATGTACTAAGTTAAATGGTTATTTTATTGGCGCTTGTTATGATGGTAAAGAAGTATTTAACTTATTGCGTAAAAAAAATATGGGCGATTCAGTACAAATAGTAGAAAAAGGAAAAAAAGTATGGGAAATTATAAAAGGATATAGTTCGCCAACTTTTGAAGACAATTCCAGTTGTATTGGATATAGAATTGATGTTTATCAAGATTCAATTAATCAACTAATTTCAGAATATTTAGTTAATTTTGACTATTTAGACAACGTTTTCGATAATTACGGATTTAAACTAATCGATAGAGAAGAAGCAGAAGAGAAAGGACTACCCGAAGGTAGTGGATTATTTAGTGAGTTATATATGAATATGTTAGAAGAAATCAAAAGAAATAAAAATAAGGCAAAAGATTACGGTGAAGCTATGAATATGACTGAATATGAAAAGAAAATTTCATTTTTAAACAGATATTTTGTTTACAAAAAAGTAAGAAATGTAAATACAGATAAAGTCCAAATGGAGTTTGCTGATTATAACTATTCTGAAATAGAGAATAATAATAAAGAAACTCAGGAAGCTGTTGCGGTTTCAAAGGAATTTGAAAAATCAGAAACGAAAAAAACGAAGGTGCGAAAGTTACAAAAGAAACTTGTTCTCAATCCAGCAACAGAAGCGATCGATGAGTACTATGAAAATACAATCAAAGTAACCGAAAAATTAGAGAAGCCCATCCCGAAAAAAGGTGTAAAAAAGAATGCACCTACTTTAGGTAATAAAAAAAAATTACTAATAATAGAAGATGAAAATGAGTAAATCACTTAAACATTAAATTATAATGATATATAATAAAATCTATGAATAATTATTATATATTACCAAAAATAAATAACAAAATACAATTTAAAATACATTATGACTATAATATCATAAGAGAACTATATATTTCTCAAACTTTAATAAATTACTATTGTGAGTTAAAAAATGAAATTATTTTATTAAATTCAAATAATACTATTGAAAATTTTAATGAAATTATTAACCCATACGAGTATATTTTTTCTACTGTACCAGGCTCTAACTATTCAGTTAGTAAATTGAAACCCAAAAGTATGATGTTTTATGATTTATTTGAGATTTTTCAAAACACAAATATATTAGAAACATATAATTATGAAATTATGAATTCATTGGTAGTTGGTACAAACTACGAAGACTCATTAGAATGTTTAGAAATGTTACGAGAAAATTATATTAATGATAAATTTTTTTGTTTCCATGATTACACATCAAAATTATATAATTTTATAGAAAATAACACTTTTAACTTTGTAATTTACGAAGTTAAAAATTATATTAATATGAATCATTATGTTATTTTGTTACTAGAATTTATTGTAATAATTATCAATAATTTACAAGATAATAGTAATGTAATAATTAAAATAAATAATCTTTTTTATAAACCCGTCATTGAAATACTCTATGTTTTATCATCTTTGTTTGAAAAAACAATTATTGTTAAACCAAACACGTCAAATATTATTAATTTTGATAAGTACATTGTTTTACAAAAATTTAAATCAAATCAAAATAGTTGTGAAATTAAAACAAACTATATGACAACACTAAATAATTTCATTAAATTTTATAATGAAAATAATTCTAATGAAAAATATGAGTTGAATATTCATTCAGTCACAAACTGTGGTTTACCTTACTATTTTTTAAATAAAATCGATGATATAAATATAATTATTGGTCAACAACAGTTAGAAACATTTAATCAAATTATTAATTTATTAAAAAATAGTAACAAAGATGACAAAATAGAAGCATTAAAAAAAAATAATATTCAAAAATCTGTAAATTGGTGTGAAAAATATAAAATACCATGTAATAAATTTTCAGATAAAATCAATATATTTTTACCACTGTTAATAGAAAATCCATCTACATGTTAAAGAAGCACGTTACTGTTTGGTGATTGTCTATAGTGATTTGTTAAACGTGAAAATGGAGACTTATAATAAGGATAGTTATAATAATAAGAATAACGATACGGACTTGCTTGTGAAGCAGGAGTAAAGTATGTTGGTTCTTTTACATAACGACATGCTTTTTTGTTTTGAAATGTAGTAGGATAAAAGTTAAGTGGAGGACTTTCACATTGGGGAGCTGGTTTATTTTTGTACAAGTAAGGTACATTTCTGAGTACAAGGTCAGATACATTCGATCTATTGATATATTTACCAGCTGGATTTTTATAATACGATGCAGCACTTTTTTCGATAGTTGTAACGTTTAATTTTAATATGCGCGTACTTGAAGAAACTGCGCCTTGAGTGGCATATTGCGCGTTACTTGGTTTATAAACAACTAATTTACATCCAATAGGATTACTAGGTCCTGCAAAAGGAACCCCGATATAAGGGTTATTTATATAAGCAATAAAAATAGCGACTGCGGTATCTTTTGTTGGTTGCGGCAAACTTTGTAAATATCCATATAAACTTAAAAATGTATAAGAATTTTTATTTATAAAATCGTTATATTGTTCTTGTGTAATTATATTTCTAGTTTTTAATATTTCAAGAAAAATATTTATTAAAGTTATTTCAGAAGCAGTTTCTATTTCTGCATTTGGTTGACAATTTGCGAAATACGTATTTGTTACAGATAAAGGATCGCCTGGTTTTGCGGCTTTTAATAATGCAGCGGTTCTTGCTGGATTTGGTGAATTTTCAATTTCAATCGCATTCAAAGCATTATATGTTTGAAAGTTAAATGATCTTTGTTTGAATGTCTTACATCTATTTTGTAAATATTGTGCGTGTGTGGTATAATAATTTACAGGTAAGTTCGTGTTTGCATAAATTACACGTTGTAATGCAAATTTTTCTTGATTACAACATAAAATACTATTCTGTGTATTTGCTTCGGGATTTTCTGTCAAATAATTTTTATTTGGATAGTACGTATCTACGATACCAACGCCCTCACACGTAGCACAGTCTTTGTTAATTTGTAATGTTTGACTAGTTTCATCTATAGGGTTTTGTTTTACTAAATAACTTCCAGGTTTGTCCTGCAATTCATTTAATAAACCACTTCCACCAAATCCACCCCCGAGAGAAGTACCCATGCTCGATTTAACGTTACGATTTAAATTAAATTGTATTAATCCTAACTCAACTTCTGATAAATATCTTTTATTTTTATAAATAACTTCACCTTCTTTTGTTTTATCAAGAGTAATAATGTCAACATTTGGAACTGTTCTTCCTTTTCTGTACTGTTTTAGAGGTCTAGCTGCTCCAAATGGGGAAGGAAATATATTTCCTGGATCTAAATTTGTTAAAGGTCGTATATGACCTGGTGCAATACCTGTAGGATTGCTATTAACATTACTGCCTTTCCATGTCTTGTAACCTCCTTGGTTTCTCAAGTTCCCTGGTCTTCCCATTCCAACTGGATAAAAAGATGTTCCTAATGAATTAAAAGCGGTACTTAAACTATTATAATATTGTGCCATGTATTTATATTATATATTATAAAAGAAAATAAAAACTGCTAATAATATAATAATATCTATATATAACAATAATGTTGCTATACGTATTAATTATATTTTTTATAATATTGATTTTTTATCAAATATTTTTAGCACATATAACTTCAAAAATGAATTTTATAGAAGGTATGGAGAGCCAAACCTATCAACCATATGATTTGAACAATCCAAATAATACTTTAATATTGGCACAACAAAATGCAGGTAATATACAAGTGTTAAAAAAACAAATGGATGGTGTATTGCACTTGAATAGAGAAGTACAAGATTTAAGTGGAAACTTGAATTCTTTATCAACGCAAGTGACGAACATGATAGAAGAACAACAGCAATATGTTCAGACTAATTTACCAAGTACACCACCGCAAATTACAGGCGCTGATACCACGACAAGTACAACAACGACTACATAAAGAGTGTAAACAACATAAAAAGTTGTCATAAAAATATATAATGAAATTTTTACATTATATATTTTTTTTATCTAGTGTTTGTAAAGTTGAACTTTATTTTATTCAAAATCAGAACAAACCAATATGTGCAAATTGTAAATTTTTTATTGCAAACAAAAATGAATGTAGCAATTTTGGAAATGTTGATATAATAACTGGTAAATATAATTATGAAAAGGCAACCAGTGTAAGAAATGATGAGGATAAATGCGGCGAATATGGGATTTTATTTAAACAAAATTATTTTAAATTTATAACAATTCCTTATTATTTTGTATTAAAAAATAGTGGTTTTTTTTTAATCGTGGCTTATGCTATTTCGCCTTTTATTATATCTAATTTTTTATGGTATATATTACATTTATAAAACTCCTGATTTATTTTTTTTTTTCAAAATATTTACCTTTTTCCCCACACATATGATCATATTTTCTCAATACAGAACAGTATTTGTAGTCTTTACTACTGTTTTTTTTATTTCCATTCACCAAAAAATTATCATTATCTTCCTCTTCCGGAAACAACGAACACTTACCAAATTCACTACCAATAAGAAAATTTCGGTTTCTATAAAATTTACAATCAATACATAATTTTGGCGCAATTTGATTTGCCAAAAATGTTGGTAAAATAATAGAGCAGAAAATAATAAAAATATAGTTCATTTTATTTAATTGTAATTTAATATTTAATTTGTTTTAACGATATTATTGTTTCTAAATGATGTTTACATGTGAAAGGTGGGAAATGTATTCAACCTTTTCAAAAGGTTGTTAAAGTGATTAGGTTATTTTGCTCCACTTTTTTTAAAAGTGATTAGGTTATTTTGCTCCACTTTTTTTAAAAGTGGATAAATTTAAATATTTATATAAATTAATATCGTATTTTATATAAATGTCAACTACAACAAGTTCTACCACAAGTTCTACTAATATATTTCAAGAAGTATTAACTGATGCACAAGGAGTACAAAATAAATTACTTGGCCCCACTTATCCATATTACCAGAATATTTTAAATCCTACTCAACTCGGTATGTCAAATGATGGTACTTTATCAGCTTTAGGAAATGATATTGATGGTTTAATAGATTACGTTACTGTTTTAGTAGAAGGTACTAGTAAAGCATCCGCTACTGGGCAGCCTTTAGGTAATAAGTTTTTTTTACAAACTGGTGCAAAATGTTTAGATACAGCATCAAATCAGCAAGTTGATCGATACATTTATGTGGATAATGTGCCAAATGGAAGTATTCCATTCGTTTCAAGCGGCCTAGGTGTTAATTTTACAGATTTTCGTGGTTTGATACCTGGGGCTATGAGTGATATGGAAGTTTTAAATCCATATGCGATAATGCAATCCTTTTTAGCAGGTTCAGTACCACCATGTCAACAATTAACAATGCAAACTATTGATAATAATAATAATAGTTCTACTGAAACTCAGTATGTTACTTTGGTAGATATTCAAAATATGAATGCTTGCAATTTTCAAAATGGAACCAATCCAATTACTAATCAAACATGTCAACAGGCATTTCAAACAATAAACGAAAAAAAACGTGATAATAACCAACTAAAGTTGCCACAAGATACAATAGGACAATTGTATTTTTTAGGCTTATCTGCACTAGCTATTTATATTTTGTATGGAATAATGCAAAAAAACAAAGGCAGATAGATATTGTATCAAATTATTTAATGGCGTCTGGTTCTAGTTCTTCGTTTTTTTCTTCTACCTCCAACCAAATTGTGTGCCCTAGCAGTTTCTAAATCATGAACAGGAGCTGCAGTAGCTGCAATGTTAGTTAATGAATGACTTGCTTTGTATCCACCTCTCATTCTTCTCGATCCTCTTCTTCTTCTTCGTGTTCTTCTTCTACCACCTACTTTAGCAGCTGTAGCTGCTAAATTACTTGATGAAATATTATCCATGTAGCCCCCTCTCATTCTTCTTGTTCCTCTTCTTCGTTTACTTCCACCGTATGACATGGATGAACTAGATGATGGATCGTATGATGACATGGATGAACTAGATGATGGATCGTATGATGACATGGATGAACTAGATGATGGATTGTATGATGGCATAGTTGTTGTTGAAGGTTGATAAGAACTGACTGTTTTTTTGGTATTATTCATCATACTAGACGCGCCATTCGTTACTGAGTTCCCAAAATTAGTAAAACTTTGTTGTAAGCCTTCGAAAAAACCTCCTCCTCTTAAACGACGTTTGTTATGTCTTTTTGGCATTATTTATATTATATTAATATATATAAATAATATTATTAATTTTTTTTATACAATAAATTATTGTTGAGATTTATCGACAAATTTTTTATAAGCATAAAAACCTGCTAAACCACCTAGTATTTCAACGATAATATAAGGTAATAGTTTTGCTTTTTCTAATTTACCCGATGCATATAATCCAATTGCAACAGCAGGATTAAAAGCTCCACCTGATATTTTACCACCCAAAAAAACACCTGTTGCTAAAGCAGCACCAATTGCTAAAAAGTTGTTAGTAGCAAGCACAATAAAAACTAAAAACATTGTACCCAAAAATTCTACTAAATATGGTCCCATTTATACAAATTATATGTTATAAAATAATAATATATAATTTAATTATACTATGGTGTTATATATAGAGACGAAGAAGCCGATTTCTGTATGTACCTGCTGCGATATAATTTTTCGCCTTAACATACTCTTTAACATAATATATTGATGGATATAGTTTGTTTGTAGCAGCTAAAAAATTGTAAATTCTTGAAGCAGATCCTGCGCCTGCACGTGGTCCACCTAAAATAATTGCATCGCCTGTTCTACCATATGAACCAAGACCTGACATTGGTTGTAAATATGGTGTATTAATTTGTGCTGGTATGTAATTGTAATATACGGATCCCATTTTATTATAAATTATGTAAATATTATTTTTATTTCTAAATTAAATAATTTAATTATAACTTTATTAATTACTTAATAATTTTGTCTTGGAAGAGAACCCCATGCGCAAACTGCCCCATTTTTTAAACTATAATTATAAATAGAACCTTTTTTTGCAGGAGCCGTACACCCTCCTGAACGAACGCGACGTATTGTTGTTCTTACACCACTAGGGTAATAGTTTTTAGTTGATATAGGCGCCTCTAAAGGTAGACCAACTTTGAAACCTGATTTACCAACTGCGTTTCTTTTTAATATATTGACATACATAGAAGAAGGTATAGGTTGAATATAGTTGGTATGTGTCGATACAGCAAATCTTCTACCAGTTGATGAAGAAAATTTCATACTAGGAGGCGATGGGTTTAATAAACCAGTGTTTTGTAATGATGCATCTAAAACACCTTGTTGTATATATTTATCCAAACCTTTTCTTATGTTTGGACTATCAATATCGCCTCTTTTTGTCGAAACTCTTAAATATTCTTGTCTAGGATTAGAAATCATGTCTGCGTATACTGGTTCTTGTTGAGGATAGAAAAAGGGAGGCGTAGGTCTTTTTCCTGTTAAAGTACCATAACTATGATAGGGTAGTATATTTGGATATTGACTTGTACTTAATGGGCCCACTATAGGTGCATTTACGTACCCATTATAAGATACAGACCCTATGGATGTGGTAACACTATATGGAGTTGTCATTTATATACACTTATATATTATAATAATTATAGACAATTATTATTATACTTTTATATAATTAGGATTTCCACAATATGCACAATTTTGATAATTTATTTTATGGTGTGCTCTCGGATCTTGTAGTTTGTTTTGTTCAATTGAAACAGTATTTCGCTTTCTACATCGTCTACATTGAAATATTTCTGTTAAATAACTGATTGACCATCTATTGAACTCAGTTTTTTGATTTGCATCTTGTCTATTGCTCATACTATTTATTTATAAAATAAAAACATATTTTAGTATCTTCTGGATGCCCTCCATGCACTTTGACTGCCGCTAGAATCATTTCCTGCAAAGGTTGAATCATTGTAATTTCTAACCATTGCACGTTGTTTTAAATAAGTAGTATAATCTGAACTGTCATATACAAATTTAACATTACAAGCAGCTGCAGGAACTCCTGGAGCTACTTGATTTGCAGTGTAAAGAGCACTCGGTGTACATGATTTAGATATGGAACCAAAACTTTGTCTTAGCCCTCTTAAACCTGGTCTACTTTGAAATGTTTGACAAGGACCTCCACAAGAATAATTATCTCGACTTAACAAGTCTCCAGCATTATTTACAGCACGAAATGGTGTAATTATTTGTTTTCTGTTTGCAGCGCGTAGTTCAGCTTTGTATGCTGTATTCCACGCATTTCTAAGTGTATAACGCAAGTTTTCAAAGACATTACTTCCGAAACTTCCTTTCTCTGTTGTTTGGACCTGTTGAGGCATATAACCTTGAAAACCGCCTCCTAAAGCTTTTCCTTTAACATTTCCACTTAAAGCGTAAAATTTAGGAAAACTTCCACTGATACTATTTGTATAACCTATACTTGTAGACATTATATAATTATATATATTAGAATATTTTAATAATGTATAAAAATTACTAAATTTAATTATAATAATATTTTTTTATAATATTATTATAACAGATATGTTTAATTTTTTGCTATTACTTAGTGCAATTATTTTTGTCGCAATCGATTTCATATATATTAATTTAATTAAAAATTATTTCAAAAACCAGATTGAAAAAGTACAAAATTCTCCAATGAAAGTAAATCTTTTTGCAGCAATGTTATGTTATATATTTTTAATATTTGCATTAAATTATTTTATTATTCAACCTAAAAGAAGCGTTAATGATGCATTTTTTCTAGGTATTTTAATTTATGGTGTTTATGAAACTACCAATTATGCGTTATTTACAAAATGGTCGTTTCTAACTGTGGTAATTGACACATTATGGGGTGGAATTTTATTTGCACTCACCGCTTTTATCATATCTAAAATAAGAAAATTAACTGGAAAAATGTAGTTTAATCCAGATACAGCAAATAAGGTATGAAAAATAATGTAGAAACAAGAGTTATAATATTCATATTATAATCTAAAGTAGAAAAATAAGAAGATAATAGACATGCAGTAATTATCATAATAGAATTGATCCCAATATTTTTATAGGTAAGTTCACTTTTATATTTTTTGAAAAAATCTATTATATAACTGTATCCTTTTGGCATATAGGTAAACGCTAAATAAAAGGATATATCATAAATAATCATTATTATAACTGCTAGTAATGTAAAACAAAATATATTCCATTTATATAAAGTATTTGTATAAATATATCTCGATGCTATTATAATACACATTAAAGTCGTTACATTCTCAATGATAGAACTTAAATGAAACGCTTTGTACCATTTTTCCAAATAGTATGATCTTACATACTTGTGCAAAATTAAAAACATGAATAGTAAGACGGTATTTAGTGATGCATTTAATATTGGTAAGTAATCATTTACATTATTAAAATTTGAAATGTCTTTAAAAATAGTCATAGTCATATATATATGTGTAGTTTAATCTATAAAATAACTTTATAAATTAAATCAATTTTTGTAAAAATTAGAGTAAATTCAATTGATAAACATCTTGTTTCATAACAATTGTATTGTTTTTCAACATTTCAGAAAAGATAATTAACTTGTCATAGTAAGTGTTCAATAAAATTTTTGCTTCTTTATACGCTTCATTGACTAGTTGTAATGTTTCTTTATCCATAACATATTTTGTGTATGGTGAATACTTTTCACCTGCTCCTAAACTTCTACCTAAAAATGGGTTTGTATCATCGCCTATGTTGTCATTGAAAAATACTTCTAATTTATCACCCATGCCAAAATTACCAATCATTCTTCGTGCCAATCTGTTTGCTTGATTTAAGTCTTCGTTTGCTCCTAATGATACATGATCGTCTCCATAAAAAAGGCTCTCAGCTGCTTTCCCTCCCAAAGTAACAATTAAACGTTTTTTCAACAAGTCTTTTGTATACAAGCCATCTTTAAACTCGGGTTTCTCAGTAAAAATTGTATACCCTCCTGCTCCATTGTAAGTTGGTTGAATAGATGCTTTTTGAAAATCAAAGTAGTTATTGAATAATAAAGATAATATTGCGTGCCCACTTTCATGAATTGCCACCCTAGTATTTGTTATCTCTGGTACTTTTACATTTTTTCTTATTAAACCAATTATTGACTTTTCAAATGACTCGAATATATATTTTTCTTGAACAACTGTTTCATTGTTTCTAGCCGATAAAATAGCAGCTTCGTTGATTAAATTTTTCAACTGTGCGCCTGAAAATCCTTGGGTAAGTTCTGCTATAGCGTCTACATCAAAAGGTTTATCTGTTTTTTTCTCATTGATGTAATATTCCAAGATCTTCACTCTTGATGCCTTATCTGGAACTGGAATTCTAATAATTCTATCAAACCGTCCAGGTCGTAATAATGCTTGATCGAGCACATCTCTTCTGTTTGTAGCTGCCATAACTACAATGTCGTCATTGTTGTTGAAACCATCCATTTCATATAACAACTGGTTCAAAGTTTGCTCACGTTCGTCGTTTGCCATATTTATTCCAGCTCCACGTTGTCTACCAACCGCATCAATTTCATCAATAAATATAATAGACGGCTTATTTGTACGAGCATTATTAAATAATTCTCTAACACGTGAAGCTCCCATACCGACAAATAATTCGACGAACTCCGAACCAGACATAGAGATAAAAGTTGAATTCGTTTCAGTTGCAATCGCTTTCGCCAATAATGTTTTACCAGTACCTGGAGGTCCTTCGAGAAGTATTCCTTTAGGCATTTCAGCACCAATTTCTTTATATAACGCTTTGTTCTCAATATAAGAAATAACTTCTTTGCATTCTTCAATAACTTCTGGACTTCCTGCCCAACTAGAAAGCGAAACGTTCGGTTTAACAAAAGCGGGTTCTTCCTTTTGAAAAGAGGGAAAATTAAAGGGTGTCATAGGTCCTCCACCATTGGGTCCGCCTGGACTCATTCGATTTCCTGGCATTCTACCTCCTTGAAAAGAGTTGAACCTAGCCAATGATGCTAAAAATGTTAGTAAAAAAAATATTGGTAATGCAGTTGATGCGAGTGATAAAAACTCACTGGCCAAGTTTTGAACATTTACTATATTCTGAGGTATGAAACTTACAAAATGCAATGGAACGTGTAAATCACTAGATTTTTCAACTAAATTAGGTATGACTATCGGGTTTACATCAGTTAAATGATAATGGTTGTATACAATATCATTTGCTGGTAAATTGTCTACGCTTACCATCTGATTGTATTTATTATCTATGTAAATTTTTGATATTTTATTGTTTAACAAGTCTTGTATTACATCATTGTAATTCTCTTTTGGAAAATAAAATTTATATTTTTGTAAAAGATCCAAATCTTGTAAATATTCTTTGTCGTTTACTATCATATTTATTTTACTTTGATATTTTCTATTTATTGTCTTTTTATTCAATGCAAATTGAAAACTATTTGCACTATTTACAAGCAGCATAACTGAGAGAACCTTAAATAACATTTTTCGTATTATTTATATATTAGTTATTACATATGATAGTTTTAAATTAATATTTTGTATAATAATATAAAATTACAGTTCTATTATACTGTAGAATAGCTTGATAAATGTATAATTTTTTTAAAATATGTATAACGGTTGTTTTTATATTAGAAAATTCTCACGGATTTTTATATACAAAAAGATTTATTCAAGATAAAATACAGCGAAGAGATAAATTAGATCTTATGGCTAAAAATAAAATTGTACAAAGTAAATTACAAGAAAATCGTTTCGGAGAATTCCCTAGGCTGGATCCACCAAATGATAAAGGACAACTAACTTGGTATCCTATTGGGTTTTCTGACAATTTCAGTAAAAAGCCGACTAAGGTTACAATTCGCGATAAAAATTACGTTGTTTGGAAAGACCAATCCGAGTATTATGGTATGAGAGATGTTTGTAGTCACCAAGGTTCATCGTTTATGTTAGGAAAAGTATGTAAAAATACAATTTCTTGCCCATATCATGGATATATTTTTGACGGTTCCAATGGCGAATTGGTTCAAATACCTAAGTTGCCACATATTGAATCTGAGTCGCACAACATTGACTGTTTTAAAGTTGTTGAAAAAGGCGATATGGTTTATCTCAACTCAGTTCCTATTCGAAGCGAAGAAATGAAAATGCAGGTCGATGAGAGTTGCATATTTGTAGAACCTGAATTTTATGATAAAAGTCAACGGGTAGTCTGTTTAACCGAGCATTTTGAACATCATGCAAAATTTGTCAGTGTCAATAGTTTGGATATTTGTCATATAGGGTTTGTTCATACATTTGGAAATAAAAATAGCCCCAATCCTTTGCATAATTCAAAAATACAGAAGATTGACGATCAAGACTTCCATTATAAAATAGTTTATGAGTATACTGCTGGAGAGAACTCATTGGTGAGCAAGGTCTATAATTTTGATAATATTACCGTTGAAAATGAATACGTTTTACCTCATACAACTGTCGCGCGTGTTAAATTTGGAAGTATGAGCTCTACTATTATTACACATGCATTGCCAATTTCGAAATTTGAAACAAAGTTATTTGTAAAAGCATATCGAAGTTATTGGAGTTATTATCATGAAAAAAATACAGTTTACATACTCCATCCATTTGAAAGTGTTATAAATTACATTGGAGACAAAGTAACATATAATACAATGTTTAATACATTGAAGCAAGACAAGGCCATCGTGGACAATATAGATAAATCCAGTTATGAAGGAATGCATGGAAAATTTAGTATTGTATATGATATGTTTTCAAATCACTATAAAAATAATTATAATAAATTTTACGAATAATATTATTTTATTAAGTATATATATATATATATATATATATATATATATATATAAAAAAAAAAAAAAAAAAAAAAAAAAAAAAAAAAAAAAAA